CTACTTAAGGGGGCGGGGTCTATAATAAGAAACTGCCTTAATAAACTTACTCAAATAACACACCTAGTCAAATATTTAACTTTTTCCTGAATTGCGTTGGGTACATCGAAAATTATTTATATCTTTGCATATCGTTAAACGAATAAATAATTATAGCAGAAAGAAATAATGAACTTGAAGTAAGAAATTTAATTAGATTGGCAGTAAACGCATTTTATGATGGAGAATATGCAAATTTTTCTACAAAAAATTTAGCAGAATAATGACTTATCTGTAAAAGAATTCAAGCAAATGATAGAAGCAATTCACAATAATATAAACAACTTCTAAACAAATAGGGGGGGGGATTATATTTAAGTACCTATATTTTACTTTGTGCGTGTCTTTACTCGATTTTTCCTATCGGAGTAAATTTGCAATTCGCGAATCATATATATAATGTACGCGCGTATATATGGGAAGGGTAAAAAATTGAGTAGAAGCTCAAAAAATAGTAGACAAAGAATCTTCTGACGCGAAAGACGAAGTCTGAGCGTATTATATATAGTTCCTATTAAGTATAGTTAGAGTAAACTTTTGCTTCCCAATCGGTTAAATTTTGCTCAAAACCAGTTCAATTTTGCTTATGGTTTAGTAAAAATTTGCTAACTACTTGAATATCAGCAACTTAACAAAAATTAATGGTTAATATTTTTTACTATAAGAAAAAAGTCGTATCTTTGTAACATCGAGAATGTATATGGAAGAAAAAATACCTCAACACATAAGAGTTATGTGTAAACAAAGTAACTTAGACCCAACAGACGTGTATGTTTATAGCTATTTAAAAACTTATATGAATAAGGATACATACGAAGCATTCCCGTCTATGGAAACCATAGCAAAAGATGCAGGAGTAAGTAAGCCAACTGTCAATAAAGCTATCAAACATCTTGTTGCAAATGGAGATATTACAGTAAGAAAAGAAGGTCGAAGAAATGTATACAAGTTCAATCCTCTTTCTAAGAATTTTGAAATGTTTACTTATAAATTTATGAGGGATGCAGACTTAACTACACAGCAAAGAATTTATATTATCCTAACTCAACAACATATGTATAAAGATGAGGAAGGATATGGTAAAGTAACTTTTTCGGATGAGGAATTAGCTGAACAAATTGGAATGAGTCCTTTCACTATTCATAGGAGAAACAAAGAATTAGAAAGTAAAGGAGTATTGCAAATATTGAATACTGGAAAGAAAGATGAAGTATCTGGATGTCCAATTCAATTGAAATTATTTGACCTTACTAAGATAGCCCAAGATGTACTCTTTATTAAGAAGAAACTTGAAGAACATGATGAAAAGATTGAAGAGAATAGTAAGACTATTAAAATACTTTCTAACACAATAGAAGAGATGAAATTAGAAATAGAAAGATTAAAAGGAATAAATTCAAACCCTACATTATGATAAGTCCTAAACTTAAAACAGATACTTTATGGATATTAGACGATGCTATAAAATGCCCGTTTCCCCTAAAAGAAAAAATTAAAGAGTATTTAGATGCCACTCATGGAGATTCAATTTTAAGTCTCTCTATCAATGATGATGACAATCTAGTATTAGTACTGATGGAATTACAACAGAATATAAAATCCTTAATAATTCTATTACAGAAACAAAAATCTATCCGATAAATAGAAAAAGTAAGACATATATAAATGAACTTACTAATGTAATACAAGAAGAGATTATACATGCATTTAAAGATAGAATTTATCAATTTGAAAATGCAATAAAGAATAAGATACCTTTAAATGAAATTCACAGTATGAAAGAATCATTAGTTAATGATATTGTGGATTTTAAAGATAAAGAAAGAAAAAAGATACTTGCAGAAGCATTACAATTAGCAGACATTCCAATTACTAAAGAAACTCTTAAAGTAATGGAAGAACTAGTCGAAGCAAGTTCTCATTCCAATATGACTATAGATGAAATTGAATATAACGATTAAATATAATAAAATGTACGATTTAATACCTATAAAAATGAATGATATTGCAGCAAGAGAAAATTTCTCATTTAATAATTTTGATGAATTAAGAGGATTCCTTAAAGGAAAAATAGTAGTAGCTTCAGAAGAGCAGACAGAAAAAGTTGGATTAGTTTTAGATACTTTAGGTTTTGACCATAGAATGAGGACTATTCCTATTGGTGCATTTTTGAATAGATCACAAGGATTAATTTATCAGATTGCTGATGAATCTTATCAAGTATATATTATGGATGAAGCAAATAAAATTAATGGAGAAACCCTTATTCCTGCTTCTGACCTTATTGAAATGTACTTCTCTCTTAAATGTGACTTGATTGCAGCTATTCTCCCCTACCCTGTATCTTATAAAGACGCAGAAGAAATGACAAGAGAATACTTAGATAGATTAGAAATCTTTGCAAGTACTTTATTAGATTCAGTAGAAGCCTTAGATTTGGATGAATCTTCTGTAGATGATTTACTAGGATATTTAGCTACTAAGAACGCACAAGAGTTTTTAGATAATTATGAAATTCAACAAGACAACCTTAAATATATATGGTAGAAGAAATTCGAAAATCCATTATTGAATTAAAGAATCTTGAACAGAAAATATACTATATAGCTGCTGAGCAGAAACAAAAAGAAGAGTTTCTAAAGAAAGAAGCAGAGAGATTAAATAAAATAATCTCAGATTATGAGCAACTCAAAGCAGAGAACGAAGCTCTTAAAAAGGAATTAGAAGAATGCAAAGAACTTACAGACAAGAACTCGAACTCATAGAAGAGGCGCTTTACTTGGATGCTTATATAGTAGATGAATGGATATATTATCTTCCTAATATGGAAACAATATTTATGAATTATGAATAAAAATTTAAAAGAGAGAATACTTCAAAGAATATACGAGATACTTTCTCAAGAAGACTTTGGAGAAGTGTATAATGTAAAAGGAGAAAGAGAAGATTTACAAGAATTAGAAATACTAACAAATCTACTTGACTCTTTACAAAGAGATTCGGAAGATACTCCAAAAGAGTGGAAAGAAATTTCTAATAATGCAAATATAGCAGCATCTACTCCTTATGGGAATACTGATACTACTTGCATACAATGCAACAACTATAAAAGAGCTATGGCATCAGGAGGTCCTCTAATTTGTAATTCCGAATTTGAATCGCATTTACTAATGATAAAGGTTACAGATAATAAAGAAATAAAAGAAACAGTTCTAGCTGGATTGAAAAAGAATAAGGACAAGTATGGTAAAAGATACTGTCCTTGCTCTTTAATAAGAACAGATGATACAGTATGTATGTGTAAAGAGTTTCAGGAAATGGAAGAAGGAACTTGCCATTGCCAGCTCTATGTAAAAACGAAGGATTAATGGATGATGTAATAAATGCTGCTTTAAATGTAGCAACAGCGGATGTAATATCCGAAATGTACAAGTTTGATGTGACTAAAGAATCGAGGGTAGACTACAATGAACTTTTCATACTAGGAGAGAATGAAGAAGAAACAAATAAACTAAGAGAAAGATTTAGAAATATATGTGCTAAGTTTCCATCTTTTTATATTGGAATTCCTTTTTCTGAATACTGGGATAAGGATGGAGTTGGGCATCGGCTTTATGGGCTGTCTATATATATGACTCTTCCTAAAAATGAGAAAGAGAATTATGTAGTACACTTTAGTATTGAAGATAAAGATTCATGGGATTCTGTATTTGAAGTATTCGAAAGACCTAGAACAAAAGGAGGTATCTTTATAGAAATGAAAGATGAAGACGGTAATTATTTAGGAAAGAAAACATTTGATAAGTATGAGCAGATACATGAAAACAACGAAAAATGAATTGATACTTGATGAAAAAACAATCATTTATCATGACGCCTCTTTTGAATATATAACAGGAGAGATTGAATTAGAAGCATCTGGAATTTCTAGAGAAGAGTTTGTAAATAGATTAGTTGATATTGCAATTGAAAATCAAACCAGTAGGTTCTTAAATCGAAAGAGTGGCTATGTTGCCAATATAAGTTTCCTAATGGAAATGTCTTTCTTATAACAACAATATGGATAATAAACTTATAAATGAATGGAACGCTACTCATAAACAATACTTATTAGTAGCTAGTGTATTTCCTTACTTTAAAGATGGAATTACTAAAGAAATATGGACTTTATTTGTATATAAAAATAAAGAGAAAGTATGGGAATGTAAAGAAGATAGCTTTACTGAAGCATACAAGAAATTAATGGAATGGACTGAATCCCTTACAGAAGAATATACAGGCGGCTTAATAGAGGGAGAACTTATAGTACTTGAGAATAAAACATTACATTTCAATGTGTGATGAAAATTATTTCATTATGAGGATAGAAGATGGCAAGAAAGAAAAACTTCCTATATTTCCAGAAGTGGTTGAAGTACTGAAAGGAATATCTGCACATCCTTACTTAGATATGAATGAAGTAGAAGAGATAATTCCTATTTTGTTATATAAGCTCTTAGAAAATAACCTTATAACAAATAAACAGTTAGAAGAAATTCAAGAAGCAGTGTGGATAGACGGATGGCAACCAATAACAAAGGCGACTTAGCAATTAGCTAGGCCGCCTTTATTTATTTTGAGTCTTCATCTTTGGACTTATCAAATTTTTTCCAAATTCCTGTAATGGAATCAATACCAAGTAAAGCCATTACACAAATTAAATATGTATCTATCATTAATGGAGCTTGTACTACTGCAATGGTACAATACACTAATACTGCCATTCCTACAAACCATCCAATTACTCCACATACTCTCTTACTACTAATACCAGAATGTGAAGTAAACATCTGTTTTATGAATGTAATAAACCTCATTGTTACTTAGTCCATCAGTTCCATAGCTATACCTCTATGGGCTCTTCTAGTAATTCATCTCCATGTTTTAATACAGAATGCTTTTGCACTCTAATCCATTTATTTATTTCATTTTCCATAATTCGTTTATCTATAATCACTCCATGTTTCAACATCTGGTATTTCTGATTTGATAAAAGATAACAGCTTTATAGGTTCATCAGTCTTTATACATACGGCAATAGTATAAGTATTAATAAGATTACCATATTCTTTAATTAAAGCATTTATCTTATTTAGAAATACTTCTTTATCTAGGCTATCATATATATCTTTAAAGTTCTTAGTTGTAACCTTACCTTTAATCTGTCTACTACATAAACCGTACACATCTTTTTCTAACTCTTTTAAAGAGCCATACTTTTCTATATAAGGCTCATCATTGTTTGTTCTATTTTCAAATAATTGCCAATAATATATTAACATATCATCATTTGATAGGGCAAATTCATAAGTGCCTACAACTGGCATAAAAGCCATTATTCCGTCCCATTCTGGTACTGGAGGATTACTTAATTTTATCATTGTCATTAATCATTTTGTTTCCAATTATGGGAGTAGCTATTGCAGGAGACCAATCTGCCATTTTCTTATAGTCTTTAATTCCTCCAAAAAATATATTCATTCCATTATCTACTCCTCTATCTTTTACATAATTCTCAGCAGCGTATTTAAGCATATCTTCTGTAACGGGTTGTCCTTCTTTCAACCCAAAATAATTCTTTATTTGTGTTCCTCTTGCAGTAATTTCCATTCCTCTATTTTGTTCTTTTGCTGTTCCCATATAATAGCTTCTAAACCTTTCTGGAATTTTATTAAAATCATAAGCATCCATAGGTGGTAATTTATCTGGATCAAACACGAAATGAGAATATTCATGAGCTTCTGTAGCTGTAATATCGGCTGAAGTTCTGTTTGCAGCATCATCAAATAAAGATGTATAATACCCACTACGTCTATCCGTACCTCCTCCTATATCTGGAGTTGCTCCAAAGTCTGCTGCTTTACCATATCTAGGTTGCGCTTCTAATAAAGCCTTTCTACCTTCTGGACTAAAATCATCATAGGAGTAATCATAATCTCTAGGATTAAGTCCATATCTTTTCTGCAATTTTACTTTGATTGCCTTTAAGAGCTTGAAGTCTATCAAATCCTCCATTTGCTAATCTATCTTTTGTTAATGCTAATTCATCTCCTTGCCAATTAGATTTAGCATAATTTGGAAGCACTTCTTTACTAATACTAAATTTAGGAGTTGAAGCCGCAGATGATGTGGAGTTTGCTGCATTTAGTAATCTTTTCTTCATTACCTGCTTCCCAGCATATTTTACTCCTTTACCAAGCAAACCACCAACTCCAGTAGCTAACCCTGCGTAGTCTGTAAAGGTAGCAAATTGATTTAACCTATCCAAACCTTGCTCAGTTTTCTTAGCTTCCATGTATTTGTTGTAACCTCTATCAGCTTGTTTACTAGCTTGCTCATGCTGCCATTTACTTCTATTATCTTGCGATAATATTGATTGTTGAGTTGGAATATATCTCCGCTTAATAGGCCTAAGCGGAATCTCAGGTCTGTAATTAGTAATAGCATCACGTCTTACTATAGGCTGGGCCGGATTTTGATATTTAATAACTCCTCCTTTCTTGTATTCCCAGTTAAAAGTGCCATCAAACATTTGTCTATTTTGATTCCTACGAATTTTTAAACCTCTTGCTTGATTTTCTCCATGGTCCATTTCTTTCTTTGCACCAACATCATTTCCAGTTTGTAAATGAGATTGTAAATTTTTACTTCTTTTGAATTTACCCCATCCAACATTGTAAATCAAATCATTTAGTGCTGTCTTTTCGCCTAAATTTAAATTATCATAATAAGGCATTGTTGCCAAAGAATCGGCTCCCATTTGTAAATGCTGTATCAAATGTTTAGATGCTTCTTCCTCTGTAATACCATTTCTATATTTATGTATTAGCTTTGGATCAGTAAGCCCATATCCTACAGTCCATTTTCCATCTGTTTTATCCTTTTCTGGCTTAGATCTGAATCCTTCTTTACTTTTTATAAAATCTATCAATTTTATATCATAGGGAGAAATCTTTTCTGATGTTTTTCTTCCGAATTTAAGAGCTTTTTCTATTAATAATCTTTCTAATTTATCTCCCTCTTGAGCTTTAGGTATTTCATCTTTAAAGTTAAAGAGTTTGATTCTACTAGCCACATCAGTTCCTTTACCTTCCTTGCTCCAATGTCTATCGGAAGGATTGCCTTGTCCTTTTAGAAACCTTCTCACTCCACCATTACCAGCTAACCAAGCCCCACCCAATAATCCCCAGGTGGAATATCCTTTCTGTTTAGCAAGCTCTAAGTCTTCCTTACTGAACCCATTCTCAAATGACTTAGCTAATTTAATTGCAGCTTCTATCTGTAACTTGGGATTATTTCTAAATGTTTCTATATCTGTACCTGCGTACTGTCTAATGTTATTATACTTCTTATCATCTTGCATGAATTGGAAGTATCCATAAGCAGGAGCGCCGGCTCTATTTTGTATTACACTATCAAACCCTGATTCCTGTTCTGCCATCTTAGTAAGGAACTGTCTATACTTTCTAGCTTCGGGATTGGATTTCTCTACTTCATCATAAGCTTTATTAAAGCTATCTAAACTTTTAGATGCAGTTACTTGTGGCGAAGTCTCTGTAACAGTATCGGTTTTTTCAATATTGTCAGTCTTTATATCAGTTATAGGAGTATCTTCTTTCTTTTCGGATGCCTTTTCTACTACTTTCTCTTGTCTTCTTTTAATTGGATTTACTAAGATTTCTGTTTCTATTTCCGGTGGAGAAAAATCAAAAGTAGGAGGAACATATTCCCCTATACTGTTATATGTTGAGAATATATTTCCTCCTAATTGTTTTTTTACAACAGGTCTTTTTAAATCAGAAGTAGGAGTAGTTGATTTTACAAATTTCTTTCTCATATCTCGTTTGTTTCCTGTTAGTTGTTTTTGATTCTTTACTAAACGAGATTCCTTTGGTTTTACCGCCATATTCTTTTAATCCATTTATATTGGAACACTTTTCTATTTTCAAAATAGTCAACTTCCGACTCTGCAAATCGAGCTTCTCTCTCAAATGAAAGGTTCCTATATGTATCATGAAGATTCATATAAAACGGTAATTTTATTAAATATTCTAATCCATATAATATATAAAAGAATATTATTCCTAATTCAAGTATCTGAATTGTATGTGTCTTTTCATGTCTAAGAGTCTTCGCAGTCAATCTCTGAGCATAGTCTTCTATTCTTGTAAATAATACTCCACAAAGGTTCATGAATGTATAACCCTTTACTGGAATTAATTTGTTAATACAGAGAGCAATTTTTCTCTCCTTATCATAAAGGAATTTCATATTATTTAAAGTTAAATGTTCCTTGTTTCTGCCATTCTTCTATCACTTGATTCCATGATATACTTCTAATCTTTCCTCCTTTAAGGTGCTTCCACTTAGCTGCATTTCTTGCAAAGTTAGCTCTCTTCTTTTGTAAAGGAGTTGCATTAGGATTATTAAGTACTGAACGAGCATGTTCTTGTACTGATTGTCCCGCTGCCTTTGCTGATGCAGTGAACTTACCTTCATTTTCTTTCTTAATATGTATCCCGCTGCCTTTCTTATGCTTCGGAACTAATCTACCACCTCGTTTAAACCAGAGAGCTTCCTCTGGACTTAGACTTTCCACATAGCTCTCAGCGGCTTTGCGGATTCTTTGTAATAATTCTTCTTTTTCTTTCATTGTATAAATAATTTAATCTTTCACTTTGTAGACTACAAAATTATGATTAAATTTGCACATTAACAAATGAATAATGATATTATATGGAATAATTTAAAAAATGTGAATAAAGATTTCTAAAACAAGTATTGAATTTAAAACTAAAAAGAAGTATTGTAATTAGCATGTTAGATTTTATTAAAAAGGCGTATGGATATGTAGATAAGCTCAATCCTACCATAAAAACGATTATTATAATCGGCTTATTATTTTGGTGTACTCAACTATGTTTGATAAACCAAGGTAAAGTATTTATAACGGATTACATTGAGTCTGTCGAATATAACAACAGAAAGGCAGAAGAATACTCCTTAAGAAACTCGCCAAAAATTAAGAGAGAGATTGAAAAAGTAAAGATTAAAGATGCGGATGCTTCAAACGTAATACTGTTATCATTTCACAATACAAAGAAAAGTCTTCAAGGGTTTTCTTATATGTATGTAACAGCTCTTACAGATTCTCCAAGAAGTATAGAGGATGAAAGTTGTGTAGAAGCATGGAATAATCTACCTTATATTCAATTCTCCGATGAGATTGAAAAGATTAGAAGAGAAGGATATTTAAGAATAGATTCTATTGAATCAGTAAAGACTGCCTTCCCACAAATGTTTAAAAAATTAAAACTGCTTGGAGTTCATTCAGCAGCCTTTTATCCGATTGAAGGAGAAGATAGTGAAGGTAATTTAATGCCTACTGGAATGTTACTAATCTGTTATAACGAACCAAAGGAATATTATCTTGGATATTATAACAAATGCATTTCTCCATCAATTCAATTACTCTCTACTATACTTAATTACAATACTGCTGTAAAACTAAATAAATGATTATGAAAATTGACAAGAAGAATGGTAAAGTATGCTATAATGATGAAGCACATCTTTACTGGAATGAAAATGATGAGTCTAAGTACATTTCTGTTACTACGTTAATTCACCAGTTTACACAGCCTTTTGACAAAGAGTTTTGGAGTGCTTATAAAGCATTAGAGAAACTTGTTCCAAAAGAAAGCTGGGCAATGGAAAAGAAGTCTTTATTGGCTACAAAGAGATTTGATACATCAATATTAGATTTATACGATATTCCTAATAAGGAATTTAATAAAGTTCAGGAAGAAATACTTAGCGAATGGGATAAGGCTAATAAGGATTCATGTGAGAGAGGAACTAAAATCCATGCGGAGTTAGAGAATCAATATTATAAGAAGCCTAAAAATATCAGTTTACAGAAGTTTGGACTTGGAGGTAAGTTTGAATGTAGAAAGGATTATACTAATTTAGATATTGAAAATGGAGTTTATCCAGAATATCTGATTTACATGGAGGATGGCATACTAAAAGTAGCTGGACAAATTGACTTACTAATTAAAAATGGTAATGATATTTATATTGTAGACTATAAAACAAATAAGAAAATAGACCAGAAGTCTGGTTTTGATACTACTACAAAGAAAAATGCTACTATGTTATATCCTCTTAATAATTTAATGGATTGTAATTATATGCACTATACTATGCAATTAAGCACATATGCATATATGCTTCAAAAACTCAATCCAGAATTTGTGATAAAACAATTAATTATGGTTCATTATGACCATGATGGTAAAGAGACAATTTACAATCTTGATTATTTAAAAGAAGAAGTTTCTAGATTGTTCACTTTCCATAAGAAGAATATAGTTAAAGAACAACAGAAAGCTAAAAGAAAAAGGATAGAATATTAATCTGAGTAAAGTAATAAATGATAAGGAACATTTTTAAAGCCTTAGATAACGCTTTAAATGTTAAGCAATGATAACAAAATATTGAAAGGATTAATACTATCTATATTATTATGGAAATTGGAAATATAGTAACTGGGCATTTAAATGAGGTTCTAGGTCTTAATAAAGATATTTCAGAACCTAGATTGAGGATATGTAAAAAATGTCCTCTTTACACTCCCAGGTTGGGAGGTATGTGCAATATGAGATTATGGCTAAATCCTGAAACAGGGGATGTGAGTCCGGAAGCTAAAGATGGTTATTTTAGAGGATGCGGATGTAGAGTAGAAGCGAAAGCTACGATTGCTAAAGAAAGATGTCCGGCAGGTAAATGGTAAATGAATATGATAAAAGAATCTAAAGAATTAAAAGAATACATTTTAAATGAAGTAGACACTATTGCTGATGCAGTGCGTTCTACATTGGGACCATGTGGGGCTAATGTTATTATTAGTAATGAGTATGGCACTAAGATTACAAAGGACGGAGTAAGTGTAGCTAGAGCTATTAAAGAAGCACATGAATCTCCAATAATTAACATTATACAGGAAGTGGCTGAAAAGACTGGTGAGGAGGCTGGAGATGGAACAACATCATCTACAGTATTTGCACAAGCTCTTATTCATTATATATATAATAATATTGGTAATGAACATAATCTTTTAGAGATTAAGAAACATCTTGATAGCTATAAGAAACAGGCTGTTGAAATCTTGCGAGGATATACTGAAGAATGTGCTGAAGGAAGTGATAATCTACTAAGTGTTGCTAAAATATCCTGTAATGGAGATGATGAAATTTCTAAATTAGCAGTAGAAATAGTAAACAAAACTGGCTTAGAAGGGGTAGTATCTCTTAAAGAGTCAGACACATCAAATACATACATACAATATACAGAAGGCCTTAAATGGGAATCTGGATTCCTATCTCAAGCATTTATTACTAGTCCAATTAAATTGGAATGTGAACTTAGTAATGTAAGAGTAGAAATCTATGATGATAAACTTACTTCCCTCAAGCCTTTAGTAAAGACTATGGAGATTTGTAAACAAGAAGGAATTCCCTTATTAATTGCCGTAAAAGATATTGAGTATGATGTATTAAACACAATTATATACAATCAAATACAAGGTAATCTTAAATGCTGTGTTATTAAGATTCCAGGACACGGAACTTATCGGAAGGATTATATTGATGACCTTAAATCAGTGATTGGAAAGGTAGAGTTAATTGATAAAGTTATTGTTAAAAAGAACAGTACTTTATTTATAAATACTAGGGGGAATGAAGAATCAAAAGCAGAAAGAATTGCTTCTCTTAGAACTAGATTGACTCTTCCAGAAGAAAATATAAAAGATTTGCAAAGTAGAATTACTAACATTAATAATGGATTTGCTACTGTTTATGTAGGTGGTGATTCTATTATAGAGATAAAGGAAAAAATTGATAGGTTTGAAGATGCAATATGTGCAGTTAAATCTGCAATCGAAGAAGGTATTGTGGTAGGTGGAGGAAATACTCTATTAGCTATAGCAAACAAACTTAAGTCTGAGGGAAACTCAGAGGAGAGTCAAATAGCATATAGGGCAATTAAATCAGCCTGCTGTTCTATTATGGAACAAATTCTTGCTAATAGAGAAGGGATTGAAAACTATTCTTATGGTTCAATATCACTCGGCATTGATTTAAAAAATGGTTTACAGGTAAAGAAAGAAGGTATTGTAGACCCAGCTAAAGTTATTAGATTAGTAATAGAGAATGGAGTATCTGTAGCAGGAACCCTTATCACAACCAAATGTTTAATTATAAAAGAATAATGATTTATGGAAAACGAAATTGTAAAATTACAGGATGAAATTGTTGATGCAGCAGCTAATGCTTTTAAAGAAGATATAAATAGTGTAGCTGGTAAAGTTATGGAAAATGCTAAAGACTTAGAAATAATGCCTATTAATTCCTATGTATTAGTTAAGCCTTATGAAGTCAATCCTTATGATAAGATTGAAGTATCAGAAGGTGGTTTGGCTATGAATACTAAAGAGCATAGAATCTTTAACCAAGACAAGGGAGAAGAAGAACAAGCTGATATGTGGGAAAGAGTTGGAGTTGTTATTGAAGTATCACCTAATTGTAAATATGTTCAAAAAGGAGATGATGTCTTCTACAGAATGGGACAAAGAGTTCCCATCTCATTCTTACAATTAGGAATGGAAGTCGTAGCAGAGTCTTCAATTTTAGCTGTAGTTAATGTTGGTCTTACCGAGAGATTTAAAGGCTACTTATTAATAAATAATAAAATAAAAGAGTAATGGAAGAAAAAATATATTTTTTACCAGGAGATGTAGTGACACTTAAACAAGACCTACCAAATAAACCTAAGATGTTAGTAGTATCAAGAGAAATGTCTACTATGACTCCTAAAGGATTTGAAAAAGCTGCTTTAAGAGGAATTAAATGTAGATGGTTCTCAACACAAGGCGTTCTACAAGAAGCAATCTTTAACACAAAGGATTTAATCAAATTATAATATCAGATAAGGAAAGTTATTAAGTTAGCTTTCCTTTATTTTTATTACACTATGGCAAATAGAACAAATTACTTTACCCAGTCAGCAGCTAGAATGCAAGGACAATTAGCACCGGGTAATAGAGCGTTACAATCAAAGATTAATTCTGGTGAGCTAGCAGGTCCAACTGGTTCCAGTAAAGAAAGAGCATTAGATGATTTTAGACATATTAAGAGCTTTAATGAGGCATTTGGGGCAGCAAGAAAATCTGGACTAAAACAGTTTAGATGGGGAAAAGGAGTTTATGGAACCCAACTTGCTAATGAAGTTAATCCTCAACCAGCTAGAAGAGCTGCAGGTTCTACTCCGGCTGCGCAATCTCAACAAGCTCCTGTGTCAAGACCAACTCCTAATCAAGGAGAGACTTCTAATCAACAAGTAGGACCTACTCCTATTTCTGAACAAGGTCCTTATAGACCTCAGGGAAGTACAGTTTTATTAAATAGATTTGGAGTAACTACAGGCAGTAATCTTACTGCGGCTCCTAGTGTAAATCCTACTTATGAAACTGAAGGGGTTACAAGAAGTTATCCTTTCATGAATACTCCAACATGGAGTGGTGCTAATAGACAACCTTCTAATGCAGCAATTCAAAGAGCAAGAACTTCTCAACCTGTACAACAATCTACTTTTAGTAGGATAATGACTGGAGATAGAAATCTTACTCCTAAACCAAAGCCTACATCATTTGAAATGCCTTCCTATTTTGGAAGTATTTCCTTTAGACAACAAGGTGGCAAGTTAGATGAAAAGCAAAAAGCATTTGTAGCTTATTTGATTGAAGTTTCTGGAGCGCAGAGTGAAGACGAACTTAATCAATTTATACAAGAATTAGGAGAAGAAGGATTACAAGAACAATATCAAAATTTTGAACAAAGTATGCAAGGATCAGAACAAGTATCAGTCGCAGCAAATGGGGCTAAACTAAATTATATCAAAACACTCAGAGGTCAATGTCCAGAAGGATTTGAAATGAGTTATTTCAAAAAAGGAGGAGTTATCTGTAGTAAATGTATGAAGAAAGCAGATGCTCAAAAAGCTAATCCAGAAAAAGCAGCTAAGGGAACTAAAGTTGTAAATGACTTTAAAGTTGAAATGGATAAATGCGGAAGCAAGATGAAAAAGAAAGTCTCTAAGAAACAAGAAGGAGGAAAAACTCCAAAGACTGATAAATATCCTAATGAAGGTGTTATGGATAAAGACCATGCAAAGAAATATCAGGCTAATGCAAAGAATTGGAGAGACAACACTGATTATGAAGCTAAAGCTATTCAAGACGCAAAGAATAAGAAAGCAGAAGCTAACAAAAAGAAATTAGTTCCTAAAACTAATAAAGTTCCCATTAAGAAACACTTCTTCGGAGGTAAACTTTAAAATATAATTATTATGCAGAAGATATTTCTATATGATAGCGTGAGTAATAGGATTGAGTTGAATATGCCTGAGATTCTCTTAGTAAGAGAGTTTGCAGCTTTAATGGAAAAGAAAAGAAATATTACTTCTCAAGACAAAAAAGGAGAATTAGGTACTAGAGCTTATAGAGAGTTCAAGTACATTTGGTTAGCTTTAGATTGGCAATCTCCGTATGTGGACTTTACTGAACAGGAGAGACATGAAGAGGCTTTAAGAGATGCAGAGCTTACAGAAGAAGAATTTGATGATCCAATATTTAGAGCAGCTTGTAGAAAGTATAGACAGTTTCAAGAAGAAACTCGTTCTATAAAGATGTTAAAATCTGCCCAGAATACAGTTGACAAATTCATTGATTACTTTAATAATATTGACCCAGAGGAAAGGGATATGCAGACAGGAAGACCTATCTTTAAAGTTAAGGACATCATGGCTGAAATCTCAAGTCTTTCTAAGGTTAATGAAGAATTGAAAGCTCTAGAGGGACAAGTTAAGAAAGAGATGGAAGAAGAATCTACTTTACGTGGAAACGCTAAAGAAGGATTCATTCCTAAAGGTTTTTAGAATATGGCAAGAGGAAGAAAGAAGAAAGTAGTTGAAGAGCCAGTCATTAAATCTGTACCTGAAAAAATACGTGAAATTGTTAAAGAGGTTGAGGCTAAGGAAGAACAAGAATTCAAGGATGAAATCAAAGCCTTAGTTGATGCTAAATACCATAAAGAATGGGATGTAAGAATAGGAGAGAAGATAGAATACTTTGATTCTGAACTCTCCTATGAACTTACAGGATATAAACCAATTACTAGTAAAAAGGGTTTGGACTTTAAATGGGAATGGTTCACAGAAGCAAGAGATGGATTTTTACGATCTGGACACTATACAGGATATAGAATAGGCAGCAAGCCTTATAATGATTTTTGGACACAAGAATATATAAGATGTAGAGATGGAATGACTGTTAATGGATATACAATTACAGGAGATAATTATTATTTCTTGAATTATTACCAATTAATGGATTTGACTTCTGCAGATAAAGCAGGAGCTGGTAGAATTTATGCATTTCCTAATTTCTATGTAAAACAATATGAATATTTTCATTATATAGAACTTTGCAAAAGATTAAGAAAGAATGCGATTGGATTAAAAGCTCGTGGAGTTGGATTTAGTGAAATTGGTGCAGCTATTGCAGTTAATACATATAATTGTAGACGTAATACTATTACAGTAATTGCAGCTCAATTAGATAACTATGTTAGTAAAACTCTTGATAAATGTTGGAAACAACTTGACTTTTTAAATGATAGTACAGATGGAGGATTCTTTAAATTAAGACAAATCCAAGATACTGTTATGGCAAAGAGGGCATCTCACTATAAGATTATTAATGGTCAGAAAGTGGAAGATGGATGGATGTCTGAAATTACTGGTATTGTTGCTGATAAGCCAAATAAGATTCGTGGTGATCGTACCGACTTATTAATCTATGAAGAAAGTGGTTCTTGGCCCAATTGGAAGAAAGCTTTCATGCAAGGAGATGCTTTAGTAGGTATTCAAGGAGCACGATTCGGAATTAAGATGGCATGGGGAACAGGTGGAGATAAAGGACCATCACTTGCAGGTCTTGCTGATGCTTATGAAAAGCCAAATGTTTATGATGCACTACCTTATAGACATAGTTACACTATGGATGGAGGAACAATTATTTCAGCTTACTTTATTCCTGCTTACTCTATCATAAATGACCCAGAACATCCAGAACTTACTGATTCTAGAGGGTTTACTGATCCAGTAAAAGGAAGAGCTTACTATGAAAGTAAGAGAGATAAAAAGGTTGGAGACCCCGAGGCTTTAGTAATATATTGTGCTGAATATTGTTTTAATGCTGATGAAGCATTAGCACTTGAAGGTACTAACAAATTTAATAAAGTTCTTATTGCAGAACAGCTTGCAACTATCAGAGCTGATAAAGCTGGACGAGATATACAATTAGGAACTCTTGAATATAGCTTTGAAGGAGCGCATAGGAAAGAGAATATTAAAGGATTTAAATGGATTAAACACGATAAAGGTAAAGTCCATATTCTTGAACATCCTGTTTGGATAGAGAATCCAGATAAAATGGGGCAAATGAAAAATCTTTATGTAGCTGGTATAGACAGTATTGATATTGGTATGAAGGAAACTTCGGAAGCTACTAAAGACCCATCAGATTTTTGTATAGTTATAAAGAAAAGAGTGTACGGGTTAGAGGATCCACAATATGTTGCTTATTATAAAGATAGACCTAATGATGTTCGTGAAGCATATAAGATGGCAATTAGACTAATGGAATACTATAATTGTTCCTGTGTACTTGAGTCCTCTAAAGTATCTATCCTTACATGGGCAAGAGAAAATAAGTATCTCCATAGATTTATGAGAAGACCAAGAGCTACAATGCCTGATATTAATTCAGGCCTCAGTAAAGCTTATGGTGCTCCTGCTACAGTTGCAGTTATTGACCATCAAACAGACTTAATTGCTGATTTTGTTAACGATTATTGTCATACAATCTGGTTCCCAGAAATGCTTGATGAACTTAATCGTTACAGCGATGAGAACAAGAGAAAGTTCGATATTATTGCTGCAATGGGCATGTGTGAACTTGGAGATGAAGAAATAAAAGGAATAACACCTAAAGCTGTAGAAAATGTCGATGATAAGTTCGAAGACTTTGGGTATTATTATGATGATCGAGGTATTAAGCGATTTGGACTTATTCCAAAGAAAGGTCCAGATATTCCTAAATATAATTTACATCCTTACCATTATGACAACAGCAGAAATCGAAGTAGCAATCCTCAATATAATTGAGGAAATATATTCTAAAAGATACAACAGCAAACTCTTTGTAACTGAACTTCCAGGAGGAGGATACTCCGCTAAGTTTGCATTAAACAATATTGATAAGCCTTTAGTGATTTCTGCTCAGTTAAATGCTACTGATTTCTTAAAATTCATGAGACAGGAATTAAGAGATAAGAGTTTATGGAGAGTAGAATACTCATTAGGATATAAGACTTATCCAGAAGATTGTAAAGAAGAAGACGTAAATAGAATAGACCCTATATATGAAAAGTACTAAGAAAGATAGTGAATTAATAGAAAAAACCGATAGGGCTATCTCAGAATTAGTATATCCAAAATACAGATTACAAAAAGCATATAATTACTATAACTGCAAAAGAGATGCAGAACAGTTTAGATTTCTTGAAGAAAACTATGGAATTGGTCAAGCTACATCAATTGAATTTATTCCTCTTATTAGAAAGCATGTCGATGCTTTAGTTGGAGAATTCTTAGGAACTCCAATTCTTCCAAAGGTTTCTTGTAAAGATTCTGAAACTATTTCCAATATGGAAAGAGAAAAACAAGTAGCCATCTCTGCAGAAGTTTATCATTTCCTGCAAAAGCATTTGCAAAACTCTATGCTGAGTTTTATAGATGGGAAGGATATTACTGATAAAATGATTGAAAAACAAATTCAAAAACTAATTGAAGAACTTGACCAATCATTTATTTCTCAGTATGAGATTGCTGCTCAGAATGTTATAGAATATATTATGCAATCTAGAGATACAGACTTAATGACTAAATTAAGAATCTTATTACTAGATTTATTAATTACTGGATATACTTTTTATAGAGTAAAGCCTGCTTCTGGAAAACAAAATATTAGTATTGAGGTACTTAATCCTCTTAATACCTTTATTGATAGAAATCCAGAATCAATATATATAAAAGACTCATATAGAGTTGTTGTTCGTAAATGGCTTACTAAAAGTCAAATACTCAATACCTATGGTAAAGATTTATCAAGAGATGATATTGAGAAAGTAAAAGATAGTTGGCACGAAAGTTTTGATACTTCTCATTATTATGTAAGGTCTTTTACTGATCAAAAAACTGGAGAACCTTTAACTGATGGATTAGATGCGGGAAGAGAAATAGTTCCTGGATTTCCTGATGAAAATATTCAATCCTATAATTACAAATTAATTCCTGTATACGAAGTTGAATGGACTGAAACAGACAAGGACTTTGTAATGCAGAGATATGAAACTGTAAGAATTGGACAAGAAATCTATATTCTTAGAGGACAATCAGAGAATGTCATAAGAAGTAAAGATAATCCAGAATATTGTTCATTAAGTGTTAATGGAGTTTACTTCAATGATAGAAATAATGAGCCATTCTCTTTAGTATTAGCATGTGCTAACCTTCAAGATAAGTACGACCTTTTGCACTTTTATAGAGATAATCTAATTGCAAATAGTGGAACTTCTGGAGATTGGCTTGATTTATCAGTACTTCCTACAGCTTTAGGAGTTAAACTTCCTGAGAGAATCCAAAAATGGATAGCTTACAAAAAGACTGGAGTTGCTCTTATTGATACAAGTCAAGAAGGTAGAGTATTTAATAACAATACTTCATTTTCTGGATTTGATGATACTGTAAAAGCTCAAACAATTCAAGGTATTCAATTAGCTATAGATGATACAGAACAAACTACAAGTTCTATTACTGGAGTATTTAGAGAAAGATTAAATGGAATCCAGCAAAAGGATGCTGTTACTAATGTTCAAGTAAGTGTGAATAACTCATTCATCATTACTAAAAAGTATTATCAACAGATGGACTTAGTAATTAATGAGGTGTTAGTTGACTGCTTAAATATAGCCAAAATAGTATGGAAAAACGGAAAGAAGGGACAATTAATCCTAGGAGATAAATTCCAAAAGACCTTTGTTGCTTTGCCAGAATACTTTACTGTTAGTGATTATGATATTCATATTACTACAAGTACTGACGTTATTCAGGATATTGAAACTATTAAATCTGTTATTCCAGAATTTATTAAGAGTGGAACTTTAGAACCTGGAATTATATTTGAAGCCTTAACATCTAAGAGTTTAACTGAACTTAAATATAAAGTACAAAAAGCATTTAAGACTCAGAAAGAAGAAAATAACCAATTACAGCAGCTTGCTCAAGAGAATGAACAATTGAAGCAACAGTTACAGCAAATGGAACAACAGTTACAGCAAACTCAAGGAAAGGTTGAAAGTCTTAATGAGGCTAAAATACAAATTGAACAACAAAAAGCACAAACTGAGAAAGAACTTGGATGGTATGTTGCTAAGGATAAGTCAAAGAATGATGCTATTAAATCCGAAAACGATACTAAGAGAACTGAAATCGAAGTACTGCAATTATACGACAATAATCCATATAATGATAAAGTAAAACAAGTTTAAAATGGAACTAAAAATACAAGTTTGTACTGATGATTCTTGTAAAGTAATTGTCAAAGATATTACAGAAGTGGGAGACAAAGGCTACTTGCCAGAGTCTTCTACTGTTACTGTAAAAGGAAGATTTAAATACTCTGATACTGTTTCAATAGATGTGTTACAGCACAATAAAACTACTGGCTTTGAAGTACATGCTCCTACATTTACAGAGCACACAGAAGAAGTAAAACCCATTACATTACCTATTAGTTTTGATGGGTGGTTTGATGTAGTTCATATTGTATTGCCGTCTAAAGAATGGTTTTTAAGAGAACAAGGCAAAGAGACAGGTTCTGCTTTACCTATATATGACGTAGTTTATTTCGCTGACGGAAACAATATTTTTAAATACATAGGCGGAGAGATTTCTGCTGTTGAGTTAGTGGAAGTGATTGAAAGAAATGAGGAGGGCACAACCATTTCTAAAACAGATAAAAATTATGTGTCCATTTGTTTTCTTAAGAAATGTTATATATCTTTGTGCCAGCAAATATTTAATAATAGAGGATTTAGTAAATGTTGGAACAAAAGTTCTCAAATGAGTGAATTAATCTACCGAAGAGATTTAGTCTGGATGGCAATTAATGTTATCAAGTATATGACTGAGTTTAATCAACTTGCGGAGGTAGAAAGAATAATCGAACAAATAGGAGGTTGCAATGGATTATGCAAGTCTGAATTTAAACAGATACCTAATCACGGATGCGGATGTGGTAAGTAATCTTAAAGAAAAGGTTATTTGCGAGTATCAAGATTTACTTCACTCTCTGAAAAAAGGATATAGATTAGACTATCAATTAATACTTGAAGAAATAAGTTTAATTGAATTACTGGAAAATAAAGAAATGGATGATAAAAAATCTATGTTTATTTCACAATTTTATTTAAATAATAAATGGCAGATAACACTATCTTAACTCCTGGGCAATCAGGAGGACAAGCATGTCTTCAACCTGAGGCAGCCCAAGATACTTCACAGTATCTAATAAAAGATAATTATTTAGGTGAATTTATTGAGGAAATCGAAAAGGAGTTAGCTTTAGAAAATTTAGGTGTTTATCCTAAAGATTCAGTCTATACTAAGTTGGAAACTGACACTATAGCTAAGCAACTTATTAAAGATGCGTTTCAAACGCACTTAACTACTGATGATCCTCATGGAATCTTACCTCAAGTAGAATCAAAGCTGGAGGGGATGGTAAAGGACGACGGAAGTACTCCTTTCTTAGCACCACAAACTGGTGTAGACCCTATTACTGATTTTCATTTAACCACAAAGAGATTCGTGACTAACTTATTACAGAGTCACTTAACCGCAGATGACCCACACAATATTATGGATAAAGTTGTTGAAGCTTTAAAGGCTTATGTACAGCTCTCTCAAGTTTACTTGAAGCATGAGGTATATAAGAAAGGAGAAGTTGATGCTTTATTCGGACCCTACATAAAAAATAATGGAACAACTCCATTTTTAAAAGCTCAAATAGGAGCTGATCCTATTGTAGAAGGACATCTAACTACTAAGAGATATGTGGATTCAGTAATGCAAAACCATTTAGTTGACATAGACCCACACGGATTTATGACAATTCTAAATCAAAGACTTGCCCTTTATTATAAGAAATCTGAAACATACTCTAGGGCTGAGACTTATTCAAGAGCACAGCTTGACGCTATAATTAATAGTTTAGTAATAGATGCAGCTAAATCTGCTATTGAAGAACATATTAATCAATATGATCCTCATGGAACATTAAAAGAAATTAATAATAGACATTATGTTCCTCGTGATGGTTCAGTTCCATTTATTGCTCCTCAAAAAGGTGTACCTGCAGTTGAAGACGATGAGTTTGTAACTAAAGGTCAATTAGGAGAAGCTACTGGTACAGAAACAGAATGGATTACTAGTGGTCCTGTTCAAACAACAGTAGGTTTTGTTGAGGATAATATGGATGTGGGTGAGAAACTTAATCTACAAGAAATCATGGATGCAATATTCTATGGTAAATCTGTGGATGTACAAAGTCCTCCATTTACTCCACTTGGAACTAAGGTAAACGTTGATATGTTTATTAGAGGTTCAGTTGGAATCGTACAGTTCTGTGAACTATTCCAAAATGGAGAACTTATAGGAACATATACAAAAGACCAATTTACAATGGGACAATTAACTGTTGAAAGTTTACCAGTTATGGAAGATACAACATTCTTGTTTAGAGTTCATTATCCTAATGGAACTTCATTAGAAGATACATGTGAGACTAAAGTAGCTTATGATGTATTTGTAGGTATTCTTCCACAATTCTATTCAGCTTCAAATGTTAGTTATCAATATTTAATGGATTTAGTCGCAGCTGACCCCGATAACAATGTTCTTGATTATACTGGAAGTTCAGCAAGCGAAATCAAACATAAATACAACTTCTCAAGTCCAGAAGAATTAAAACAAATCTTTATTGCAATGCCTAAAGATTATCCCGATTTAATTCAAATGGTTACACCATCACAGCAATTTGGAATTGATGCATTTGATGTTATCAATGATATTCCATTTGAAGTGCCTGGATTAACAGACAGTAAGATTTATAAAATTTATGTCTATAAAGAGCCTTTAGTAACTCTTAACTTAGAAGTAACATTTAAGTTTGACCCTACAGCAAAACCCTAAAAACTAAATATGAAGGCATATAGCGAAATTATTGGTAGTTTCAAAAGAACTGGTCCGTTTTCAATTGAATCGGACTATATCTTTGAAACTGAAAGTGAATTAAAAGACTTTTTTGCATTACCTGAAAACAAGGCTATTCTACATAAAGGATTACTTAAAATTGTAGAAGCTGACGAAGATGGTAATCAAGCACTGTATTGGGTCACAAGAAAGAAGACTAACAATGAATTAGAATTTACTAAACTTGTTACTTCTCAAAGTGGCGGGGATATTAGTGACTTAATAGAAAGATTAGATCAAGAAATCCAGGACAGAATAGATGGAGACAATGCCATTTGGGGTATAAGAGACCATACGTTGGTTCCAGAGGATTTAAATAGTTTATTTGACTTATCAGAAGCGGTTACTGACCTAAGAGATAGAATGGATAAAATTGAAGCAACTGACCAAGGTTGGGATGCTAAATTTAAAGCCATCATTGGAACTGACGAAGAGGATTACATAGCTTATTTAACTACTCTTGATTATCCATCTCTTACAGCACTCTCTACTAACTTACATAAGTTTTTAGAAGAATTTGATCCAGCTGATGATAAAATAAATACTCTTCCTGAACTGCAAGCATTCTTAGACGGATATACAGATAAGGATACACTGGCAGATATACTTCAAAACTTACATGAAGATATTTGGGGAGATCCATTCCCTACAGAGCCATTTAGAACTCTTAGAGGAATAGAAGATTTTGTAAGAGAATTCAAATCTCAATCTGAAAATACAGATGAAAATCTTCAAACAGAACTAGACCAAACACAAATAGGAGTTGGACTTAGTGGAGATGGTAGTTACAATCCTGATAAGGAAACCCATTACTTGAAAGATGCTACATCAGTAATGAATGCTTTGAAGATCATTGACAGTCTTATTAATGAAGCAATTAATAATGTCAATCTACAAGTAGCTGATACGAACAGCATTGACATGAACATTGATAAGCAAGTTGACAAGACAATCTTATCTGCTGATGTAAGAATTTCTACTGTAGATGGTAATGGAGTAGTTGTCAAGGATGATGGTTTGTTTTACAAACTTACTACTGACTACAAAGATGGAGTCTTGACTGTAAAGGTTAATGACAACATTATTAGTCAGCATGTCATTGGACTCTCTACTATTGTTGAGGATGCTACTTACGATCCAGATACTGAAGAGATTGTAATCGTCTTTAAGTTACTTAATGGTGATAAACAAACTCTTAGAATTCCAGTAGGAACTCTTATTAGAGAATGGGAAATTGATAACTCACATCCTACTAAGGTTGTAGTTCTTGAGAAAACTGAAACTCTTGGTGGAGGTACTGATAAGTTATCTGCTGACGTAAGACTTTACGTTGATAAGTACAACATCCTAGTAAAGCAAGGTAACACTCTTTACGTTAAGGGTACTACTGATAACATCTCTCATAAAGATACTTCCTTAGAGACAGTAATTGACAACATGCAAGCTAAAGAAACTGCAACGCAGACAGCTTTAGATGCAGAGATTGTTAGAGCTAAGGAAGCAGAGCAGAAGATTGCTACAGACTTAACTGCTGAGAATGTAAGAGCAGAAGCTGCTGAAGCACAATTAAGGAATGACCTTACTGCCGAAGTAACTAGAGCTACTACTGCTGAGAAAGCACTTAGTGATAGAATTGATGTATTAGATACTGGTTCTGCTGCTGAGATTGCTGCTCTTAAAACTAAAGTAGATAATGAAATTAAGAGGTCTACTGATAAGGATAATGAGCATGACTTAGCAATTACTAATGAAGTTAATAGAGCACAAACTGCTGAACAAGCAATTGACTCTAAACTTGATGCGGAAATTACTAGAGCAAAGTCAGAAGAATCAGCAATTCAGAGAGAAGTTACAGCTAATAAGACTGCAATTGATGCAGAAGTTGTAAGGGCTAAAGCTGCAGAGCAAGTACTTACTACTGACTTAGCTAATGAAATTCAAAGATCAACTACTAAAGATGCAGCTTTAGATGTAGACATCGCTAAGGTAGCATCTGATTTAGTAGCTGAAAATACTAGAGCAGAAGCCGCAGAGAAAGTTAATGCTGATGCAATTGCTGCTGAAATTACTAGAGCTAAAGATGTTGAGCAGAAGCTGACTACAGACCTTGCTGCTGAGACATTAAGGTCTATTAATAAGGATGCAGAGCATGATGCTGCAATCACAGCGGAGGTTACTAGAGCTAAAGCTGCTGAGCAACAGTTAACTAATGATTTAACGGCAGAAGTTACAAGAGCAACCACAGCGGAAGCTGGATTACTTGATAAGATTAATGCCAATACGACATTAATTACTGACGAGACTACAAGAGCAAAAGCTGCTGAGAAAGTTCTTACAGACAATTTGGCTGCTGAGATTACTCGCTCAACTAATGAAGATACTAGACTCGATAAGGCTATTATTGACGAAGTAACGAGAGCTAAAGCAGCAGAGCAGAAAGTAGCTTCTGATTTAACTACAGAAGTAACTAGAGCAAAAGGTGAGGAGTCTAGAATTGAAACTAAAGCTGAAAACTTAGTAGATGTAGAGAAGACTAGAGCAGAAGCTGTTGAAGCTACTCTCGATGCTAAGATTGATTCTACTGTTAAAGCAGAAGCTGATAGAGCTAAAGGAGAAGAAGCAAGAATTGAGGCAAAGGTAGAGAACTTAGTTAATGTTGAAAAGACAAGAGCTATGGCTGCTGAAAAGGTAAATACTGATGCTATTGCAGCAGAGGTAGAAAGAGCTAAACTTGCTGAAAAGACAAATGCAGATAACATTGCAACTAATGCAACTGCAATTACTAATGAAACTTCTAGAGCACTTACAGCAGAAGGAACTTTAAATAATGCAATCGTTGCAGAAGCAGATAGAGCAAAAGCCGCAGAAGCTGCTTTAGATGCTAAGATTGCTGCAAGTGGAACATCTAATACTCTAACTGCAATTGATACTAAGTCAGTTGACATTACAGTAGCTAAGGATGCAGATGGAACTACAATCAAGGCTGATGTAATCGTATCTGACCAAGCTGGTAACATTATTAAGGCTCTTAATAGTGGATTGTATGCTAGTGCAACTATGTCTTACAATGGAGCTACTAACGTACTTACGTTTAACAACGGAGTTGCCACTACTGATCTTCAATTGTCTGCTGGCTCACTTATTAATTCAATTAGTTATGACAAGACTACTGAATCATTAGTTCTTAAATACACTGATGCTCAAGGTAATGAGAAAACTGTAACAGTTCCTCTTACTGACTTAATAAATGAATGGACAGTATCTAATACAGTTGACAATCCAATTCAACTTACTAAGACACGTTCTGTTAGTGGTACTGATACGCTGTCTGCATCGTTAAGTGTAGATCAGTCAAGTACTTCATTATTAAGAGTAAGCAAAGGATTCTTAGTAGCAAGTAATAACGCTGTTGACATCGTTTACAAGGACAGTACTTCAGTTTACAAAGCCATTACTGATGAAATCAATAGGGCTACTTCACAAGAAACTAGCATTAATACTACCCTTGGTAATCACATAGGTAATACTAACAATCCTCATAGCGTAACCAAAGCTCAAGTAGGTTTAGGGAATGTGCAGAATTTAGCTCCGGCTGACATGCCAATCTCTACACTACAACAAGCTAAGTTTACTGCAATTGATACGTTAGTAGCTACTAAGGCTAACTCTAAGGATTTAACAGACCATACTGGTAATCATAATAATCCACATGCTGTTACTAAGGCTCAGGTAGGTCTAGCCAATGTTGACAACACAAGTGACATAAATAAGCCAGTCTCAACTGCAACTCGAGCTGCCCTTGATAAGAAAGCTAACATTGCATCTCCTGTATTTACAGGAATACCGCAGGCTCCTTCTCCTGACAGTGCAGACATTTCTAATAGAATTGCAACTACATCTTGGGTTAATAAAGAGATTGGAAGGTTAATTTGGGGAGACTATGAATAACGAAATAAAAGCACAATTAAGACAAGCACCTAGACCACAGAACATGAGCCAATTAGACTACTTGTGGACCTACTTTGGCCCATACTCTGTGTCTGAGTTAGTAAGTAATCCTCCAGCAGAAGATAGGATTCTTACAGAAGCTGCTGTTGCGGACTACATCAATAAATCTATTGGTGGGTCCAAAGCAGTAGTAAAATTAGAGATTGTTCAGAAAGAAGGAGTTGAATTTAAAGATAAACTTGAACTTAGAGGTAAGAACGGAGATGGTGATGTAATTACATTTGTAGACTTAGAGAAAGATACAAAGATTACTGAGTTTAAGCAGTTCTTGTCTACTCAAGCTGATGTAGATAATGGAAATGCAAATAAGGTTGGAGAGCTTTGGTTAGTTCTTAAAGACTCCACTGGACAGGAATTCTATGTAAATCTAGCTTCTACTCAATACATTGGACAGGAAACTGATTCAATGGTTATTAGTGTAATTGATTCAAAGATTGCTGGTCAGCTTAAGATTAACAATCCAATCATTAATAGAAGTATTGACATCACTTCTACACCTAATGGAATTAGAGCAGACTTAGTAATTGATCCAGATACTAAATCCTCTGTAACTCTTCATAAGACCAATAAGGGTGTTAGTTGCTCTTACAAATGGCAAGACACAGAAACTGAAATCAGATTTAAATCACTTACATACAATCAGTACTTGATGCTTTCTAAGCTCGACAATGGTACTCTTTACTTTATTACTGACCTTCCCTGTATTTACTTCATGGGAATTAAGTATGCTTCATCAACTTCTCTTGTAGACTACTTTACTAAGGACGAAGTTAATGAGTTACTAGAGAAGAGAGTTCCTTGGGTTGAAGTAAGCAGAGATGGTGTTAAGGTCAATGACATAGTTACAGAAAACAATGCAAGTGTTTCTGGTACTGACACAAGTGGCAACACTTTTAACTTGGCAATGCTTTCAAGACTAGATAAGATTGAGATTGGTTCTGATGGTAAAATTCTTAACTTGAATGGTTCAGATCCACGCCCAACTTATAATGGTGATGAACTTGCCTTACTAGATGACGTAGACGAAGTAGCAGATACATTTGGATGGATTGACGTTAATTAAAAACAAGAAATGGCTAAACAATTTTTTTACAGAGGCTTAAAAGAAAAATACGATGCTCTCACACATAGCAATGGTTTCTACGTAGCAACAGATACGAATGAAATGATTGCTGGTGGAATTACCGTAGGTGTTAACCCTGAACAAATGCAAGAAATCCTAGATTTCATGGCTAGTAAGGGTCAGCCTAATGGATTGGCATCATTAGACGAGAATGGTAAAGTACCAGTCTCACAATTAAATGGAGAACTTGCTCGTGTAGTTGGACTACAGAAATTCGTAGCTGACAGAGCAGCTCTTGATAATCTTACTACCGATGAAGGTAATAAGTACTATGCAGAAGCAGAGAAAAAGATTTATACAAAGACAGCTGATGGTTGGGATGAAGGAGTAACACCTAAAGGTGATACAATTTACAACCATAGAGAAGCTGACGATCAAGGAAGAACTAATGTTCTTTACAGATGGGACGGAGCAGGAATGGTTGAGATTTCAGCATCAATTGCTCTTGGAGAAACAGAAGGAACCGCTTACGAAGGAAGCAAAGGTAAGGCAAATGCTGATAAGATTGCTAAACTTCAAGAGGATTTAACATACGTAGCTGATGTAGTAATTCCTGAAATGAATACTAACACAGCTAAGGCATTAGAGCAAAAGGTTGATTGGGATACAGAGAAGAAAGTAATTAGCTTACCTGTAGACGGAGCAATCTCAGCTATGAGACCTGGACAAGCTGGAATAGAGAATCCAGAAGGAGGAGTTCTGCTTGCACAACGTACTTACGATGAAGGTGTTACTATGGTAACAGAAGTAGGTACTGTGAAGAATGAACTTACTCTTAACTCTAAGAGTGGTACAGTTAAGATTGAATACGTTGGTGGTTCTAAGACTGTAGCATTTGCAGAAGACTTACTTGAAGACGAGAAGGTAATTGCAGCCGCTCTTAATGACTTAAATGAAAGAATTGGTACTACTTCAGTACCTGACCAAATTCAAGCAGCTCTCGATGATTTAAAGGGTGGAGTTTCTGATGAATACAATACCTTAAAGAAAATTGAGGACTTGCTTAAATCAGGAGATGCAACTACACTTGCTGATGCTAAGGCTTACACTGATGATTCTTTAGCTTGGATTGATGTAGAGTAACTAACTTGGAGGGAGTAACATTCCTCCTAAACTTTTAATTTACATGGAACACATAAGACTTTTTGATACACAAATTAATTACGATAACGAGAAAGAATCAATTCCTACTCCATCAGTTACTTTAGTAGAAGAACCTCATCAAGTGATTTATGAACCAATTTCAGAAGTAACTGAACCTTCTGAGTAACTTAATAACTAAATGAAATGGCAATTAATAAGAAATTAATTCACTTTAAGAATAAAGAAGCTTTTGATAGAGAGCTTCAAGCTGGAAACATAATGGACACTTCTATCTGTTGGATTCCAGACGCCAAATTTATTTACACCAGAGGGACTTATTGGTATTGCTCATCTAAATCTGATGCTGAAATTCAGCAATTGATATCTGACATAGAGACTCAGCTTAGCAATAAAGTTGATAAGGTAGAAGGTAAAGGACTTTCTACTAATGACTTTACTGATGATTTATTAAATCTACTAAAGAAAGTAAGTAAGCCTCTTAACTATAAAGGTTCAGTTCCTACATATAATGATTTGCCCACTGAAGGTAATTTGGAAGGAGATGTATGGAATGTTACTAAAACAGATGTTAATTATGCATGGACTGGTACTGACTGGGATCCATTTGGTTCGTCAGCAGTGAATATTGTAGATGACCTTACTACTGGAGGAGCGACTGCTGCTCTATCTGCTGAACAGGGTAAAGTACTCAAAGGATTAGTTGATACTAAAGTAGACAAAGTATCTGGTAAACAACTCTCAACTAATGATTATACCACTGCTGAAAAGAATAAACTAGCAGGATTATCTAATTACAATGATGCAGACTTAAAAGCAAGCATTAAACTTAATTCCGATAACATAGCATCTATGGATGCAGCTTATAAGGCTGCTGATGAAGTTCTTCAGGATAATATAGATGCAGAGAAAGTTGCTCGTACTGCTGCTGATAGTAAATTACAGAGCGATATTAGTGCAGAAGAGACTAGGGCTGTGTTAGCTGAATCTGAGAATTTGGCTGTTATTAAGGCAGAGACAGAAAGAGCTAAAGCAGCAGAAGACGAAATCAGAGCTGTTGCTGGAGGCAGTAGTACTGCCGATGGTGGGGATATTCCTATCTGTCCTTTATATAGACGAGCTAATAAAATGTATACTAAAGTAGAAGAAACTTTCAAAGACACAGCTACTCTTGCAGCATACATTATGTGTTATAACAAGCCTTACATAGGCAAGCCTATCAATAGAATTAAAATGATGCTTGCCACTCCAGGTAGATGTAGAATCTCCATCTTCAATGAACATATCTTTGATGCTAATCCTACTTTAGAAGCTTCATTAGTTAAAGATTTAGTGAATGTCGTATGTACATCCACTGGTTATAAATATTGGGATTTAGATGAAGATGTAGTAGTAGAAGAGGGGCAATTCATTGGTGCTTGGTACACAGCTGATTGTGCTAGATATACTTACAATGATGATTTAACCTACCAGACTGCATATCCTTCTGGATGGATTGGGAGAACCAACTTAACAACAGAAGCGATACCTAAAGAAGATTGGGAGAATAGATATTTTTTAGGATATTTAAATGTAGGATTGTATCGTAGAGGTGATGGTTCAGACTTTGAATGGGGCAAGCTAGATGAATCAGCAAATACTCAAAGCAGTGTTAATAATGCTTATTATCCCAGGGGACAGGAAAAGTTAGTAGGTAAAACCATCTGCAAACTAAGATTGAAGGTTTTAACAGTAGGCTATTTGACTATTAACCTAATTAATAACTACGGTAAAGCTAATGCTAAAGTTCTTAAATCTTGGAAATTGTACATTAGGCAATTAGGAGTCCAGACAGTGAGACTTCCAGAGGACATTACTTTAGAAGCCGGGCAGGGTATCGGAGTGTATGCAAAAGGTGATACCTGTGCTTTTGCTTATGGAGGAACGCCATTCGGAACTAAATACGCATTAAACGGATGGTACCAATATACAACATATAATTATGCTACAACTCCTGGAGGAAGCACTAACCTGCCTTTAGGAATTGCTCTTATCGAAAGAGGTAGTAAACTATCATCCTTAGAAGATAAAACTATATCTATTCAAGGAGACTCAATTAGCACATTTGCAGGAACTATTACTGATGGTAATGCAACTTACTACAGTGCATCTCACAAGTTTGTTAATAGTATTGATGCTACATGGTGGGGATTACTTATTAATGAGTGCAGAATGAGACTTATCAGAAACGATGCATGGTCTGGCTCTAGAATCAGTGGTACTGGAGATAATGCTATGTGTAGTGTAGCCAGATGTTCCCATATAAAGCATATTAATTCGACAGTGGATACATATCCATATGGAGCTCCTGAAATCATAGTCGTAATGGCTGGAACTAGTGACGTGTCGGGTAATGTAGAGATGGGTACAGCTAATGGAGCCGTTACTACCTATATGGGAGCATTTAAAACTATGCTTGCTAATTTAAAATCGCAATGCGGAAATGCCAAAATAGTAGTATTCCAATTGTATAGAGGTAATGTTTTAGACTATGCTAATAGTGGTGGTAAGCACCAATATGAATATCAAGAAGCTATGGCAAATTTATGTAGAAGATATGGAGTTTACTATATAGGCCCGGAACATTTTGACTTAAGCTTTCCAAACCTACAGTATTATACTTGTGATAACAGTTTAAGTGATTATGGACCTCCTACTTACACTAGTGCAGATTATCTACATCCTAACATGCAAGGTATGGAAAGAATCTATGCTGGAGTGCGTTCATTCTTAGAAGGACTTTACTAATGAAATACTTAAGACTATTTGAGCTAGTCTCAGACTACAAAAACATAGAAGATGAACAAGTTTCTTTCATTGAGGAAACAGAAGATGGTACGTACTACAAAGCTAAGATTATCAAACTTACTGATTTAAAGGTAGGTGATGAAGTTGGTGGAATGAGATTGCGTGTAGCAAATCCATCATTTCCTAAGACTGTTAGTGGCTTATCTTCTTACTATCCAAGATTCACAGCAGCAGTTCCTGGGCAGAATACTAGAGTTGAGTTTTCATCTCTAAGTAACTTAGGATTTACTAAGGTAGTAAACGGTAGTGGAAGCACGGTTTCCTTCTTAATGCCACGACCTGACCAGTATGGAGGCCCTTACTTTACTGAGGATACTCTAGATTTTCCAGAAGGAGCAGTTGTTACTGCAATTAGTCTGCCAGTTCATCCTAATGATGAGTCTTGGGGATTTGATTACATGGTTGTAGAATAATATGAGAGGGAGAGTATAGCTTTCCCTCCAATTAAATTATGAATTATGGGTAAAATTACAGGAAATAAGGATTCTAAACATCCTACCACTAAGCAGTGTAATGACGCTTTTGGTAGTGAAGGAGGACCAAATAATCCAATTATACTTGCATGTGGCAAAGTGTATAGGTATTCAATAGATTCTAGTGCTTGGATGATAGATAATCATGGACCAGCAACAGTTAACTTCTCATTCAATGGTGGATTACTGATTCTGTCTGTCCCTAATGGCTATACAATTCAAGCCGTGACATCTAACATGAATGAAACTAACGAGCTTAGATACGATACTAACAACAAGAACAGTGATGGTAGAGGAGCACACTGGATGGCAACTTCTTGGACTAATCAAGCAGCTTACATTAGAGAGATGCATCAAGGAAATGACCGTAACAACTCTTGGGGTTCTTCAGACTTCAATGAGTTCCTATCAATCTCCTACATCATTGTAGGTTATAAACATGGATCAATTTAATATTATAATATGGGTAAAATTACAGCAAATGGGGATACTGAGTGTCCTACTACTAAGCAGTGTTTGCCCATCATACTTTAATGACGCTAGTACTTCCATGGCGTCTATAAATAAACCTTTAAAACTTTATTACTATGGCGGCAGAAGACCCAAGGTATTTATTACATTTCAGAACCCTTAAAAAGTTTAACGAGAAGTTAGCTGAGGGTGTAGTTAGTGACACTAGACATCTGTGTTTCATTGCAGATGAACAATTAATCTGGTGTAGAGGTAAGTATTACAATGATGGAACCAAACTTGGTGACATTAGTAATTTTTACAATGACTGGGAACTTACCCAGACAAGTGCAACAACCATTACCATTACTATTAAAGGTAAACAATGGGATGAAGACAAAAGAGAATTTAAAGACATTTCTAAGAGCTTTACAATTCAATCTGCAACAAGAACAGTTGCAGGATTACAGAGTGCAGCAGATAAGACTAAGTTAGATGGCTTAAATGAAAATAACGTAAGTAACATTGCAGTTTCTTCAAACGCAAGTCAAGCTACAATTACAGTAAGTAAAGATAATGGATTAGCAGCAGATACCACAAGTACACTTAATTTCCCAGCAGCTAGTACCACAGCAGCAGGCACAATGAGTGCCTCAGACAAGACTAAGCTGAACAGGATTACAGGTACTAATTACACTCTGAACTTATCTAAGAAAGATGGTTCAACTAATACTATTACCTTATCAGGAATCAATCCTAATGATGGTACAGCAGTTAAAGCTGATGTAATTCTTGCAACTGCAACAAGAACAGAAGCTGGATTAATTAGTGCAGACTTACTTAATGACATTGAAGACAAATTCTTAAACATGAGAAACTTCTCAATGTTTAGTAAATCTACTAAGCCTGCTGATGCAGAAACTAGTTCTGTAGCTGCATTTACTGACCAAGATAACTTAGACATGTACACTGAAGGTAATCTTTCTCTGCACATGCATAACGCAGGTACAGCATTAGGTATTAAGCATGATGATGTTACTCAATCATTAGTAACTCCTACAACTGGAGAAGTAATTAATAAGGTAACATCTGATAGTCAAGGACACTTACTAACTACTACTAAGACTGATCTTATTAATAGAGCTAAGAAACTTGACCATAGTGTAACTATCAATCTTACTGATGTAGATAGTAAGAATGGTGTAACAGGTACAGCTACATCTGACTTATCAGGAACTACAATTAACATTGCTACTGAGATAAGTCCTATTGATGCTTCTAAGATTACTAGTGGAACAATTGATCTAGCTAGACTTCCTCAAGGTGCTTTAGAAAGACTTACAATTGTTGCTGACCAAGCTGCGATGTTAAAGCTTACTAGTACTCAAGTTCAAAACGGAGACACTGTTAAGAATAAGGCTACTAATGAGATGTTTTACGTTAAAGACCAGACTCAACTTGGCTCTATGGCTGCGTTTGAGGTTTACACTGCTGGACGTGTATCAGAAGCTCCTTGGTCTGGAATTACTGGCAAACCTACTAGTATTCAGATTACTAATGGAACAAACACTCCAATTAGTTCATCTGTAATTAGTCTAGGAGCTGGGGCAATTAAGATTCCAACTACTATTGCTGCTGCTACAGGTTCTGCAAATGGTCTTATGAGTAGTACTGACAAGACTGAACATGACAGAATTACTACTGCTAATTTTGCCTTGGGTGCAGTTACTCCAAGTACTACAGCTGTAGCAATTGCAGCTACTAAGACTACTATTAGTAGTGGTGCTTCTTCTAATAATAACATTACAATTCCAGGAGTAACTACAACTGCTGCTGGTGTTATGAGTTCAGCTGATAAGGTAGCACTTAACGATCATAAGACTCAGATTTCATCATTAAGGAATAATGGAGCTTCTCATTATGATAATGTATCTACTACTGCTTCTCAGGTAAATGTTAACTTTAAGTGCTGGTTTGGAGATGGTAACATTCAAGATCATTTTGCACCATTACCTGCTGCTACAACTACTAAGGCTGGTGTGATGACGGCGGCAGACAAAGTTAAGCTTGATACTACTCTACCTACTCAGATTTCTACAGAAACTACTAATCGTGTTAATGCAGACAATGCTATTAATACTAAGATTAACAGTTTGCCTGATCACATTCTTGGTAGAGACTTAGAAAATTCTGGTAACCTACTCGATCCGATTACCGCTGCTGACAAATTTACTCTAGCTTACTGGTGGTCAGAAAGACTAGCTGATGGTAGTTACAAGGTAAATGATGCAAGACATGCGGTTGACATACCTGCTGCAACTACTGCCCTTGCAGGAGTAATGACTGCTGCTGATAAGACTAAACTGAACGGAATTGCAACTGGAGCTAATAAGTATGTCCATCCTGCCGGTAATTCTGCTAGTAAGGCTTCTGGTTTGTATAAGTTTAGTACTGATGGAACTAGTCACATTAACAGTGTTACATCTGTGGTTAAGTCAGACATTACTGCGCTAGGTATTCCAGCTCAGGATACTGTCTATACTCACCCCGCAGGTAGTGCTGCTAGCAAAACGTCAGGACTTTATAAGTTCAGTACAGACGCAACAAGCCACATTAATGGAGTAGCATCAGTAACCAAAGCTGACATTACAGGTTTAGGAATACCAGGGTCTAACACTACGTACACGTTTGCTAGTGGTACTGGAGGATTTACTGTAACCCCTAGTGGAGGCACAGCACAGACTGTATCTATTGGTAAACCTTCTACAGCTGGAACCGCTGATACTGCTAATAAGACTACGGGAACATTGACAATCAATGGAACTACATTTAATGGTTCTACTAATGTATCAATTACTACTCCTAATACAGATACTAAGAATACAGCTGGTTCTGCTAATAGTGCTAGTAAGTTATTCTTAATAGGTGCTACTTCACAAGGTGCAAATCCTGTAACATATTCTAACAGCGCAGTTTATGCTACAGCAGGAACTTTAGTAGCTTCTAAAATGACAGCCGCAGGTGGTTTCTGGAAAGAATCCGATGTTAGATTAAAATCTAATATTAAGCCTTTAGAACATACTCTTGAAGATATTTGCTCCATTCCAACAGTTTCATTCACTATGAATGGTGAAGAACAAATTGGTACTATTGCTCAAGACTTAGAAGAGAAATTCCCAGAACTTGTTTTTGAACAAGCTAAACCTGCATATGAGTTAGGTGCTGATGCTAGTAAGTTTGATACTTACTTAGAGGATGGGGTTGAATATGTAAAGGTTAAGAAAGTAGAATATGAGATGTTAAGTACTCTTGCAATTGAAGGTATTAAATTATTAAAAGCTGAGATTGATGCACTTAAAGCTCAAATAAATAAATAATCATGGGAGAAATAGCTACTCATTCAATGATTAAAGATAAGACGTCTTTCGGGAGCACTGGAACAGAGTGCCCCGTAAAGACTACTATCAAATCAATAAGTTCATATATCGTTATAGCAAACGAGAGCACATACGGAAGTCCGGAATGTGTAAAGATAGAAGATATTTCAGCCCTACAATATTACTTTAATGTAAGTCCATGGGATTTACAAATTAGTGAAGATGGCGGAGCTTCAAATGCTTACGGAATTGATTCTACTAAAACGGCAAATGGAGTTACTACAAATGTATCTTGGTCTATTGACGCAACCACAATCCCATCTTGGCTGACACATAATTCAGCAAATAAAACTTTTACTGCAGGAATTAATACAACAGGAGCAGAAAGAACAGCTAAAGTATATTTTGACCAAGCTGAATCGGGTTTGAGAGATTATTGTATGGTTACTCAACCTAAAAGAACTGATGTTTACGTATTTACTGCTAACCCTACATCTCTAACTTTAGATGCTGTAAATGGTAAAGGAGACATTGATGTAACTTCAACTCTAAATGGTTCTAATGTTGGATGGGCAGTTACTAAACAACCAGATAGTTGGTGTACTGTAAAGGATTCAATTGATGGATTGGCTGTCAGTGCTACAAATAACACTAGTGCATCTGAGAGGAGTACAACAATAATCCTAACTCAAACTGGTTCTGGAAAGACCTTATCTATTACAATAAAGCAATCTGGAGCTGTGACAGAATGGAAATACTTCTTTTCAGTAAATACTACAAGTCATAACTTCCCCAATTCAGGAGGTTCTTATAGCTTTACTATAACTTCTTACAAACAGTATTACGTTAATGGTTCAGCTAGTGGAAGTTCAGTAACTCTACCATACACTTCTCAAAGAAGTTCTGGAGATTCAGCATTTACAATGAGTGGAAGTACAGTAAGTGTTTCTGCAAATACTACTCATTCTAAGAGAGCAGCAACATTCTCACTTACTCAAACTGAGAATGGAAGTTCTACTGGCAAATCACTTATACTAAGTGTAGATCAAGATCCTGCGGATGATGAGTATGAGTTTGCAATTACATGGACAAGTGGAAGTAATTATGCGCAAACAATTAGTACTACTTATCCTTGGCAAGCGACTGTAGCAGACTATAAAACTTTCTATATTAGGACAAGAAAGAATGGAGCTACATTTAACAGTATTACAGGATTTACATCTAATGCAAGCTGGATTACAGTTACGAGTACAACTTCGTTTACGTACAGTATAGCAGATAATAATACTGGTTCAAGTAGGACAGGAAGATTAACTCTCACACAAGGAGAATCTGGAAAACAATGTTACATAGATATTACTCAAACTCCAGAGCCTGCAGTTGAAGAATGGAGATATACATTTTTAGTAACTCCAACTGTTGTTAATTTTTCTAGCTCAGGAGGAAATCAATCTGTTACTGTAGACTCTTACAGAGAATTATACGTTAATGGTGTGTACCAATCTGGAAGTAAAGAGTTTGTAAATTGGAGTTCTTCTGAATACATAGCATGGGCTTCTACTGTTGACAATCAAACGTCTTTAGGAACTTATAAGGGAACATGTACAATTACGGCTATTGCCAACAGTACTACTTCTGATAGGAGTGGAGAGGTTTTAATTACTCAATCAGATGTGAGTGGAACAAGCTCTACAGTTAGGGTTACTCAAGCAGCAAAAGTAGAAGATGTCTATGTATTTACATGGGGTGATGGTAGTGTCGCAGACATATCTGCTGGCCCATTTAAAGCAGATGAAGGTGGATTTACGATAGGTCCTCCTAAAATGCCAGCAATTAGTACTAAGAATGGTGTTACACATGGTTACTCTGTTACAAGTAAACCCTCGTGGTTAGGAGTTAGACTTGGAAATACAATTGTAGTTGATTTAACTAAAAATACAAGCACTTTAAGTAGAAGCGGAAGTATAGTTTTAACTCAGAATGATTCTGGTAAAACACTAACAATTAATCTTTCTCAGAGAGGTTATGAATACATCTTTAAGTGGTATAACAATAACGTAATTGAAGATACTAACATCAATAGTTACACTTATACAATTTCTCCTGGGTTTGTATTTGATTCAACAAGTATAATGAATACTCTTATTTCAACTAAATCTGCTACTAATATAGAGAAAGTAGATGTTACTGTAATTGACACTCCAGAAATTAGTTGGTTGACTGTAGTTGTTGATGATTATGGAGTGGAAGAGAATCCTGGATTAATGGATGTGAAGTTATCTGGTACAGTACCCCAAACTCCTGGACTTACATACACAGTTCAGTTCTCGCAACACGAATCTGCTAAGGTATGTTTATTTAAGATTGTAGTGAGCTCATTATCACCTAATCAGATTTCAATTGCTAGTGCCAATTACAGTAATGGTTATAATATCTACTTCCAAGCATGGGACCCTGTAGCTTCTGATGTTGGAATTACTTACACTTTACATAAAGATAGTTACGCTAATACTAATTATACAACAATGACAGCTGGACAGAGAACTGCAGGTGTGGTAGGATTGAATCTTACAGATAAAGAATATGATACAGTAAACATTTATTCAGTAAGTCCTAAAAGTGATGATACTTACTCTTATAGTTATGACAGTTCTCTAGTGCCAATTACGCGTCCATTCAATATATCTGCTGATTGTAAATTTAAAAGTCAATTTAGTTATTCAACTATGTCAGATTTTCCAATAGTAATTCTGCTAGTAAATGTTGTAGACTTTGATGGAAGTAATAAACATCATACTGCATGTCTAACAGTTCCAGCTGAATACAACAAAGAGGATTCGATTCTAACTTTAAGTGGTAATATCTCCTTTAATGTTGAAGCATATAATAATACAACTAATTCAATGAGAGCAATTACTGTTGAATTCTTAGCTTCTGATAACTCAAATGATATTAGTACTGATCAAGGTGTATTAATTAAGGGTTGGACTGAATTCTATCCTACGGGAGGTTCGTATATTTGGGTTATAAAAGATAATGAATCTGTAGATTATGACCTATCTAGTATAAGCCAAGGAGTCTACAATAAACCAATTTATTTATGGTTTAATGTTAAAGTAGAATATACTGGTTCAGATATGCCAGAAATTTCATCTATCTCCTCAAGTATTAACTTAAATATTGAAGTAAATGAAAACAATTATTACAAGAATTTGGAATTGGATAAAGTCCAAGATTGATTGGAATCCTGAGGTTAACTCGGGATTCCTAATCAACGCTATAATTACAACTCTATTTTTGTTAGGTTTTGGATTGACACAGGCTGGAGCTGCAATTGCTGGAGTTTTACTTGTAGCAGGAGCAAAATGGGGAATATATCTTATCAAGTCTAATAGAGAACTTGAAAATGATCCTATTGATGCTAATGTTAGATTTTCTATAGGAGCTGCTATATGGTTTATATATTTTCTGTTTATTTAGAGAAATATTAATTATTTCCTAATCAATACGGATAATTTTTGAGGCTTATCAGTATTTATTAATTATTTTTAAAAATTTTTAATAATTTATTTGATGGTGTCGAAAATTATCCGTATTTTTGTATCGTTATCATAGGAGATAGACCGAGACGCCTAAAATTATAATTAGGTCGAAAACTTAGGGTAACAGGTAGTCTAACGTCAGATTACTTAGATTTATTTATTAACAAACTAAAATTCAAAAGAAATGGCAGAATTTTTAACAATGGAAGAAGCCAAAGATAAATTCGGTAAGAAGGGTAAGACCAACGCAGCTTTAACCCTCGGTATTATTGGAACAGCACTTAGTGCTTTCAACGGTAACAACGGTGGATGCGGTTGTGGCGGAAACGGTGGTATTTTAGGTGGACTCTTTGGAGGAAACAACAATTCTTGTTGCGCAATGCAACAAGCAGAACAGGCTAAGACAATGGCTATGCTTCAAGGTGAAGCATCACAGAACCTAGCTTGGGCAAACAGAGTTCAGTCTTTACAAGATGATGTTGATCTTTACACTTACATCAATGGAAGAGTATTAGCTACTAATGATAGAATTGGTAACGAAACTCAAGTTCTTACTAACCAAATTTGGGAAGGAAGAGTAGCTGACCAAAGAGAAAAGTGTAACATGTATATTGACCTGTTATCGAGAGATAACGCTCAAAACATGACAACAGCAGTTGAATTGGCTAGAGCTAGAGAAAAAGACGTACAAGAAAAAGCTGACATCTTTGAAAGATTAAGTACAAGAATTAATGACCTAGAGAAGAAAGAAGTTGCTACTTCTACAGCTCTACCATTAATGTTTGAACTTGCTAAAGTTAACGCAGAAAGATATTCTGATGATTGCTGCTGCAAAACTCAGAAAGAGCTTATTGCTACAGCTGGTGCATTACAAACAGAAGGTCTTGTTGCAGTTAATAACTTGCAAAGACAACTTGATACTAAGATTTCTGGACAGCTCAAGTACTCTTATAGCGACTTATGCGCTCCAGTTCCTAGCATTGCTCCTTTATATTGTAGTCCTTTCACTCAGTATGGTTTAGGTATGTACGCTGGTCAAGCTGCTTCTAACTGGAATGCAGTTAATACAGCTATCGGTAGTGCGTGTCCATCCTGCTCAGCTCAGTAATATAGATTGAAGGGAGATTATGTAATGTAGTCTCCCTTTCTTTTTATTCACCCTAAAATACGAAAACGTAATGGATGTAAGAATAACTCCCTTTGGGACTACCACTGATACGGCAGGAGCACAAGTACTGGAATTTAACGTTTCTATACCTAAAGGTGCTAGAACAGACGTAGCTCCTGTATCTACACTAACTATAACAACAAGATGGGCTGGAGTTCATGATGGACTTCAAGTAACTAAATTAGATTTAATTCACAACCTACAATACGTAGACTGTAAAGGTATTACTCAAGTAATTACTAATCCTTATTCTACAATTATTGCTACTGCAAACACTAGTTCAGCTGCGATAACTCCAACTGAAACTATTACTAAGTTTGTAGATGTTCTGATTCCTGTTGGTACAGAAATCGTAACTCAGCAAGTAATTAATGACTCTCCTACTGTTAATGCTCACATGGCTAAATGTGCTTATTCTGTGTTTACTATAAACGTAGAAACTACACCAGCTCCGAGCCAAAATACAGCAGCAGTACAATAAGATTTAGTAATTAATAATTAAAAACTATAATGATATGTTTGGCAATGCTTATGGGACTAATAGCTTGGGTGACTTACAAAAGTCTTACTACCAAAACTTGGAGGCCTTAAATCAAATGCAGCAACAAGCGCAAAAGTTGTCTGTATTAGATGAGATCAATAAGAGTGTTGGTTCATTATCTACAGAGGAACAAGGTGTCCTTGCACAATCTCACGACTATCAACTAGCAAAACAAACATATGAAGCCGGTTTCATGGCCTTCATAGGTAATAAGTTTGCAGGGGAGTATGTCACGACTCCTGATGGTAAAATAGCTGCGGATAATTTATTAAAGGCTATAAATCAGTCTAAAGAAAGAATTTCTGCTGAATTGAAAGCGAAACAAGAGAAGATTGACACTATGTTAAGTCTGCTTGAAAATGACCCAGAAATAAAGAAGAGATATAACGAATTGATAACAGGTAAAGAATTAAATTAAAAATATGGTTAGTGATAAAGAAATATTAATGCAAGCTGCTGAGAAATATGCAAAGGGAATCGCGAGTAACTTTTTTGGATTATCTACGCTACCAGCCCAGACAGCAGTCACGTATGTTATTAGAAATTGGGTCGAGAAGCATGATGCTATCATAGACTTGTTTATTGATAAAAATAACAACATTAATACTAAGATTCTTAGTGATGCTTTTAAAGCAGAACTTAAGGAAAGAGGTGGATTCAAATTGGGAAGAGTAAAATTTGGAGAAGCCGATGTAGATGAACTATTTGGAATGTTCGAAGACTTAAAAGTAAAGAACAAATAATATAGAAATACCATCGGCAAATCCTTGTCGGTGGTATTTTCGTTTAAAACAGATAGTTTATGAAAAGAATTTTAGTAGAAAGGATATACAAAGGACTACTTTACACAATAGGTAAACTTTACTTAGATGGAGTTTATTTATGTGATACCTTGGAAGACCCTGATAGAGGTCTTGTTAGTAATATGACATTAGATGAAATAAAGAAGAAAAAAATATACGGGGATACAGCTATCCCTACTGGTACTTATAAAGTTAATATGAATACCGTTAGTCCTAAGTTCAAAGATAGAGTCTGGGCAAAACCTTATGGTGGAAAACTACCAAGACTTGAAAATGTTCCTGGATATGAAGGAGTTCTTATTCATGTTGGCAATAAGCCTGCAGATACATTAGGTTGTATCTTAGTTGGACAAAATAAAGTTAAAGGACAAGTAATTAATAGTACTGCAACCTTTAATAAATTAATGGAAGCACTTAAAGATAATGATGGTGTTGAAATAACAATTAAGTAGTATGGAAAAGTATTTCGGAAGAACCTATAATGCAACAGGTGACACCAATGCAGATTTCCTTATTAAGACTAGAGGGCAGATAAAGGTACAGTATGGGAATAAGTTTATAGACCTAATAAAGAATGGAAAATTAAATGTGGACGTTGATATACTTACTTCTGTAGATACTGTAGAGGATATAGGAAACGAGGATGGAATCTATTATGTAAAAGAAGATGGTTCTATTTATGTAGTTGTTGATGGAGTAAAAATCAATATACTTGGAGAAGTAGGAACTACATACGTGTCTTTTATAAGTGACCAAAATACTACTGGAGCCCAAAAATATCAAGCTTTAAAGAATATAGGATTCATATTTGAAACTGAAGATGATGCTCTAACATCTGGACTTACAAGCGGATTAGTTTATATAGAAAGTACTGGAAAAGTGTACACTATAACTGAAGGAGTTTTAAAGGAATTTACAGTAGCCATACCCAATCCTTATACTAAACAATTTGTCATAGATAAGGAAGATCAAATATCTGATGGAGCTTTAGTAATTAAAGGTAATGGCAAATCTAATAGTATTATACTAGAAGATACATATATCTATCAGGATGGACAAAGTGCTACTATTGATGGTCCGGATATTAGTTTAAGAACTAATGGAGAGGAACAAGTTTCTATTACTAATGATAAAACCACAGTAAAGAACGAGGCTTTATTTAATAAAAATGTATCATCTGATAAATTTCAATCCCATAATGCTTCTGCAAATAGAGGATTTAGACTTTATATAAGTGCTAGTGGAAAATCCATTTTAGAAGTAGATAAAATCATAGAAAGAAATTCATCTACTAATTTTCAAATAAAAGAATTTTGGCTTCCATCTTATAATTCCATAGTTACTATTGAACATGATGAAGAGGTTACAGGTGACGATGTCATCTACATAATTACTCTCAAATCTAGAAATACTTTTAAAGTTGGAAATATACTCTGCCTTTATAAATACTTTAATTTAACTGAAAAGCCTTTTGATTCTGGAGATACAGAAGGAGTAACCGAAGACGAGGTCGAAAATGAAGAAGATGAAGAAGATGATGAAATTGAATTAGTAAGAATGTTATTACAAGTTACGGAAGTAGATGGATATACTATTAAAGTGCAAGTACTTAAAGATTATATTTATCCTACTCCTGATCCTGAATTAGAATTCGATTATGATTTATCTGATTCAAATGGAACTCCTCTTTATTTAGTAGCAACCTCAACTTTACATGCTGGAATTCGCATTGATAAGAATATTGATTTAGTAGAAGCAGATTCAGCAAATACTGTGGATTTATTAAGTTCAATACGAACAAGACTTGGAAATATAAAAGTCCTTAATAAATCATATCCAGAAGAACCTATTCTTGATATTCCTGAATATGGATTCTACTCAGACAATGCTTTATTAGAAAAAGCCAATTTATTCTATTCTAAAATGTATAAGTCTGATATTCACGCATCCAATATTTATAAATCTAGGATGGAAGATTCAGACATTTATAATTCAAGGTTGTACAATCCTGACATATATGCTCCCATCTTTAGAGGTGGAGAAAACATGGATATGTTTCCAAAGTATGAGGATGGATTTGAAATTCCTGAGAATGATAATTCTAAGACTTTAGCAACTACAGAATGGGTTAATAAAAAGATAATATCTGGAACAGGTAACTTTGTAACTTTAGATACTGCACAGGAAATCACTGGAGAGAAAACTTTTTCTGGAGGTATTATTGTAAATGGTGTAAAAATAGATGCAGGAGACTCAGTAGGTGTTTTACGTCTTACTTATGGTGGTAAAGTTATTGAACTTGTACCTGATGGAGAGACAAGACTTGACTCTAGTTTACATGCTAAGGGTGGAACATTCGAAGATTAATATAATTCAAGCATATTGCATCTTTTAACATATTTATTAAAATTATCAAATTTTGTTTGGCACAACCCGTAAATATGCTTAAATTTGCAAATAACTTTTAAAAGAAAATGTATGGAAATAGGAATTGATGATTTAGACTTTAACGATGACGATTACGGAATTCAAAACGAAGGAGGTAATAACGAACCGTATTTTCCCAATGATGACAATCTAGACCCTGAGAAGGGATGGATGGATGGGAATAACCCAACTGGAGTGCCAGAACCCCAACAGGATTCTACAAATCCAGACCCAGAACCACAAACAGAAGACGATATTATTGTTTCTCTTCTAAAAGCTAAAGGGATTGAAGATCCAAACAAACTCAAATTTGAAAACGATGAAGGAGAAATTGAGGAAGTTGCATGGGATACTCTTAGCAATGAAGAAAAACTAAATATATTAACTTCTGACGATTCAGATGTAAACTATGATTTAGATGAAGAAGAAGAAAGTTTCCTTAATTATTTAAGAACTAACGGAATTACTCCATCTGAATATGTAGAATATCAGAAGGAATTAGCATTAGAAGCATATAGACAATCTTTAGAAGGTGGAAGCCAATATCAAATTGATTCACTTTCAAATGATGATTTATATATACTAGATTTACAAGCACGTGTGAAAGATATTACAGATGATGAAGCATTAGCTGCTCTTGAACAAGAAAAGGCTGCTAACCCAGCTTTATTTGAAAAGAAAATGCAAGGTATTCGTGATGAATATAAAGCCGTTGAGAATGAGAAAGTTCAACAAGAACAATTACTTGCCCAACAGGAACAAGCAGAAGCATTTGAACTTTTCCAAACTAATGTATTGGGAGCTTTAGAAAATCTGGAAGAAGTTGGAGGCATAAAACTGAATTTGGAGAACGAAGACTTAGACGAGATTGCCAATTTCATACTGACCTCAGATGCGGCAGGAGTTAGCTGGTTAGGTAAGGCTTTAGATGATCCAGACACCCTAGTAAGGATGGCTTGGTTCGCTCTTAAAGGAGATGAAGCCTTTGAGTCTATCACTGATTATTACGATAAAGAGATTACTAAGCGTGAACGTAGTGCTTATGATAAAGGCTATGAAGACGCTAAGAAAGGAGTGCAACCTACAAATCAAAAACCTAGAGTTGCAATCAAGCCTGCTCCTAAACCAGGTGAGGGCGATAAACCTGTAGAACCTACAGGTAAAACCATTGATGATTTAGATTAATAATAAATTAGACAAGTATGATAGTAGCAAATTTTGTAACAAATCGTCCGACTATGTCGGAAACAAGAACTTATGAAGATTTTTATAAGTTTTTAGGAACCAGACCAACTAAGTTAGGTGTTGTAACAAGACTTTATCCAGAACTTACAGCCTCTTACTTAACAGAGTCTTTAAGAAATATCTTCTACCAAGATGCAAAATCTGGTAATAGATACCAAAGTATTGATGCAATGTACTTTGAGTGGGAAGTTGAAACCAACTACATTAAGAGAGTTGAGTTTGCAGACGTTCCAACTGAAACAGGTGAAAATGGTTCAGAAATTGTAATGGCTTTCAAAGAAAGATATTACGAAAAGTATGACATCTTCAAGATTGACAAGACAATGCAACAATGTATTGTTGTAAGCCGTCCAGTTCGTAAAGCAGATAATTATTGGGAAGTAGTTGTAAGAATTATTGACAACGATTACTCAAGTGTTCTTGATCTTAGTGGATGTCAAATTGGTGACACTACAAGATTCCAATCTAACGCTATGCCTGAAATGCATGAAGAAGGATATGTAAAATATCAATCTAACATTGAAAAGCATAGAAACTTTATCACAACTCACAGATGTGATGATAGCTATTCTGCACTTTATGCAGCTCATGAAAACGTATTCATCAGCATTGCTGAAGGTAAAGATACTGGTAGCTTAAAAGAAACTCTATATAAGATGGACAAGAAAGAAAAAGTTCTTCTTGACAACTTCTTATATGTAAGAAACAATGGTCTGTTATTCAACAAATGTAATGTTGATGTTAACGGTAAGCCGACTATTGTTGACCCCGATACTCAAAGACCAATCTATATTGGTGACGGTATTATTCCTCAGGTAGAAAGATTCGCATCTAAATATGCGTTTGCAAAACTTTCTATTGATGTATTCCAGACTGTAATGGCTACAATGAATGAAAAAGCTGCTCAGCCTACTGGAAACAAATACATGTTCATTTGTAATGAAAGAATGTGGTTCTTAATCCAAAATACTTTTGGTGATTTCTTAGCAAGATACAAGACTACAGGTACTTACTTATGGTCTAAGGCTGCTAACGATTACATTAAAGTTGGAGCTACATTTAACTCTTATGAATTTGGTGGAAACGATATTTACTTCAAGGTAGATAGAACATTCTCTCGTGAATATGGCATGGAGAAAGCTTACTGCTTATGCTTAGACTTAACAGCTGATAAGACTTCTGCTGAGCCTCCTATCCAAATGTTCACACTTAAAGGTGGTGACTTCATCACAAATAAATACCCAGGTGTAGGTGGTCTTGATGGACTTAGCTCAGGTGTTGTTTCTAGCCCTGTTGCTGCTTCAAAACTCATTAACTGGGGATATTCTGGAGTAGGTGTATTTAATCCATACAGAAGCTTCATTTTAAGAGAAATCTAAGATATACTTTAACAATTAAGATATAGTAAGGGAGTTGAAATAGGACTCCCTTACAAATTTTTATTATATTATAAACCCGAATGATTTAATATGAGTACTGATAATGTTGTAACCCCAGCTGATGATATAATTATCCTAAGAAGTGTATACGGAAAAGTAGGAATGAAATATTATATCCAGCCTTGTAAAGACCCTAAAACTGGACTATATCCAAAATGTGTAAAACCAGTAAACAGCTTAGGAGACATGGTTCTCACTGAAGCTGAAAAGAATAGTGGAGACTATTTCATTAAAGAAACTGAGACATTTATTATAGAAGATGGAACAACCCTAGATATTGGAAAAAATCCCTTACATGCAGCCGAATGGGAAGCTATTAAGAATTGTGTTCTTATTGCCCCAGAAAGATATGCAAAGGACCCTAAAACTGGTGATTACCTAATTGATGGTACAGTTGGATGGAAATCTCAAAGACCCCGTTATGGTGTTGCTGAGTTATATGTTGATAGACCTGGATACGAAGCTCAGAAGAGAGTATCTAAGAAAAAGAAAATACACGACGCAGGTAGCTTTATTCTTGATGATTCCGATGAAGGAAGACTTAAAATGGCTAGATTGCTTGGTAAGCATATGAGAAACATTGCTAGTGCAGATGTTACTGATTACTTACTTGCGGTTTCTGAAAAAGATCCAGATAAAATTATTAATCTTTATACAGGAGATGATATTAATCTCAGAATCCTATTTATGGATGCAAGAGACAATCATATTATCTATGTAAAAGATAAACTTTATCTATATGCGGATAGTGTAGTTTTGGGAGCAACAGATGATGCAGTTATTACTTGGATGAAGAATCCAAAAAATAGAAAAACTCTCGAATTAATCAAGAAGGATACTTATCCTGACTATTACGAAGCTGAAGAAGCAAAAGAAGGCAAGGGTAAGTAAAAAGATACTTAATCCTATTTAAAACCTATACAGAATGACAGCAAAGCAAGTTTATGAAGGAGTACTTGTAGAACTTAACAAGGTTAATGCTCCAAGCATTTTGCTAGAAGATTTCAATTATTTATTTAATAAGGCGATATATCAATATATTAACAAACGTTATAATATATATGATATTAACCAGCAGACTACAGACGATGTTAGAGTATTAAAGGCTACTGCAGTTTTAACTCCTACTAAAGCATATGGTTCTACCTATGCAGAAGGTAAGGGTTCAGCTCAGTTAAGTACTAAATACAAAAACTTATCTTCTCTGTACGGAGCAACATATGAAGTAACTCTTCCTAATGATTACTTACATATTCTAAACTGCATTTGTAACTTTAAAGTTGCTAAACAGTTTAAATGCTACGATGCTAATAGTTATGTACAATTTGCAGCTACCAGATTAACTTCTGATATGTGGAGTCAGATTATCAATAACTTCTATATGCGTCCTGCTTATAAACGTCCTTATTATTTCATCAACAATGTTAACACATCAGCAGACCTTCCAACGAATCCTCTTGATAAGAATACATTAAAAGGAACTGATATGAATGGTGCTTATAAAGTAACTTCATATATGGGAGCTGATGATGATAACAGCAATTTCCCTAGAACAATTAAAATTGGGGCTAAGGACGAAAGTGTTGTTGAAAGAAACATCGCAAATAGATACGGAAATGCTTCTACAGTAAATTTGGAAATCAGATACGGAAAGGATGACTCTCTGTTTGTTTTGGAAGAAGTTTATATTGATTATATTAAAACACCTCAATATATTCGTCTTACATCTGAACAAATTGATTTAACAGAAGATACTTCCCAAATCATGGAATTCCCAGATTATGTAAATCAACAGATTATTGATGAGCTGGTACACATTGTAATGGAAAACTCAAGTGATCCAAGACTACAAACACATATACCAATATCACAATCTATCGCTAACCCAGCTCAGGCGGTAGAACAACCTAAAAAATAAGTAAAGTATGTTTCAATTTACGACAACAACCCTGATTAATGACAACTTAGATTATACTACAAAACTTCCAAGATGGTCTGCACAAGACGAGGATACTACTCAGGACCCTCCTGTACAAGGAAGCTTTAATGTAAAAAGAGTTGGAAAATTTGAAAAACCAAACGTTGCAGCAATCTATAAAAGAGCATATTCTGCTCCTGTATTAGCTAAAGCAACTTTAGATTTATCTGGAATCACAGCTGCTTCTGGAATCTTTAATATCTTCATGTATATTAGATTATCTGGAAATCAAAACTCTCTATATTCAAATGATATGGTATTAAAGGGAAAACCTTTCAATATCCAATTTGAAAAGAAAACTGGAGAAACTGCAGCTCAATTAGCTAATAAACTTGTAGGTATTGTTAACAAATATCTTAACATGTATAGCTATAAGTACTTCAATGTAAAAGCTAATGGAAATAACTTAGAAATCGAAGCTATTGATGAATATCAAAGATTCACAGCTTTAGATGTTCAAGAATACGATGAAAACGCTGGTCCTATCGTTTATGCTGATAGAGCAGGTGGATTTGTTACTATCTTCTCAGCTAAAGAAGTTACTGATCCTGAATATGATGAAAAGAACACTCTAGTTCAAGGAAAAGAAGGATTTGGTACATATCAACATATTATCAAAGACCTTAGAATTCCTACTCTCGATGTACGTAGATGGGAAGCTCCTTTACAAGACGAAGTGCCCATTATCAATGGAAGATACAATCAGTACACTGTTTACTATAGAAAAGATAGAGGTCTTATGGGTGGAGCTGCTGTTGGACAGCAAGTTGTATCTCAGACAACTCATGTATTCTATGTAAATCAAGCAGTTGCTACTGACTTTGAAGCAGCTCTTGCTAAAGTTGGTACTATTGAAGAAATTACGAAGTAGTCTTTAAAATCTTAAATAAAAAAGGCGGCGTCCGTTAGAGGTCGTCGCCTTTTTGTTTTTAATTACCTTATGATATTTGAAAAATTAGCATCAGCAATATATAATGATGTAGTATCTGGATTACGAGGAATGCATTCTAGTCCTACTATGTCGATAGAACAATTAGAAGATGATATAGTAGATGAAAGATTACAAATCATAAAGGAATATTCTTTAAAAGGTATTCTTCCTGTAAAGGATTTATTACTATCTATTAATTGTATTGATGTTGATTGTAAGGATTTAGAAAGATGTAGATGTAACAGTAAAGGATGTGATACTCCAACTGCTCACTTTGAAATCCCTCAATTACTAAATGACTATGGAGAATTAGCTATAGACTACATTGGAACTACTGACAGAATGATTCCTTTTATTTATTATACTTCTTCATCAGCTTGGCAATACCATCAATATAGAAAAAGAGGAAAGAATCTTCCTTATGTTTGGATTGATATAACTCCAAACGAAAACAATATGTGTGATTGTTTTATCTTTAATGCCCCACTTATTGAGCAAGTAAGTGTTGTGGCAATCTTTAAAGACCCTAGACAATTAGAAGTTTATGGATGCTGTGCACCTATAGAAACTGATAATATGTCCTTTATTAATAATGAGATTAAGAAACGATTAACTGAAAAGAAACTACGTTACTATAGACAGTTTATTGTTCCCAATACTCCTAACACTCAAGAACCTAAACCATAATGGAAAATTTTCATTACGCAATGTACCAAGCTAACCTATTGTATGGTTTAGAATTATTACCTCAAGACTTTGAGGAATATGGATTAATAGCTTGGAATTTTATAGGAAATAAAAATGTTAGATTATATAAATACTGTACCAGAATACAATGCCCTGACTTTACAGTAGAGTTACCTTGTAATGTTGATATTATTGAAGCTGTAACTTATGCTACAGAAGATTGGAACTACGTAACAAATAAGACTCCTAATGGAGACTACAATTCTCAGTTTATAGAGAATTACATTGAGGGAAGAAAATTGTTTGAGAATCCTCTGTACATGTCTGGAAAGTATGCAAAGTATGAGAGAGTCGGAGACACACTTTACTTCGATAAAAATTATGGACAAGTAAATATTCTTTACAAAGGAGTAATCCTTGATGATGAAGGTCTTCCTCTTATAAACAATAAAGAAGCTATTGCTATTGCTACCTTTGTAGCATATAGAAAAAAATATAAAGAAGGGCTTATGACTAATAACCCTAACATTATACAAATGGCTCAATTACTACAACAAGATTGGCTAAAATATTGTGATGCGGCTAGAGTTTCTGAATACATTGATCAAAATGATATGAATGAAATCTTAGATGCAAAAACTTCATGGAATAGAAAAATATTTAATAAATCATATAAACCGATACGATAATATGAAATATGCTGTAGGTCATGCATTTAACATGAATGATATGTTTATGAATTTCCCTTTTGAGAAATTAAAACTTACACAAGAGGATTGTATGGAACTAAATAACAATCCAAAGAAAAAAGAATTTGTAAAGAAAATCTTTAGAGATTGTGTAAGATTAGTAATAGATGATGTAATCGATAACAATACTACATTTATACTTCCTCTTAATAGAGGTACTGCTGATATACATATGAGAAGAACCTTTGGAGAGCAATTTAAGAAGGCAAGACAAAGAGGTAAATGGAGGGGAGTAGATTTTCTCTCCTCTAACTTCTCTGGAAATGAAATAATTCTCCGAATGAATCATAGTGACTTTATAAAAGAAAAAGTAATTTATGTAGATAAGAAACGTAGGGATAGAATAACAAAGAATACCAATGAAGGTATGCAATACTGTTAATTATGGAATTGAAGAGAGTATCAGACTACTATCAAGAACTATATGATCTCTATCCTGATGTTCCTAAAAATGATATAAAAAGGATTTTGAATTATGGTTGGAAATCATTATATTTGCACAATGCAAATGGGGGAGATGTTCTTATAAAGGATAATGACCTTTGGTGTTATATAGGAAGACTTGAAAAGGATTCTTTAAAACATTTCAACTATTATGTAAAGAAATTAATAATTAAACTAAGGACTGTGTATACAAGAAAGAGAATTCCTTGGGATGGTTATTATTATTTTGCTCTGACAGATCCTCAGTATGAGAATTTTTTATCCCAGCATAATGCTAGAGGAAGAAAGCGTAGGAAGTTCTGTTATGGCAACCAAGTTCTTTACAGGATACTTGAAGAATGTAAAATAAATGAACACAGCAAGAAATATATATTTAGAGTTCCTGTCATATCAGACGTGGGCTATCGAATGTATAAAGAAAATTTTACTTCCAGTGAAGCAGAATTAGTAGAGGTTAGAGAACCTTGGAAATTCAAAGATATTTTAGTTACTAAAAATGAAAATTATGAGTATTTGAAGACATGAGTAGACAACAAACTGCTAATGCATTTACAGAAGGAATGATAATGGATTTGAATCCAATCACTACTCCTAATAATGTATTGACAAATGCACTAAATGCAACACTTATTACTTACAATGGTAATGAGTTTGTATTACAGAATGATATGGGTAATGGTAGAGTAGAAACTGCCTACCTTCCTGCAGGTTATGTGCCTGTTGGAATAAAGGAATATGGAGGTATAATTTATGTTGCTTCATATAATCCTCTAACAAATAAAGGTCAATTAGGTTCATTTCCTTCCCCTGAAAGAAATATAAGTAGCGATGAATTAGAACGAGCAAAGGTAACAATCAGCCCTGGTGGTTTTAATTACACAGCCCCAAATCAATTAGACCAAACCATATATAAAGTAAATCTATTTCCTAAAGGAATTGTATTACGTTCTGGAGATAAGTTTACTATTTTAATAGATACAAATAATGCAGCAACGTTAAGTAGTTTTATCTCTAATTACTTAAATGCAACTACTAAATCCTCCGGAGGAGTAGTTACAGAAGGAAAGCCAAAGTCTCCTAAAAATAAATTATTATCAATTACTGTTGCAGTTCTTGATGCAAATAATAATCTTAGAGATATTACAGAGCAATTAAAGAGATTTGATACTAATAGTAAAGTAATTGAATTCGATGCTTCTGTAGCACCTTTAGTTAAGTCAAATGCTGGATATTATATTCAAGCAATGAATACTTCTGAAAGTACTGATTTAGAAGAGTTTAGAAAAAGACATGCTGTAAATACATATAACAATAAAGTATTTGGAAATATATATCTTATTACAACTTTAAATACTATAGAATCTATAGATGTTTCTACTTATGGATTTAGAAATACTACTGATAAAGATGTAGACCTTCCAAATCTTGAAGGGGTGAAAGTTCCTAAACAAAGTGTTTCCGTAGTATTTGATGTAAATTACAAATACAATTGCCCAGATGGAATATATGATGTTATTCCAGAAGAATTAAAACGACCAAGTAACTATAATGAAGTAATTGGATTGTATGAAACCTATTATGGAACAGAAAGTGATTTTGCTTCATCTGGATTTAATTCTAGTAATGTAATAAATGGAGTTCGGATAGATACTACAAGAACTAATAGTAGCCCTAAAGGTTATACTCTTCCATTTAAAGAAGATACGATTGAGAATTATCCTATATATGATATAGCTAAGAAAATATATACAAGAGAACAAAATGCTAAGCTTGATCTTCCTTTAATAAGTAGTGACTCTGATGATGTGCTTAATTATGTCGTAACTCCTTGTATGACATATACTAAACTACCTGGATTACAAGTTAATGGTTCTATTAATCTTGATAAATTAGGAACTGGAGAGGTTAATGTAAATGCTTGGAGATATTTCTGTAATCAAGACTCAATAGTGATTACTTGGGGATTTGAAGCTTATCCTTTGGCAGGAACAGTTATTGATTCTGTAGTTTTTGAGTTTTATGATATATTTACTGGAACTAAAGTACTTGATTATGAAGTTCCGAAGAAACGTAGCTATAATGGAACATTTACTGATACTATAACATTTGATTCTATAGTTCCGAAGAAACTTTACCTAGTAAAGATTGCATATAGTTTAGATGTAAATAGAACAGAGGAAGGAGATGGTGAATATACTACAGTAGGTTATAGATGGTTATTTACAACTCCTTTATATAATGAATATTATTTCTCAGAAACTTATGACTTTAATAATTTTGATACTACTGACCCTGATTTTAATAAGCTCGCGCTTAAAGTAGATATGAAGAATACTTTATTAAGCAGAATTGCTACTCCAGAGACTTTAAGTACTGAAGAATTTACATCTGCTAATGAAAAACATATTTTTGATATTTATAAGCATGCGGGAGGTAGATATACTTATGATTTAGCTTCTACAATTGGTCTGGAAAATGGAGATAATTATCCATTTGAATTAAATCAATCCAATGTTAAGAATACCAAGAAATTAGATGAAGCTAAAATGGCTGTGCCAGAAGTGTTTAATGTTGGTCCTCTTTCAGTAGTCAACATTCCAAATTATGATACAGATAAATTTGTAGTTGATAAAGAATCTGAAATTGAGAAATCTGATTCTATTAATTTAGAGGACTTTAGTAAACAGCAATTTACAGCTAAAGTTACAGGTGATAGTTTAGATATTGAGGCGTTAACTATCTCAAGAATTTATGCTGAAAACAAAATAGTTAAGGATGCAATATTTACTAATCCATATACTCCATTTATTGAAAAGGGAAATGAATCTAAATTCAGTAAAGTCTTCGGTTTTGAAGAAATTAATGATGGAGGATTACTTAGTGTAAAAGAAGTTGGATTTAGCTGCTATGACAAGAGAAGGACGGAAAGAGAAAAAATCAACTACATTGTAAGGTCTGCAAAAAGAACTAAGAGGGATGAACAATGTGATGAAAATGCTTGGAGAATTAAAGAAAAAGATGACCTTTATGTTAAGGACTTCCGTAATGAATTACTAGGAGTTATTAATGATAAAATAGGTAGTCCTATTTGTGCTATTGTAGGTAATGCCGGAGAAATTGGAAATGTTAAGTCAGTATTTACAAATAGTGATAACGATTATACAAGTCTAGTAGCTAATATACAATGTTGCACAAATCAAATTTTAATGTGGTGGGATGGCTCCAACTATATTTGGGTTGAAGATTTTATCTATGGAAGTGGTGATATAGCTTCTGTTGAGATGGCTGAAATTGTTTATCAAACATTTAAAGATGTATTAATTCAACAAGGTGAAACCACAACTAATATTTTCTATGCTATAGACGTTGCCCAATATACCTATAACAATAAGTTTACAGCTGTAATTACTTCTAGATTAGCTAATGAAATTAGTTTTATCAATCAAAACAAAAAATTGATTTCTGAAACACTTGATTATAATGATTCTAATTTAGAAACATGGATTAAAAGAGTTGTTACAGATATTGATGATGCTGCTGAAATAATTTCACATTTAAAGGATTTAGCTACATTTAAACTTGAAGAAGATATTGTTTATTCTACAATAACTACAGAAGTTACAGTTCCAGATATGTCTGATGTATATGGAAGAATGGTACAAGCTGCTTCTGATGCAACTAATGATATTGTTGCCATAACAGAAGGAGGAAGTATTTCAAGAGAAGACGCTTCTGGTAATAAATTTGTAACAGGACAGATATATTATAGAGAAAGTGATGGTAGTATAAAACTCATTCAATCATCTACTGGTAAAGATATAGTTAAGAACTTAAAATATTCCAACAATACTCTTATAGTAAAATCTGCAACAAAGAAATCTAAGTGGGCTAGAATTCGTAGAAGTGGAGATGCTACTTGGTTATTTGAAGGGCTTCCAGTTGTTGATATAGCTTTAAAGAAAATAACTACAGGAAATACAAGATGGGCAACATTAAGTAAATAACATATGAATACACTAAACAATAGTGCTTCAGATTTTAGTTATACAAATCTGAATTTTACACCTCTTAACATATCTTATTATCTAAGTCAAATAAAACCTGAAGGAAAGATTGTTTATGAATACAATCCCTTCAGGAATTTTAGACTTTCTAAGGATAAAACAATAGACGGAACATTATTTGAAGCCGGAAGTGTTGTAGACTTAGATACAGAATTGCTTCAATTTAGCCTTGAGCACCCTGTAGACATCATTACACAGCCTTCATATGATGGTTCTGTCAATTTAATCTTTAATGATAATAAAAATATTCCTAGATTAATAAATAGTAGATTCTCTGTACTTCAAAATAATACTTATGAAATAGTTGATAGGATAGGTAATAATGATACTAATTTATATGACGACGATCAATTTGATTTAGATTCATCTTTATATAAAAGAATTAGTACTATTCCAACTCTTAGCTTTACAGGAGTTTTAGGCTATGGAAATTTAAAAGTAGGAAACTACGTTTTATATTTCAAGTATGCTGATGCTGATGATAATGAAACAGACTTTGTTGCGGAATCTGGAATTATTTCCTGTTTTATTGGAAATGATGGAGATCCATTCTCAGTTGAAGGAGGATTAAGAAATCAAAATAGTAATAAATCTATTAGTTTCTATGTATCAGACATTGATAGCAGTTATGATTATTTGAAGGTTTATTATACAAGAACTACTTCTGATGCAGATCAAAACTCAGTTGCATCAGCATATAAAATAAATAAAAAATATCCAGTAAGAAATGGAGTTTGTACTCTAACTATTACTGGAGATGAAGATACTGATGAAATTCCTATATCTGATATAAATGTACAGTATCTAATTGCAGATAAGGTAAAAGCCCAGACAGTATGTCAAAACATGCTATTTATGGGTAACTTTAATAAGCCAGACTTATTATATCAAGATTTATCTGATATTAGTTTAAGAATACTTCCATACCTAGAAGTATCTGAAGCTGATTCACTAATTGGAAATCTTGATAGTAATTATGTTGATATAAGTGCTTCAACAACTCCTGGAGAATATTATAATACTCAGAATATTTACAACTATGTAGGATATTGGAATGAAGAAATGTATAGACTTGGAGTTGTATATGTAATGAAAGATGGCTCTTTAAGTCCGGTATATAATATTAGAGGTAAAAATAATATTCCTACTAGAGAAGATCTATTTGATGATAATGCTGGATACTTACATGATAAAGCAGTTTATGACTTATTTGATGATGAAGGAAACAGATCATATATTTCAGTAGACGAAGAAACTTTTGAGTTATCAGACTCTAAGAACTATGAAAACTCTAAAGGAGTTATAAAAATAGACCATAATCCAACTGGAAATAGCTTCAAAATATATAGTATTGGAATATTTATTCCTATTGAGGTTGCTGACTATTTAAAAGATAAAGTTAAGGGTTTATTTATAGTAAGACAAAAAAGAATTCCAACAATTCTAGCTCAGGCTTATGTATTACCTAGAGATAGAAATTCAGAACTTCCAGTTATTAATGCTGCAAATGACTATAAGATTGAAAGATTCATGGATAATACTAGAATCTTAAATCAAAACTATACCACTAGATTAATGAGCATTGATAAAAAAGATGCCAACTTAGCTGCAAGAGCCGCTATCTGTCCTGAATATAGTGTTAATCAAGCATACTACAATATGCTGTTTACTGGTACTCAATATGTTACTAAGAATGCAAGAATTCAACCTAATAAACCTACTTTAAGTATAAGTTCGTATAATGAAAGATGCTATTACACAGACGGATATAAAACTAATTCAGACTACAATATTATTAATACTAAGATAATAAGTGTAGCTGACGGAGTTCCAATTGTTGCTATTGAAGACCATCAATTTAGAGCAAGGGCAGGAGAGGCAGAAGAAGCTTTTAGATTTAGATATGCTAAATCTGATAATAAGAAAGCTGATGCTAACAATCTTGTAAGAGGGTTATATGGACCTTATTTAGGAATAACTGGTGAGGTTGGAATTGGAAATATAATAAATATTTACACTCCTGGATATACTTCTACAGTTAGAAATTATTTCTCTATTAGGTATGATGATGATTCTCCATATTATGCGATAGGTGATAGAGTAAGTCTAGAAAGCATAATGGAAAGATTTGATGTGGCTACTCCTGGCAGTAGTGGATTGGCTGGATTTATTAACAACTATTATCGGGGAGATTGCTACATTTGTAATTATACCCACAGACTTAATAGAAACTTCCAAGACCCCGATGCTCCTACAAATGATGAAATTGTAGATGAAAATACATGGAAGGATAATTATAGTATTGATGAAGCTGAAAAGAATTCTAAAATTAATAGAGGTGATGTCAATGCAATTAAGTTGGGAAGTTGGATTACTGTAAAATATCTTTCTACTACAAACTTATCTATACGTTCGTTAGATCCAAGCTATCCAGCAGAAGAAGGATTAACTGGACTAAAGAGAGGGTTCTATCCTTTACAAGAAATGAGTGTAGGTGGTAACTATAAAATTCCTGAGTCTAGCATTATGAATAAAGGTTTTACTAGTACAGTCGGGGAAAAGGTTGCATTTACTCTGCCAGATGTTCCTTATATAAAGAATAGATTTGATACTAGAATTATTTATTCTGATGTTTCAGTAGGAGATGCTTTCAAGAATGGATTAAGAGTATTCCAATTCACTCATTATAGAGACTACCCAAGAACCTATGGTGGAATTATGAAGATGGTAGAACTCTTTGGTAACATTTTATGTATCTTTGAACATGGTGTCGCATTGATTCCTGTCAATGAAAGAGCAGTTGCTGGTGAAGGAAGTGGTGGAAATGTTTTTATAAACACCTCTAACGTACTCCCAGAGAATCCAAAGATGCTGTCAGATACATTCGGTACTCAGTGGCCCGAAAGTGTCATCAAGACCCCGTATTATATCTATGGAGTAGATACAGTAGGTAAGAAGATTTGGAGAACAAATGGAAGTCAGTTTGAAGTAATTTCTGATTTTAAGATTCAACAGTTCTTAAATAGAAATATAAGTTTATCAGAGAGAGAATTAACTCCGATAATTGGAGTTAGAAATGTAAAGAGTCATTATAATGCATTCAAGCAAGATGTGATGTTTACATTCTATGATAATTTATATGGATTTGAGGAAAAGGTTTGGAATATTTGCTATAATGAAGTTTTACAGAAGTGGATAACATTCTATTCTTGGGTTCCTTCTTATTCAGAAAATATTGATAATTTGTATTTTAGCTTTAATAGAGACACATCTAAATGGATTACTAAACTAGCATTAACCAATGCAAAATCTAATAATGCAAGTGGAGTTACTTTATCTGATGTGGTATTTACACAAACAAATACATCTGCAGAACTTGGATTAACTAATAGACCTCTTCCTAATGATGATAAAACTAAACTAGCTAATAAGATTACTATTTCTTATTCTTTAGAAAGGGATAATTTCCAGAACTATAAGAAGTTTGAAATCCTACAATCTCCTTGGAGATTGAGATTTAAAGGGACTTATGCAGAGCTTACATCTAAACCAGTATGGCTACTAAATATCAAAGCTAATGTAGACATTATAGATGATCCAAGTTATCCTGACAATATAAAGGAATATGTAACTGGATGGAGAAATTATACTACAACCAATTACGGATATTATCAATCTACAATTGCTGTTACATCTGATGCTGTTGTAGAAAATCCTTTACTAACTGCAGAAGATAAAGCATTGCCTAATTTATCTACAGATTTCTGGAAACATGGGCAATCTGGAATTATTGATATTAAAGATAGAATCAAACCTACTTATTGGTATGGAAAACAACATCCATTTGAGTTTGAATTTGTAGTAGTAGACAATCCATCTACTCATAAGATATTTAATAATTTACAATTAATATCTAATAAAGCTCAACCTGAATCATTCCATTATGAAATAGTTGGAGAGGTATATGACTTTAGTGATGATAAAATCAGTATGTATTACAGACAAGAAGCTACTAAAGAAATGTACCAAAACTTGGGTTCAGATATTTTATTTGATAATGATTATACAGACCTTAAAGATAGATTAACCCATCCTCGTATATTAAATAGTACTAAGTATGTAAAATCTACAATGCTTCCTACTTATTATACAAGAGTAGATACTTTTAATGAAATAGAAGATTTCTACCATAGAAAGGATGCCAAGAGTGGAGCTACATACATGGGACTTTCTGGAACAGAAGTAGTAAGAGAAGACTTACTAAATGAATTCAGATTATGGACTCATAGTGAAGCCTTAGACATTCAAGAAGTGGGAAGATTGAGGGGAAATATAAATTATCAAGAAGATAAATGGGATGTACAAATTCCTTCTATAATCTTTATACAGAAGAATGAAGATGCATGGCCTGCATCTACTTCAACTACTGCAGGACTTCCACCTATAGTTATAAATCATTTCCCAGAAGATATTACTAAAGGAGAAATTACAGATGATGATTTACCAGCAGATTATAAAGGATATAAAGTTCCAGTTTATGATGCTGTAGATGTATCATTCCTTTCTCCATCTGCTAGAGGTAAATGGACTGACCGTAAGGAAGTAAGACCTAAAGATAAGTATATAAAGATTAGAGTTAGATACTCTGGTGAGGATTTAGCTATAATAACTGCGTTAAAAACATTTTACACTATAAGTTATGCCTAATAAAAAGATATATAAGTGGCAACAAGGAGGATTAAACTCACCTGTAGGAATCCTCCAGTTGCTACAGAACTCAGGGATTTTAAATCAAAATGGAAACTCTTCTTTCATGCCTCAGCCTCCTAAACAACCTATGTTAAATCAAGCTAGTACCACTTCTCAAGGTTTATTTAGTGCAGCAAATGTAGGTAGTACAATGAACATTGCAGGAGGTGTTGCCGATGCTATTGGAAGCCTCATTCCTAAAAAAGAGCAATCTGGATTAACCACTGGATTAAATGCAGGATATGATGCTGCAGCTAATATGGTAAGTATGGTTCCAGGTGTTGGTACTGTTATTGGAGGAGCAATGAAAGTAGGAGGATTATTATCTGATGGACTTACAGCTATGGGAGTTGGAACTGACCAAATGACTACAGCAGACAAGATTATGGATAGTAAATTTTTAAAACTAACTCCAGTAGGTTTAGTAAATGCTTTTGGAGCTAAGAGAGCTGATACTATTACTAAGGATATGGAGACTTGGGAAGACCAAGGTTCTGCTTATGGAGGTTCGCTTGCTAAAGTAGATGCTGCTTCTGAGAAGTCTGGAAAGAAATATGGACTCTTTAGTAATAGAGGAAGAAAGAGAGCTAATAGAGAAATTGCTGAGGCTAAAAGACAACAAACTGCTGTTGCAGGAATTAATGAGACAGCACAGAATAGATTCCAAATTCAGTCCAGTTCAATGGATATGCTTAATAACAGAAATGCTTTAGCAATGGCTGGGGGTTATCAACAAAAAGGTATGTATGTTGGAAAGAATGGATTAAAACTTCCTTCTGCAGAAGATATTGCGAGAGTAAAGGCTTTATCTTCTAAAAAGACTGAAAAGTTTGCAGAAGGAGGAAAAATAAATGTAATTCCAGATGGAGCTCTACATGCCCATAAAAACCATATGGAAATAGATGGAATTACACCTAAAGGAATTCCAGTAGTTACTAAAGAAGATGGTGGAGTAGTTCAACATGCTGAGATAGAGAGAAATGAAATTATCTTTAATAAAGAGGTAACTGAGAAACTTGAAGCACTTGCAAAGGATGGAAGCGATGAAGCAGCAATAGAAGCTGGAAAAATATTAGCAAGAGAGATAATGGAAAATACCCAGGATAATACAGGATTAATAGCTCAAACAGAATGAAAAGACTACTAGTACTACTATTACTAATCTTAGTAACAGCTTGTTACAATAAGAAAGACAACACAGAACACATTACATATTTTGAGAATTCACCTTATACTGAGTGTAAAGTTCCAGTTATTAAGAAAGAATTAAGCGATACAGCTCTATTATTTATAATTGATACGGGAGCAAACATTTCAATCTTGGACGAAGGATGGTATTCTAATCATCGAGATTTATTTACATTTATAAAGAGTGTGGAAACTTCAATATCTGGAATAGGAGGAGTTACTATTGCTACTCAGGATATTGTTACAGGAGATTTTAAAGATGGCTCAGTAACATTCATTACTTCCAATTTAGAAGCTGTAAGAGAAAATCTAAAGAGTAGAGGTTATAATATAGTTGGAATCATTGGTTCTGATTATTTTGAGCAATCTCCTACTATTATAGATTATGGTAATCGAGCTATCTATTCTTCAAAGATAGATACTGACTCAATAAAATTTCATTAATATGATTATAGAAGTAGGAGATAAAAGATTCAATGTAGAAATAGCTCGCACCGAAGAAGAGATGCATAAGGGGCTACAAGGAAGAGATTCTCTAGGTCCTGATGAAGGAATGTTGTTTGTTTATGACGAGCCTGATGATGTAGGCTTCTGGATGAAGGATACTAGTATTCCATTAGATATTGTCTTTATAGATAAAGATGGAGAGGTAATTTCTGTAAAACAGGGAGAGCCAAATGATGAAACTATTCTTGAAGAAGATGGAGTGATGTATGTTTTAGAGGTAAATCAAGGCTCTGGTATTCAGCCAGGAGATGAGATGGAAGAAGTTGATGATGAAGAAGATTTACCTACAATGAAAGTACTTGCTCCTGATGGTTCAGCTCAAATGGAATTAGAAGGAGGAGAACGTATTTTTAGTAGAAAAAATACAAAAACTCTAATCAAAATGGCTAAACGAGCATATTCTTCCGAAAAGGATAAAGATTATAAAGCCTTGGGAAAGAAGGTTTTTAAATATCTTCACATTCAAGACACTAATACTCCAGAATATGTAGATTCTCCAAAGAAGAAAGAAGATTAATATACTTAGTGTTTAGTAAGTATGATTTATCAAATTAATGAAGAATTGCTTTGATATGTCTGTAAATATTACTAATTTTGCTGAGTATTTAAACGTTTAATATAAAAACATAGAAATTATGAAATTAGAACCAAAGGTTAAGAAATTCCAACAAGGAGGTCCGGCTCCAATGCCTGCAGAAGATCCAAGTCAAGCTGCACCTCAAGAAGCTGCACCACAAGAAGGTGGTCCAGAACAAATGTTACAGCAAATTGCTCAAATGGCTAGTGAAGCACTTCAAAGCGGAGATTGTAATTCAGCTCTTGCAGTGTGTGAAGCATTCATGCAATTCATCCAAGCTATGATGCAAGGTGGCGGTGGTGAAGCTCCCCAAGGCGAACCTGTATATAGAAAAGGTGGAAAACTAGTAGGTAGAATGAGGAAGTAAAGAGTTTGAAAGGAGTGTACAGATAATATGTATGCTCCTTTTTTATTATAACCTAAATAATATATGGCACAAGCGATAAGAAAATTCGACAAAGGTGGAGGTGTCTCAAAAGATGAAAATAAAAAGGAAGAAACTACTCCTAAAACAAGACTTTTCAAGTTAGGACCAAGAGAAATAGAAACTGACAACTTATTAAGAAGCGCAGATTCTAATTTTGAATCTTACTTAGAAAGTACAGGATGGAGTAGAAAAAAGAAAGAAGCATTTAGAGAAGCTTATGGAAACTACATTAAAGCTATAGATGCTGGAAATATTTCTGCAAGAGACCTTGATAGAAAGTGGGTTGACACTACTGGAGTTTTAACTAACACTACTGGAAGAGGCTTTGATGCTAATGGAGCAGTAGCCCAGTATTTAGGCACAGTAGCAGAAGCGCTTCCTGACTATATTAAACCTACAAAAGAAGAAGAGACACCTAAAAAGAATCCAAGTCTAAACTTTGGAGTTGGATTTAATAAGTACCTAATGAATAAAACATTCGGAGGTGGTACTTTTAATAAAACAGTGTGGTATAATAAAGACCCACTGGATGAAAAAACTAAGAAAAGAGGCATAGCCAACAGATGGAAAGATTACGTATCTAGATTTAATGAATATGCTGATTCTTTAATAAATAATAATGATATTAATCTTGAAGGAACAGCCTTCCAAAATAGAGAAGATTTAATCAACAGAATAAATGCTGCTAGAGAGGAACTTAACAATTCAGAATACAACAATGCTGACTGGGAAAAACTAGCTGCATTAGGTGTAAACATGGATGATTATAGAGATTGGTTTGGAGAAACTGATGATGCTGTTGCCGCAGCGGCTGCTACTGCAAAACCTGATAACTTTACTGGTAAAGCTGCTACTGATGTATCTAAATTCAATCCTAAGGCTTTAGAGGCAGGATTACTTCCTAGAGTCGGGGAAAATGGAGAACAATTCTATTTAACTCCTGATGGTAAAACTATCCCGTCTGGAATTATTGGAAAGAATTTTGATAATGTTCTTGATAAATTAGAAGGGTGGTACTCAGTAAATAATCAATTGTATGATTATAACGATTATGCAAATTGGGATAAAGATATTCAAGATTCATATAACAGACTTGTAGGTCAAGAAGACTTAAATACAATCTGGACTGATCCATTATTCAGTCAAATTAGTGAGCAAACTGGTCTTACTCATATGGCTGATGCTACTAGATTTTTTGAATCTCTCCATAAGAAAGGAGATAATCAACTAATCAGAGCATATACAAAACCAAAACCTGGAGACCCATCTAGTTATAAGTCACAATGGTTTCAACAAATTAATGGTAGATTTGTTCCTGTAACAGTTGATTTTGATAAAAATAATAACCAGTGGTACATTAATAATAACGGCACTACTACATTAATTGGAACTCCCAGAGCTGCAGGAACTCCTTTAGCTGAGGGAAGTAATGATAAAGTAGAATGGACAAGACCTCAACAATTTTCATTCTCAAACCCTGAAACAGCATACTCTCAAGAAAACATTATCGGAATGTTAGGAAGGCTTGGTTCTTATCCTAATTTATTAAAAGATAGTAGAGTATCTCAATGGCTTACTAATCTTTATAAGAGAAGAGATAGCGGAGAGTTAGATAATATGATGATTGAAGGAAAGCCTCTATCAAGATATATTCAAAATAATGTTATTAATGCAAATCTAGTTCCTAATACTAGAAATAGACCTTTACGTGTTATTAGAGACGATCAGGGTAGGGTTGTAGGAACAACATTTGATGAAATTCCAACACAAGAAAGACCACAACTATCTCAAAAAGTAATCGCAGACCCATCTTCTTTCCAATCATTTGGTTCTAGGGGCTCAATAATGAAGTCTGGGGGAATTATTAAAAAGCAATGGGGAGGTACTATACAAACTGTAACAAATGCAAATAAACCTATAAATATTGATAAGAAACAGAAGGAACTTAATGAAAAAGCTGCTAATAGCTATGATGAAGTTAAAGCCGTTTCTGTTAGAGGAGCTTTTGGAGATCCAACTAAAGAAGAACAAGACCTTATTAATGCAGGTGGAGTTTTAAATCCGAGAGACAAAGTAAAACTTGGTGCAGCAGTTGCTGACTTGGTTAGTGCTGGGATGGGATTTTTTCCAGGAGCGCACGTTGCGTCTGCAGGGATTGGAGCTGCTTCATCAGTAGCAACATTTGGTGCTGATGTATCAGATGGTTTAGATTGGAGTGATGTTGGTAACCTTGGAGTTAATCTTGGGTTAGATGCAATTTCATTAATTCCTGGCCTCAAATCAATAAAAGCTACTAGAGCATTAGGTACAATATCTAAACTTGCAGGGGGAATCTCTACTGCATTAGCAACTGTAACAGCACTAAGTGATTCTCAAAGAAGTTCTATTGGAAATACATTATCTAAAATTACTAGTGGAAAGTTCACTGATTTAAATACAGATGATTTCAAAAACCTTTCTTTAGTTACTAGTACTTTATTAGGTGCAAGAAATTGGGCTAAATCAAGTTCAAACGGAGTTGCCAAAGCAATAAGAGGAGATCATAAACTTCCCTCCCAAGAAAAAGCTGTTCAAGTATTAGTAAAGGGAGAAGCTACCCCAATGTCTGTCAACCTTAAAAATGCTCAAGTACAAGGTAAATCTGCTGCGGAAATAAAAGAAGCTGCTATTGCTGCTGCTAAGAAGAAGCTCGCTACAGAAAGAGGAATGAGTAAAGAGGATATTGAAAAACTAGGAGATAATGCTCTAACTGTAGTTGAAGGACGTAAAAAGCATTTTGTATTCGGAGAGAGAAAAATTCCTACAAAGAATGTTGAAGGTCCAAGAGTACAGTCTGAACCCGGAAAAGTAAGAAAATTTTTCGGATTAACTCCATATCAAGCAAAAGGTAATGACAGGAAAGCTTTCCAACAAATAGAAATGCACTATGATGATTCTTTTAAAAAGAGATTTAAGCAAAGTAAAGGAAAATATATGACAGGGCATACCTACAACATTCCAAAACGACCTAAATTTAATAATTGGGATCAAGTAGTTACTGGCAATATGGGATTAGCTTCTGAAGGTTATCTAAGAGGTATGAGAGCTAAAGGAGAGGCAGCAAGACAAGGAATTCCTTCTTGGGAAAAATATATGCAGCAACTCAGAGAAAAAGTTTCTGGAGAATTAAAACAGAATGCTCAAAAAATTAGACAGCCTTATTATGATAAAGCAGGAACAGACTATATGGATTATTGGATGCATCCAGAATTCTTTAGAAAGGGAGGAAGTATTCCAAAATTTGCTGGAGGAAATGCGATTCGTAATGTAAGTAGTAAAGCTAATTGGAGTTCTGATATTTATGGAAAGAAAGAATTCTATGATTGGTTAGGAAGTTATAATAAAGACAACTATCAAGACTTTAATAAATCTCAGGCTAGTTGGTACACTAACTTACAAAATACAGGATATAAGCCAAATGCTTCCCCAGTATCATTTAATCAAGGAGTTCTTGATAGACAAAAAGCATTTAATACTTATGCAGGTGGAGTTAATAATCTGATTGAAGGACTTGCATCATCTGGAGTTATTAAAAGAGCTGGAAACTCTGGAGATAATCTAACAGGAGGATACTCCGACGGATACTTTGGAGGACAAGAATATCTGAGACATGGAGGATTAAAAGGAGCACTTGATGATAATCAAATAGCTGATATTAATTCAAGAGTTAATAAAAATGGCTTAGAATATTATTTTGATGAAAAAACAGGAATGGGTAATCTAAGACCTTTATTACAGGAAGTTCCTTTAGATGCAGATTTAAATGCTGCATTAACAGTAAGTAAACCTAAGGGAGTTGCTGGAAATGCTGCTAAAGACATTACTGGTAAATCTACACCTGTAATGGCAAATGCTCCTGTAAGTACTGGTGCTGCTCAAGTTCCAGCATCCACTCCAAGGAATGATGCTAAAACAGCTCAGAAACCCCTTGGAGGAAAGAGTTTTTGGAATACACTAGGTAATATAGACCCAGTTCCATTTATTCAAGCAGGAAGACTTGCTGGAAATATCTGGAATAACAATAGAGTTGCTAAGAAGACTAAAGAGGGATTAAAACCATTATTACTTGATACTTGGGAAGCTCCAAGAAGAGTAGTGGGAGATTTAGCTACTAAGCAAGCATATTATGGTCAGGCTGCTGGATTACAATCTATGGCTGGAAGACCTCGTACTTCTGATGCATCTTTACAACTTGCAGGACAATTAGAAGCTGGAAATAGAGCTGCTTCATTAAGAATGCAAGGAGATTTAGCTGATAATCAAATGATTAGACAGACTCAAGAAGCTGCTTGGCAAAGTAATGCTGAGGCACAGGCTCGTAGAAGTGAAGTTTCAAACAGAAATAGAGCTTCAATGCTTGGAATTGAAAAAGCTAAAAAGGATATTGATGCTGCTAGAATGTCTGCTAACTGGACTTCTGTTGAAAACTTTATGAAAGAAAGAGAATACGCTCTTACAACTAATAGAGAAAGAAATAGACAATTCCAATTAGGCGTTCTATCTCAAAATATCCAAAATGCTTCTGATGCAAAACTTAAGCCTTTAAGAGACTCTTTACAGGCTATGTCGGATAGAGGAGAGGATTATACTAAATCTCCACTTTATAAACAATACATAAATACTGTAGAACAAGTTCAAAAGGAAAATGCTAATAAGTATAATCAAGCATATGCTAAAACGTATAGACTTAGAATGCCATTTGCAAAAAAAGGAGGAAGTCTAACTTATAGTGAGCACTCTAAATTGCAAAATCAGAAGGATATATCAGCTGCAGAAAGACAAAATGCTAAATTATTCCAAAGAAATATAGAAAAGTCAGTAGATACAAATATTAAGATGATTAATAATCTATCATCAGTATCTAAACAACTTATAATAAAGTCAATGACATGAAATTAGAACCAATAAGAAAGATGCAGAGTGGGGGTGGAATGCCCCCATTCACTTATTATACTCCACTTGGTCTTACTGGAGCTGCTCCAGCAGAAGCCAGCCCAAGTACTCCTACAATTTCATCTAAGGCATCTTCTGGTGACGACGATGGGCTTAGTGATAAGGATGTACTTAAAATGATAAATAGTATTGATGCATTACCAAGTGATACTAATCAGATTATTAATAGTTTAAGTTGGATTTACAAAAATGATAATCTCTTTACTAATGGAAGAATTAATGCTACTAATGTAAGTACAAGATATTTACAAGCATTAAGGCAAATGAAAAATGCTAACTTTAGTAAATCAGAATATGATAATGCTTTAGAAACTGTCCAATCAAATGGAGGTTTAAATGAAATAGCTATATCCGGTACAGGTAGAGTTGTTGTGCAGGATGAAGAAGGAAGTATTAAACAGGTAACTGCAGAAGAGTATCTAAAGAATCCTGAAAAGTATGCTACTTTAAAGAACTCAGATTTACTACATATAAGAGCCTATAATGATGAAATGGCAGGTCAAAATGATATTCTTAAAGTAGTAAAGAACGGTGTTGGAATGTCTGCCATTAATAAGTCTATTCAAGACACCATTAATAAATTAGGAACAACAACAATCTCTAAAGAAGGTTATGCTCATAAGAAAGAAAATAATATAATTCAAGGTATAGAACATCTTGAACAAATTGCAAGAGAAGGAGCTGACTTATCTGGCATGGGATTGGATGGAATATATAAAACTGGACTACTCAATAAAAATCAGATGCAACAAGCTACTGAGGCAATTAAGTATATAGCCAGTACCCTTGATTCAAATGCAATGACTTTACTTGAAATTAAATCTGGAAATAGTTCTGACCCAAGGAGAGGAGCTCTTGATTTAATTGCCTCAATGGTAACAAGTCAATTAAGTAATACAGTAGATACTAACCTTAATTACGAAGAAAAACTTACTGGTAATCTTACAAATGGAGGAAGTGGTAGCGGAGAAGGAAGTAGAGGAGATATGAAACAACTTGATGCAATTGCAAGTGGAATAGCAACTGTACGAAGAGATTATATCCTTAATCCTGGTTCTAATTATCAATTCGTTGCGCCACAGTCTAATTGGTGGTCAGCGCCACAAGATGTATCAACAGGTAAAGAATTAGGTCTTGATACTCTCGATTCTGTACTTACTAATGCTGGATATGGTTCTTTAGTAATGCAGAACTCTATATACTTCGGTAGTGATAAGGTTGATCCTACTACTGCAACTAGTGTACTTGTTGATCCTCATGAGGGAGTTGCTGAGGTATGGTTGCCTTATGTTCAAACAGCTAATGGCGGAATTGCTCCTAACTTTGAATTGCTTCATATAATTGAAAAAATTGAAGGAGACCTTAGTAAAAAGGGAAATATCTCTGAATTAGAAAGAAGACAAGCATATAAAGATGCAGGAATTGAGCAGTTCTGGAATGTTATTAAAGATCCGAAATCTGCAGGAGAGCAAGGCTTACTTCGCCCATTCCTAGCTCTTAGTGGAGCTACAGCTGATGAAACAGGAAGAAATGGTGTAGTAACGAGCAATAACAAAGCTGTAGAAGAGCTTAAGGGAGATGAAAGAGAAAGATGGAAAAACTTCTTAAATGCCACAATAAATTCTCCAAATAAGAATGGAGGAAAGAAAGGAAATTATGATGTAGATTCTTGGTGGGAACATAACTGGTTTTGGCTATTCGATAACACAGCTGATATGTATAGAGGTACTATTTTAATGCCGTTAGCTGGAGATAGAATAAGTACTGCTACAAGAACTGGTAATATTAACCTACCTAAGACAATGTTTGATGCTAGAAATATTCACCAAGAAGGTTCAATCCGCAGCAATTGGAATCCTATGGGACCTACAAATTTTTGATAATATATGAATAATGAACAACAAAACGATTGGCTAGCCACGATACTCTATAATCCAGATAAAGATTATAGAAATTTTAAATCAGCAGGATTAAACGCCTCAAATACTACTCTTAAAAGTAGAGAAGAATATTTAGATATTCCTGCTATTCAACAACAATTTAAAGATTCAGAAGGAAACTTTGATAGAAAAACATTTGACCAATTCTATGATAGTGCTAATCGTACTTATAATACTTTTGTACAGGACGATTTAGAAGGAAAGTTTCTACATAAAATGGTTACTAGTCCATTGGACTTATTTGCAGATGAAGATACTGAAACACAAGTTCCTTTGTTTGTAGTTCAAAAGGTAACTAACCCTACTCTTAAATCTCAAGGTATTAATGGATTATTCGGAGAAGGTGCAGCCAAATTGTCAATGAGACAGGCTGCACAAACTCAAAAAGTATTTGATACGAAGACTGGTCAAGAATTAGACTGGACTCCAGATGACGATGATAAGAGTGGAATATTCGATTTCATGTTTATCGACCCTTTAGTTGAAGCTAGATGGGAAGAAGATGGTTATCATACTGACTCAGAAGGAAGACAAATAAGACATTACGCAGGAGATTATAAACTCAATGCAAATGGAATGCCTTATTATGAAACTTTAGGAGATAGAGATGCTGCTAATAAGAATTTCTTACACTGGACAGATACTTTAACTACTACTGGTTCAAAATGGGAAAAATATAACTTCTTAGCGTCTGATGGAATTGATAAAAGTGCAATTGGAACTACTGCTAAATTAATTGCTACTGTAGCCCCAATGCTTATTCCTTATGTAGGACAGGTTTATGGAGTTACTACTGGTGCTATGTATTTCGGACAGGCATTATCGGTATTTGGAAAAACATTGATTGACACTGTTACTGATAGTGATGCAGACGACAAACCTGGATTATGGAAATTACTTAATAAAACTGATGCTTTTGTAAGAAAGTTCGATGCCTCACATAGTGACGAGGGAAGTGAAGGAATGTTTAACTACGAACAGTTTGCAACCCTTATTAGTGATGTAGTTGGACAATTATATCAACAACGTTCTATTGCTAAGATTCCACAATGGATTGGATGGGACGGAGGTGCAGCTCGTAAAGCTAAAGCATTTGTAGACAGTCATGAATCTGATTATGTTTCCAAATTTGGTAAGACTTTAAAACAGGCTTTAATAGATGGTGATGTTACAGCTAAAGATTATGTAAAATTGGCTGATAGTAATCTATTAAATATTATTTCAGATTCTAAACTTGCTGCAGCAAAACTTGCAAAGAATGGTTCTCAATTCTACATGGCTATGACTCAAACCAAAGACATGTATGATACCTTTAAAGAGAGTGGCTTTAGTGATGCTACTACTGCAATAGGTATGGGAGCTGCTTTATACGGATTCAATAAATTATTTAATACTTCTTTAGGAGAAGTTGCTCTTAAAGGTTTAGGTCTTGATGAATTAAAGGTCGCTAATAAAAGAATAATGAAGGGCTTTGTAACTGAGATGAAACCTTCATTAGATTTAGTAGAGAAATCAACAGTTTCAAATACAGGTAAACTTAAATGGATAAAGAGCTTAGGGACTAAATTTAAGGATTTCTATGAAAAGCATGTAACTGCTGATCCAGAAGGATGGATTGCTAACTCTCTTAAAGAATCCTTAGAAGAAGTATCTGAAGAAGTATTACAAGATGCTATCTTTGAAGCAAGTAATAAAATGGATTGGGCTTTTAATAAGCTCGGATGGACTCCAAAGAAAGGAAATTATGACTTTATAGCAAGTAGTCCTCTTGAAAGATATTTCATGTCTGCATTGGGCGGAGCTGTAGGTGGAGCTATCTTCCCTGCAATTACTAAATTAGAAAATCTTAGAGACGGAATTCCTGATATTCAAAAGAAAATACCAGAAGCACTTTCTATAGATATTGCTACTGTAATTAGAAATAATGGAGTAGATAAATCTATCGAATATATTAAAGAATCCATGAATAAAGGAGAGCTTGGCTCTACTACATTATCATTAAATCTTGTTACTAATAAGACTGATGATGGTAAGATGTATTATGAACCAGCTAAAACAAGAGAAGAAAGTCAAAATAATGTAATTGGTAATTATCTTATTAATTTCTTAAGAAGTATTGATTCTGTTATTAGTGCAGAAGGATATAATCTTAAAGATGATGAAGTAATTGATAATGCTTTATTAAAGGATAGAAGACTTGCTATTCTTGCACAAAACGGAGTTGCTGAAGATATTCTTTGGGACTTCAATAAAGCTCTACAAGATTATGTAGGAGCTTCTGTAGAAATGAAATCTGCAGGTAAAGATGCTGATGTATCTACTATAAAGAGAAAGCAAACAGAGGCTAAGCAAAGAATTGACGATATTGTATCTGGTAAGAAGAATGGTGAGTATGTAGAAATGATGGCTTTTAGATTGAATAGAAGTATCAACACTCCATTCGTTGCTCCTGATATTTATGCATATTCTAAATACGCTAAAGGCTTAAATTACTCTACAGCTACTGAACAGCAGAAGAAAGACCTTGAAAAGGAATATGAAGGCTATGTAAAAATGGGTCAAAAGGACAAATTTAACCTTGGTTTCCAGATGTGGAAGAACATGAAGGCTGATGTTAGTCCTAGTGTAATGGCTTATAGAGATTCTAAAGTATCTCAACTTAAAAAAGAATTTTATAGAGTTGTAGAAGAATTAGGTAAAAGTCAAGGTATCTCCGAACTTCCTGAATCTGATATTGAGAAATATAAAGATGAAGTAAGAGGAGATAGAACTAATGACCAAATTATTGCAGAGAACAACCTGAATCCAAGAGATAATGCTCTTACGGAGGATATGAAATCCAAATTAGTGGATGAGTATCTAAATGAAGTTATCTGGAAAGATGATGGTGCTAATAGTGGTAAAGCATATAAGGCACAAGCTATGTTATTGGCTAGAAATGCCAAAGAAAACATGGTTGTTGGAGTTAATCCTATTCTTAATCAAAGAAGAACTGGACAACTTTCTTTATTATTTGAATCTGTAAAGAATTTAGTTTCACAGACTGGATTTATGGATAGTGAAATTAAAGATATGGTTGATACAGTAGTGAATGGATACAATAAATTCAGCTTAGAAAATTTCATAAATCATGTAACTTCACCACGATACCTTGCGTCTTATAAAGGATTTACTTTTGAAGATACCTATGGAGATTTAGTAGAAGGCTCTACATACATTGGAACAAATAAAGAGGTTTCAGAAGAAGACTTGAAAAATACAAGTTTTGGTTATGATGAATCAGGAAATAAACTTCCTCCTAAAAAGAATACAAAATACTTTATCTTTGAGCATGAGGATGGAAATTATGCTCTAACCCTTGATCAAGTTCAAGAAGCCTTTAAAGATATGGTATATACAGAATTTGAGGAGTCTAGAACTGAAGCATTAGTAGGGCACAATGGATTATTCCAAGAAGGAAAATTCAGTGAGGATGCATTAGCTGGACGTCTTAAGGATAAATCAGATATAAAGAAGCTAAATTCTTCATTATTAGAATACTTAAACTTCGATGCAGATAGAGTTCAACTAATTGGAGAACTTGATTCCTTTACTAAGATGTCAGTAGTTAATAACCCTATGTGGGATATGTTATCTACTTTATCTGTAAATCTATCTGGAGAGGATGTATTCAAATTATTAAAAGGAGAAGAAGCTAATTATACTGGATTAAATAGTCTGTACGATTATGTAATTAGTAATTCTTTAACTAAGGAACAATTACAAGTTGCATCTGCTGCTGTTACAGCATTAACAGAATCTATACTTCCTTATTTAGTAACCAATACGGGAGCTGTAAACTTTATTGATATTACTAACAGATATAAGAAATCAGTTGGTCAAGTAGAGGATATTCCGTTAACTCAAGAAGAAGTTGTTACAATCCAAAAAGAGCTTGAAGGCTTAAACGGAAAAATTAAATGGCTTATTGCTGTATCTGATATGAATAGTCTTAGTAAGACTGCAGATAGTAGTAAAACCATGAGTGTCGTTCAGAGTTTATTTGCCAAGATTCTTAGTGGTAACGTTGATGATACAAATGCATTCTCTAAATTTAAGAATATTAAATATAAGGATGAAAAAGGAAATGAACATGCACTCATTACTGATGAATTACTTACAGGGGATGAATTAAACCAATTAAATGAGCTTTATAATAGCAAGCAAAGTGATGCTCCTGCGCTTACAATATCTAATGATATTTTATTTAAAGTAAGTAAAGGATTGTATGATAGATTTTCTGGTTTAGATTCTGAACAAAAAGAATCAATTCTTGCACAATTAGCTTCTGGTGATATTGTTGACTATAATAGAGCTAAAGAATCTAGAATAAAAAGCACATCTACTTTGGACGATTTAAAAGAAACTGATGTAGCTCAATTCTTTATACAAGCAATTGCTGTTGACCCTGCTTATTCTCAAAGAGTATTAAAACAAGCTATTCTTGACAATCAAAGACATGCTCCTTTCTATAATCAAATGTTAGACATTCAAGAAATGTTTGCTTTCTATAAAGCTCCTGAGATTTATAATACTTATGTAAATAAAGTAAATGAGCTTAAGCCTTATGTAGTTAAAGAGAATGTCTCTCATAAGGATATTATGATTGTGAGAGGAGGAGCTGGTACTGGCAAATCTACTGGTGTTGCTTTAAATCTTTATAACATGATAAAGATAGATAATCCTAAGGCTAACATTATGATAGCAGGTTCTAAAGAGGATGTAGCAGATAGACTTAAAACAGTAGTTAAAGCAAATAAGAGCTATGATAGAGTTGGATTATTGAAGGCTTTATTTACGGAAGATGCTTGGAAGAATAAAATTCTTGACGCAATCACTACTCTTAGAGATCCTAAAGTTACAGTTGAAAGTATTACAGACGCTCCATACCTTGTAAATAGCAATCCTGGACTATATAACGAAAAATTCTTAACTGCAGAAGACATAAATTTTGCTGCTGTTCCTGATGTATTATTTATTGATGAGTTTACTCACTTTACTGGATTAGAAATGCAAATGATACGAAGTATCAACAATTTCCTTCCGGATGGTAAGAGAATGCTTATCTATGGATTTGGAGATACTAAACAGGAAGGAGTTTTAAGTCAAAACTTAGGAGAACTTGACCTACAAGGAGCACTTATTGAAACTCCTGTACTTTTATCAAGTATTAGAGCTAATAATGTTCATAAGAAAGATAATTTGGATAAAGTTAGCGCTGTTGCAACTGCTGTGGAAGAAGCTGTTGAACAGGCTAGTCTATTAGGCTCACAAGCCAGAATAGATAGATTTAAAACAGAACTTTCTAAAAGAACTACTCTTAAATACTATGAAGAAGAAATAGACGGAGCTATCACACTTCATGGAGATAAATTAGCTGATGAATCTGCATTGACTGTAGGTTATCTTAGAAAATTAGCTAAAGGATTGGGAGAAAATGAAAGAATGGCTCTTATTACTGATAACGTTCTATCTGATTTTAGAAAGAATGTATTTAGTGAAATAGAAAAAGAATTTGGCGATAAAATAGCAGTAGTTGATAAAGATAAGATAGTGGTAGTTGATTCTCGTGATGTTCAAGGTTCAGAATATAAATATACTATTACTGATGTAGGATGGTCTGGATTGGATAATACAAAGGACTTCTCTAAGAACTTGAAGTATTTCTATACTTTAATGAGTCGTTCAGCAGATGGAAATATCTTTGTAAAGAAAGATAGAAATATTGTGGGAAATGCAGAACGTGTAAATACCACAAGTACTTCTGAATTAAAACCAGATGATATTTCTAAATACAAGAGTTTAATGCTTGAAGTTATTAGGGGAGAACCTTTAAAAGCTCCACAAGAGGAGGCACTCGAATCTGGAGATGCTAATGTAGCTCCTACAGTTGAAGTAGTAGAGGGGCAAACATCTGATAAAGTCGGAATGATTGACGATAAGTTAGATGAACAAACTGCATATAATAGAGCCAAAGAAAAAGATGACAAAGAGGTGGCAGCTGCTAAACCTAAAAATGGATATACTGAAAATTCAGATAAGTCAAGTATAGCTCATACATCTTCGGAATATGAAGGATTAAAAGCATCTACTTTCCAAATGAATTCGTTCTATAATCATACTGCTTTAAGAACTACTGAAAATGGAACTGTTGAGGCTTTACCTATAACTAATAATATTTCTGAGGACTTACAGGGATTCTCTGAATTTATTTCAGGAAAGACCTTAGAAGACATCAGAATGATGGAGTTATATGGAATGCCTAATGTAGACTTATTGAAATCTTTAGCTACGTTAAGGTCTTTATTCATGAGAAATAAATCTGATATTACTCAGTTATTAAAGACTAAATTATCTTTATCAAGTGACTACTATAAGACTTTAAGACCTTTCATTGAAAGATATTTTGATGGAGATCCAAAGACTAAATTCAATGCATTTAGAGATGCAATTATGAATGGTAACTTCTTGTTGAAACTTACTAAGTTTAAAGAAGGATTTGATAATGCCCATAATGTAGAAAACTTTGAGCCTCTCGAGGAAGGCACTTTATTCAGTAGAGTAGTATTCCAAATTAATACCAATAAAGGCTTATTAGACATAACATTAGGTTCTACTTCTAGTATTAAGAACATAATTACTAATTCTGGAAATGAGAATTTAGTTAATATCTTAAAAGATAGAAAAACTCTATCTTCTAAAATTGATGCTAAAGGACAAGTATATTATAGACTTTCTGATTTTAGTGGAATAAAGACAAATATTGAATATGGCCAGGATATTTATCATGAAAAAGGAGAGAAACGTAATAAATATAAGTGGCTTCCTGAAGTAAGAAATAAATTTAATAGAGGTTATACTCTTGATAAGGTTAAGCATAACCATCCAGAATTGCAGTTTAGTACTACATATTATGATGCTGCATATGAGTCAGACAAGACAATAACTAAAGGTTATCCTGTTGTATTTATATCTGATGATTTATGGGGACAAACTCCTGGAGAACTTTTAGGAAAGCATGTTAGTAAAATTGATGCTATCTTAGCTGCACAGGCTAAAGGCGATACAAGACCTCCAAGAGACTTGATATTTGGAGTAAGTAAAGGAGCTTTAAATATGAGAGGACTTACTATGAAAGAGTTCTTTACTGAATGGAAACAAATGGAAGATGGTCATAAGACTGGTGGTAGAATTTATCGTACTAATGAGTTTGGTAGACTTGCTCGTCCGGTTGAAGCTGCAAGATTCTTGTATAGTATGGCTAGCTTGCAAGCAGCTACAGTAGAAGATGTAGAACTATATAATAAGAGTGTTGATGAATTTAACAATTCTTTAGTATTTCCAGCAGAAGAGGATTGGAGAAAAGTTAAAATAGCAGTTGGAGAAGATGGAAAAGTAGATGAAGTAAAACTCAAAGAAATTCAAGACTCTATTAAGGCTATGCTTGCAGATTTGGAAAATGAGTTCCCACAATTAAGAGTTGGTGCTCTGTTTGTTTCAAAAGCTGCAATGAATAAGAAACTTAAAGAGAAAACTGATGAGAGAAACAAGAGTACCAGGGATAATCCTTATTCAATAAAGAAAATTTCTGATTATCCAAGAATGCCAGTATCTACAACTGAAGTTATGGAATTATTTAAGAGTATAGGATTAATGCCTGGGAAGTCTACTATAGACAGAAGCGTTGCGACTATCTTAAAGAATTTCAGAACAGAATATGTGAGCATTGATACACTTTTAGAGAAATTGACCGATCCAGAGAATGATATTTGGAACTCTGATAAAATGCCAGTAGGATATAAGAACGGGGAAGGGTTTGATCAGGAATTAAAGAATTCTGCAATTAGATCATTTACTGAATTGGATACTGCAATTAAAACTTATCCTATTAAGAAAACTGATGCTATTATTCCTCTTGTTCAAAAAGGATTTATTATGGGCTTTACTAATTCTCATAATGTAATTAGAAGGCTTTTATATAATAACTTAGAAGTAAGAGGTTCTGATAACATGAGTGTGTTCTTACAGGCTATAGACTATGCAGGACTTTATAATTTTGGTGTTTGGACTAATGGATTAGACTCTTCGAGCAACGTTGAACCTCAACAAGGCTATTATATGTCTCCTTTATGGGATAGTGATTTATACTTCGATGGTCCTATTCAAGCCCCTAATTATTATATTGATTATGATTCTATAGAAACTACTGAAGAGTATGAAGTAAATAAAACTCCTGAGGCTGTTGCGGAAGAAAATCCCGAAACTGTGGTTGGAAATCCGACAGCTCAAGAAAATGCTGATAATCTTGCTTTAGAGACATCTAAGAAAGAATTACAGGATATTATTAGGAGTTCTATAGAAAATAATGTATCTTTGCAAACAGATGAAGTTTTAGGTGTGATTAATGCCGCAATTGAATCCGATATTGAACCAGTGGGAAAAACTCTTGAAGAAAGAAGGGAATCCTACAAAAGTCAACTTATATCAAAGGCGAGAGAAAATCTTAGTGTAATGCCAAGAAAGGTTTTTGTAAACTCACAAGGTATTGCGTCAATAACTCCAACTTATTATCTTGATAATGACTTGCAAGTGCGTCCTGATATTGCTACTGAGGAATCAATGTCAGACTTCATTACTAAGGAAGAACTATTAAAGAAAACTCCAATAGCTTCTGTTATGTTAAAACCAGAAGATATTAAGTTTAATGAATCTGATGGAACCTTCTCAATTAAAGTAAATCGCATTACTTATACATATCGGTATGACGGTGAGTATAATCTTGAGGAAGTGTCAGAATCTGAAGATCCGGTAGTTTATGACGTTGCAAAGGAGTTTGAAAAATATTCAGGAATTCTTACTAAAGGTATAGAAGATGTAATTAAAGAGGGAAGTAGACAAGTTGATGTTACTAAAATGAGTCCTAAGGAACGAATAGCATACAACAAGAGTGCTAAGTTAGCAAGTTTCTTTAACTCATTAACTCCTCAACAATTATCTGATATTTTAAACCAAGGCTTTGCTGCTCCCGAATCTTCTTATCTCGATTTAATTGAGCAAGTAACAGGGGCCTTAGACATTACACCAGAAATGAAAAGTGCAGATGGCTTACTATCTGCTTTAAGAACTAATTATACTACTAATAAAGACGGAAAATCTAATTGCTAATGGCAAATTGTAAAACATTACCGACTTCTGGAGAAATAAGTGCTGCTTACGATCAAGCATTTGAAAATCTTTCAGAAGATTTATTTGGAACAGTTGAAGGTAGGAGAGAATTTATCTCTTCTGCCTTAAACTATTTAAAAGATGATTGTGCTGTAGTCCCATCACAGCAAAGCTTACAAATGATTGTAAAAGAACTTATATCAAATGACACAGACCTTTACGAAGGAGCTATGGAGTTTGAAAATAATGCACAAGAAATCGAGGCTTTAGTTACAGAAATGTGGGACGAAGTATCTATTACACCAGATGCTGAAAATATTGCACCAGAAGCAAATGATTTCCCACAAGCTCCAATTCCAGTATTAAAAGATGGGTTGAGTACTATTTTTGATAACATTAATGACCAAGAAAGATTCATTAGACTTTATCAAAATGATATTGTGAGATTTGCGTTTGTTAACTACAACAAGAAAAATGGTCCTGCCTTAGTAGCTACTGCAAGAGATTTGAATGAATCTATTAGAGAATATAAGAACCAATTATTTAGATCCCTAGCAGAAGATTTAGGTCAAACTCCTGCTGACATGTACTTTGGAAAGACATTTCAAAAAGGAGTTTATGATGATTTAATTGATTCTGCGAGGATATTCTTCTATCCTTATACAAATACTGGAGTATTCAAATCTGAGGACCCAAAGATTATATCTGCCTACGGTAAATTTATAATGCTTACTAATTTTGACTCTTTTGTTCATAATCATAGTAATGGATTGATACAAGTGGCAAGAGGATATATGGGAGGACATATTGAACCTAAAGAAGGAGTAAAATATTCCTATAATTTAGGAAAACATATTAAGCAAGATTATAATAATGAATTACAAGACATAAACGAACATGTCAATGGTGCAGTTCAATTATTTATTAATTCTATACCTTTATTGGATACTAATGGAACACCTACGAACCAATTTGTAGAATTTAAAACATTTCAATCTTTAATAAGAATATTTAGAAATATTGCAGAAACTAATGATGGTATTTCTAAAGAAATAAGAAATAATCCAAGAGAAGCAATTAAGGAGATTGTAAATATTGCTTATAATAATAGACGTACTTACTTTACTGGAAATGATGCTACTTTATTTCCGGCATTTAATAGTATATATCATTATGTATTTGATACTAGAAACCCAGGGAGTCTTGCATCTTTAGAGAGTAAAATCACTTCTTCAGATCAGGCAAATTTATATTCTATGATTTTAAATCATATTAATAAAACATCTCCTGTAAGCTACTTACAATATAAGTACAATCCTGAAACTGGAGCTTATGTTATTAGTTATTTGGATAGTGAAGCAATCAGTCAAAAGCAATCTGACTTAGAAAAGCATTTAATGTATCAAAGTAAATTTGCTGCATATCGTCAAGTATTTGATAAACATGATATAATTCCTATAAGAGATATTTATGGTCAAGTTACTGATATGGCATTTAATGTTGGAGGAGTTGGATATACATATAACTTAGAGTCTCATAACATATTAAGAAATGGAACTGTTCTTGAAGACTTTAAATCTGACCTTATTGCAAACAAGAAAGGATGGAGTGAATTCTTTATTGATGTTTTACAAAGACCAATAGACACTACATTCTTAGAAACTGCAATGGAAATTAATAATAACGAAGAACTTAAAGGCTTCGTTACTGTGGCAGTAGCTACACTTGCTAATTCTGACATGAAGAGAATTGCAGAAAGAGACGGAAATACTGTTAGGGATGTATTGGAGGGTGAGTATTCAAAGATGCTTCCTGAAGACAGTAAACTAAAGACATATTATGAACAAGGAATTGACTCTATAAGAATTGGTGGTGTATTAGGCTCACTTGGAGGATTGAAAGCATTAAGTAGAACTATAGCTGCTAATAATAGAGACACTACTAAGAGTTACGTAAAAAATGCTGAAGGGAATAATCTTCCTAAGTATCGTTTGACTAGTGCAGGTAATGATGATATTTTCATCTTTAATGATGTAAAGGAGCAAGTAGCTCTAAGTCTTGACACTAATCCTATGGCAGCAAATCTATTTATAGCTGTAGATGGATTGTTAAAGGGAACTGCTTTAAAGACAGACTTTACTAATTCGGAAGGGCAAACAAAGAATACATTCAAAATGCAAGCTAATGAATTATTATATTCTCAGTTTGTATTTGATTACCTACAACCTAAGAATAAAAATGTAGCTAATAGACAATCTAATGAACTTTCCGGAGTTGTAGCAATACAGCCAACAACATATTCTGACAAATCTAATATCTGGGTAAAATTGATAGATATGGATAAAAAGCTTACTTTTAAAGATATTTATGGAAATGATGTCTTTACTAATAAGTCTTTAAATGAAATGAATACAAATGAACTTGATCAATTAAGATTCTCTACATTACATGGAATGTATTCTAAATTATCAGACCAGCTTATTGAAGATTATAAAGAATTATTCTTAGCTGCTAATGGAATTCTTTATGGAGGTCCAGGGCATATAGGAATAGAAGCTTCTGAATATGCTATGCTGAATTCTGACTTAAAACCTTTATTTGAAGAAGTAGAAAATACTATAGGCGATGAAGGTTCATTCATAACTTATGACTATAAAGAAGGGCTTACATTAGAAGACTTCTCTCCAATCATTGCTAAATTAAACGAAGGTAGAATACATCAAGCTATTCAATTCTTACAAAAGAATGGTAGAGAAATTGAGATTCTTCCAGAAGTTCATTATACAGTAAGAAGCTTTAAAGAAGATGGAAAGAAGAAAAAAGTATTACAACTCAATACAATCTTATTAGAGAATATTAAAAACTTCTCTTTAAGAGATAAATCAAATAAGTCAACTATTGATAATATTCCCGATTCTTATTGGGTAAAGGAGAAGGCTCAGGACAAATTATATGCACTTACTCTTAGAATGAGTGATGTTAAATTTGATCTGTATGATGAAAATGGAGTTGAAATGACTTCATTGACTGGTAACCTTAATATGACAAAGTCTGAAAAAGATTTTGTAAATATATTATCAGCAGAATCTAAGCAGACTTTATATGATAGGTTGAAAATTACTTCGGACGATCAAGCTAATTACAAAAACATTTGGGTTAATGAAAGAACTCAAAGACTAAATAATTTTTATATTCTTAAAAAGAATGGAAGTAAATATGATATAGTAAATAATGTTGATTTGATGGAAGTTGCAGATAATACTGATTATGAAGTATATCTCAATCCAGAGCTTGGCAATTATAAATCACTTGATAACTTAGTAAGTGACAACTATAACGCAGCTACTATAGGACTTCCTTTCTTGCATCCCGCAAAAGGAGCTACATCTAAGAATGATTCTTCTTTAATGGAAAAACTTGTAGAAGAGGCTGCTCGTACTACTGCTATGTATAAACGTGGTGTAGTAGTCGGAGCTACAATCCATCCTTTTATTAAGGGTAAAATTACAGGTATTCCAAACAGATATAAACTTGCTGTAATCGAAGACTTATCTACTCCTGTATTTAATATTCAAGGAGATGAAGAAGGGGCAAAGCAATTTGATGGTGGTATTTTCTTACACCCTATGATTGCAAGATATGAACAAAATTCTCTTGAAGAAATAGAAATGAGTCCTATTCATAGAAAACCTCTAGGATATTTCTCAATGTCTAAATATATGTCTTCAGGATTATTAAAATGTGCTACTTTTGCTCTTACTAATGAGTATATGAGAAGTGCTCAAACTGGCTCGATTGTTGGCAATTCTTTAATGAAACAAATGTCTGACATTACTTGGGACATTCCGAATCTTGATATAACAGTTGATAGAAATGGAAAGAAAATCTCATACAGTGGACAAATGTATTTAGACCCAAATACTCTAAAGAAATGGAAAATAAGAAATATTACTAAAGTTCATAAGTTAGGCTTTAATGAAAATGGAGAACTTGATAACACTTATGAAATTGAAAGAGTACAATTAAATACTAATGGAAATTCATTAAAGATAGATGGAAAAGAAGTAATTGAAACTATTAAAGTAGATATTAGTTCTAACTATGATCTATGGATGGCTTTAGGTGGAGAATTTTCTATTTCACTGGATAATGGAACTCTACTTGGAGACGAATCTTCATTAGATTTACTTGCTGACGTTGGAAATAGAATTGGATTTAATAAGTTTACATATCAGAATAGTCCTCTTATTCAAGAAGCTATTAAGCATGGGTATGATATTACTGCCATTAGTCAATTAGGTGATAGAGGATTTAATCAAGATATATCTCAAAATACTTATTATCAACCATTAAAATATTCTGATATTGCTTACTTAGCTACTGCTGGTGCTGTAAAGAATGGAATGGCTAATCTAAATCCAGGAGGAATGTTTAAAAATGGATATAATCCTAATATTCCTGCTTTACTGGATTCTGATAGAATAGTATATGGACATCCCGCAATTGGTAAGACTACATTAAAAAACTCTCGTTTAGGAGATTCCATTATAACTTTAGACGATGATTATAATGCCAAAATACGTGAGTTCATTGAACCTCGTTTAAAAGAAGGACAAACTACTCGTGATTATAAACGCGAAGCTCCAGAAGAATATAAACAAGAACTTCTTAGAATATATGATGATGCTGTAGCAAGAGCCAATGCTGAAAATAAGAGATTCTTTTTCTCTGACCAAGTACTTCTTAAAGCTCTCGATGAAGCTGGAAGACTTGAAGAAATTGATAAAGTTTTAAATATTGGAGAAGAGGAATTTGTTGAAAGAAACAGAGACAGAGGTGAATTAGACGATACTAATACGAGAGACTGGAAAAAAGGAATTGATACATATCTTAGCAAACTTCCTGATAGAACTGTAGATGTAGGAAGAAGTTATTTGGGAGACATTCTTGAAAACAGTGTTAAGGGAAAACAACGTTCTCAACTTACTTATATAAATATTAAACCAGATTTTATCGGAATTCAATTAAATGCTGAACACAGCGTTGATGAAGCAGAAGTATCTGAAATGACTCAGGTAATTGCAGCTCTTGAACAAATGAGTGCCAGTCATGGTTTGGCAAATCAAGTATATGAAGATATTGGTAGAGTAATTGCTAAAGGTCTTAATGAATATAACTTCGATTTAAATAGCGAAGCTGACAAAACTAAAGTATATAAAATTTTAGGAAGAAATCTATTAAAAACATTTGGAGGAGATACTGATAATCTAGGACTTGCTTCTGCTTTCTTAGAATTAGTAAAAGAAGACATCCTTAGTGATAAGTCTTTAAATCAAATGAAATATAAGATTCCTTTTGATGATAATAACATATTTGGTATCTTTACAAATGGATTTACAAATGGAATTAATAGAGATATTATCAAGCGTAAATATAGTGGTCTACAAGCAATCTTAAATCCATCACATGATGTTGTAACAGTTTATGATAATCCTAAGGGTGGAGTTTGGAAATATACTGATATTTTATATAATTCTGCCACTCCTGCTGAAAGAGATGCTTACTTTAGAAGTATGGATGTGTCTGTTCCTATTGGAGAAATTAGAGCTGGAGATTGGATTCAAATTGGAAAGAATCCTCCTGTTCAAGTAATGGGATATAGAAATAGTAATTTAGGACAAATTGGATTACTAGACCTTAAAGACTTAAGACTACAAGGCACTTTAGATGTTAAAAGACTTGGCTCAAAAGGAAGAAACCTACGTTCAGCTAATCATGTTATTACAGTAAATAATGCTGAAATACTAAATGGAATCAGTCTTTTTGATGCTTATGATTTGGATACTTCAAGACTTTCTTGGGAAATTCAAAATAAGGGATGGAAACAAACAGTAAATCTTGACGTTTGGAATGAAGTAGTTCAAAGAGTTAAAGATAAATTTGGAAAGACAATAACATTTGATACAAGTGTAAATGAAATTAGTAATTATCTTAGAGACTTAATTATTGAGGATTTAGATTTAATTGCTAATGGTCAATTTAGAATTCCTGTTGCTTATCGAGCTTCTGGACAAATATTTGCTCCTGTACTTAGTGATAGATTTGATGCTAATGAACTTGCTATTGGTAAGAATACTGCATCTAAATTCGGATTAAGAATTGGAGATTCTTTAGATACTATTGCTGAACATGGGTCTTCATTCTTTGAAACAAGACAAAGAGAAATTATTCAAACTGACGTAAGTAAGAGAAATTATGATATGTACTTTGTTAAGAATAATAGAGAACACTTACATGTTTTATTAAATAACAATCCTGCAAGTCAAGCAAGAATTAATTCTCTTATTAAATCAGGACAATTAGTTGAAGATGCTTCTATTGATAAAGCTACTGTAAATGGTAAAGAATATATTATAGTTGATGGAGAACAAGGTTATCAAATAAGACCTGGAGATAAATTCTATACTTACAATACATCCTCCGGAAAAAGTAGAAAGTTCCTTGTAACATCTAATCTAAATACGATTAGGGATATAGACAGGTCTAGATTATATAATAATGCTATATTTGAATATAGGTCTGATAACATTGCAACATTATTCCCTATCCAAATAGAATCTTCATTTACTGCAATAGAAGATAAGGACACTTTACAAAACTGGAATGAGCAATTAAATGCTTCCCAATCTGAGAGTGAGAAAGAAGCGCTTGCTAATCAAATAAATAGTAATTCTAAAATTGCTTTAGAGAACAGAATAAAGAAAAGTTCTCAGGATATGTTTACATCTTGGCAAGAAGCCACTAAGTTTATTGTAGCACGTATTCCATCTCAGTCAATGCAATCCTTTATGAATATGAAGATTGCAATGTTTACTGAAAGTGAGACAAATATCTGCTACGTTCCTGTTGAACAGATTTGGTATCAGGGTTCTGATTTTGACATTGATAAAGCATTTATGCTTGGAGCTAGTATATCTAATCAAGGAACGTATTATAATTGGAGTCCTTTATTTAATTTCCTTAATGAAGAGACTTTAAATATGTCTCATAATCTTCCATTCCCTACTGGTAAACATTTCTTCCCAACAGAAGATGTTTCTGGATTTATACTGGAAGGAAATTATGATGCATTGTTAGGACAATCTTTAGAAACTATAATGAATTCTCCTGAATTATATAGTCAACTTGTTGAATTAATAAGAGAAACATCTGATTTACCTGCAGAAGGTAATTCTAATAGAGTTCTTATTCAAGGTCTTGATGAAGATTTAGTTGACATTATTAATCAACACAGTCAATATAATTTAAGTGAATCTGATTATAGAGAAGCAATTAAAAATAAAATCTTTAATGCTTTATGGAGAATTGGTTCTGATGTTAAGAATGTAGTTTCTGCTACATCACCTATTTCAATGGGTCCTGCACAGACTGCTGCAGAATTATCAACCTCTGGACAATTTAGTAAACTTGTTTCTAATGAAAATCCAGGTGCTAGAGTAATTCTACAATATCAAAATAGTATTGGTAAAGATGGCATTGGTGTATATGCTACTGGTATTAAAGTATTCTCTATCTTATTGAATTATTACAATGAGAAAATTAATGGAGCTACTGAAGAGACTCTTGGTAGATATTTATTCCATGATATTAGAGGTACTAAAACAGATGCTTCTCCTGATGAACTAGCTAAGAGTGCTGGAATACTTGAAGTATATGATAATAAAGGAAATATAATTGAATTAAGAGAAACTCCTACATTACCTAACATTGCTGTTAATTATCAGAATAATCCTGCTATAACTGGATTGGCTGAAAACATACTTCGTAGAGGTCCTCAAGAAGATGTATTCTTAACAATTTCTGTATTATTATCTGCAGCAACGGATAATGCTAAAGAGCTTATTCTTGAAAAGATTAATGCAGGTCCAGATTTAGCCTCTGTATATATTTACTTATTGGCTACTGGAATTGATTTCAAAACTGCTTCTGACTTTATGACTACAAGAGCTGTTACAATGGCTAACAATAAAGCTAAAAAGGACATCTTGTATATAAATGGTAAGAAAAATAATTTGAAGAAGGCTGTTCAATATTATACTGAAATGGCTGATCCTGATAATTACATTCCTGTAATGTTCCAACAATCAATTCAAGATTGGGGAATGCTTACTTTAAATAAGTTAGCTAAATATCCTCAATATAAAGAAACTCTTGGCGAATTATTAAAGGGAAGTACTGACTTCTTTGAAATTCTTAATAAGATTACAGACGATGCTTTATTAGATGAAATACATGATTTAGCATATAATGGAGGTGAAGTATTAAAAGTAATCAAGAAAAATCGCCAGAAGAAGAAAAAAATGTCTAATGAGGAAGCTGAGTTAATGTATGAGCAAATGGATGATATTGATTGGGTTCAATCAGAATACTCAGAAGATGTTACTGGTCCTCGTGTTGATGCAAAAGCTGATAGAATGAGATTAATCTTCTCAAGATATATTGATGAACTTCATAATAGACAAGCAGAATTACGTACTTTAACTGATAAGGATTTACACAATATGAAAGTCCTATTAGACTTAAAAGAAAAATCTGATGAGCTTACAAGGCTTGGAAGATTCGGAAGTTTAAATCAAGGTATTAAAACTAAACTTGTTGAAAAAATTAAGTATATTAATCAAATGGAATCTTTCATCTCTAATAAGTTTAAAAACTATAATAGAAAGCATAAACTGAGAGCAAATTCTGAAGGATATTTACCAACAGACTTTAATTTATTAGAGTTCATAAATAATGAGGATTATAGAAACACAATGATAACTGCCTATGAGTTAGCTAAAGATAAGTTTAATATCTTAGACATCATTACTTCTGTTCCTCACTTCAATCAAATGCTTAATGCATTAGCAGTAGATAGTAAGGTTCTTGGAGCTTATACAGTAAAACATAATCTTGCTAAGAGTTTAGCAACTAGAGCTATACAAGATGGAGTTATTCAAAATCTCACTCAGAGAGATATGAGTGAAATTAATAGGTTTATTAGTGATGCTACTATTATTAAGTTCTTGAAAGGAAATCTTACTGATAAGATAACATTAAGTCCAGGTATGAGTATGTATAATGGATTAGGAAAAGTAGTTCCTGTCCCATCTGCAGGTAAGACTTTGGATTTCTCTAATGTGTTCGATAGAGCTACTTTTAAATTGTGGTTTGAACAAGAATTCATTCCGGAACAAAGAAGAGCCAATCCTACTAATAAATTTATTCAAGCTCTTACAAGTACTTACTTTAAAAGAGGACAATTTGGAGACTTTAATTTCTTATATAAACTTCCAATTGATTTAGGAAGTCTTGAAGTTGAGTCTAATCAAATCGCTTTCTCTAATTACTTAAAGGCTTTTGATGAAATTAAACATACTAGACCGTTATCCTATTCAAACTTATCTATGGGAGATTTATTCTTCTTATATAACTTACTTGTAAATAAGAATGGTTTTGGAGATAATACTCTTACTAAGATATTTGAAAATTCTTTAAGTATTAAAGATAAAAATGATAGGGTTGAAGTAGAGAATAGTTTAATCTTGAAGTTTATGGACTTTGAAGGACAGCTTAATCCAACTCTTAATGGAGAATCTGCAGGTCTTATTGAAGGAGAGGATTACAACTACAACGATTTAGTTATAAGACTAATCAAGAAAGACGAACCTAATAGAACTAAGTTTATTAAAGAATATGATCCTGCAGAAGGAAAGACAGTCATAAAGATGGAAGACTATGGTCAAACTTCAATTGTAGATATGTTCTTAGAAAATAACACAATGATTATGCCATTCTTGAGTAAAGGATTTACTCAGTTTAGTCAAGAAACAATGAATGATATAGTATCAAAACTTGTAAATTTAATATCAAACAATAAAGCAGAAGTAAAATTAACTTGCGATGAGTAATTGTATTCAAATAACCATTGGCAATAAAAAATATCAATTCAGGGATGTGGACCTTCAAAAGTCTTCATCCTTGAATGATGTTTTAGCTGCTATAACAGCGGACCCTTATTATGCCAGCCAATTAGACACTTTAAATACGGAATTGAATCAGACTAATCTAGATGAGATTGAGTCTACTAAAGATATTCCGGAAGATGTAACAGATAGAAACACATATATTGCTGACAACCTAATGGGGAATGTTAATCCTTACACTTTTGTACAAATTTACAAGAGAACTGGAGTTCCCAATTCAGAGTTTCTAACAGCATTTAAAAACATAATGGATAGAGGTAAATCTAACAAATTAGGTTTTCTAATATCTAATTCTCCAACCCAAGTATATTTAGGAAATAATAGAGACTTAATTGTTCTTAATAAGAATGATATGTACAATATGCCTAAAGTATTAGGTGCAATGAGTTATGTACATGCTCATAATTCTTTACTTGATAATCAGTCAGCAATTTATAAGATGGCTGAACAAGTATATGATTCTATAATGCAGGAACCAACTTCCTTGCGTGAAGAATTATCTAAAATTCCAGATAAGTATTCAGCTCTTAGAAGATTACTATATTATACTCAGTCGAGTAGATATATAGATAATCCTAATATTGCTTCTTTTAGAAGACAAATAGGAGACCATTTATTCGGAGAAACAGTGAGAAGTATTAGAAATAATAAAAACAAAGATTATTTCAGACTTCTTAATCTAAATCCAATACAGTTTAAAGCATTAGAGGATTTAGTAATACAACAAGAAATTCCAGTATCAATAAACTTTGGAAATTCTTCTGTACAAGTAAATGACCTTAATAAGTTCAGATTAGATTATATAGAAGCAGAGAAAAGAGATAATTCAGATGTTGCAGATATTACTGATGATATGCTTGCAACAAGACTATCTTCTTTAAATCCTGCGGGAGCATTTGATACAAGTCTATTCCCTACTAATAAAGGTCAAAGACTATTATTAATGACTAATCCTATCGGAGCCTTTGTTTATGATATTTCTAACATGGGTAAAGTTAGTAAATATGTAACTAAGTTTACTAATGAATTACAAGGTGATGAAAATATACAAGAAAAGGTAAATCAGAAGTTACTAAATACCTATACATCATATGGCAGAGGAACCTTAGATGCTAATGCTCTTATTCTTGATTTAATTCAAGAAGCATCTACTAATAGGTTAGACTTTACTAAAGCGGAGGATTTAGCTGGATTTGATACATTATTTATTCCTAATGTCCAAATACAAATGGATGAAAGTCTTACTTCATCTCCTAATAGACTCCTTAGATTTAATCATACTACAAGTCTATCTGTGTTTGAGAAAGGACATAAGATAGTATTCAATCCTAAAGAAAAATATGTTCGTATAGTAGGAGGAAAGAATTCTAGAATAGAAATCAATCCAGATTTCAATATGAATGTTACAGAGGATTATGATGAAAAGGTTAAAGCTGTAATGAAAGTTGCCGACACTATTAACAATAGTAAGAGTACTAATCGTGCTATTGTAATGAAATATAATAGTGATTATGATACAAGTATTGAAGAAGGAGTAGCTAATTTAAATAGAGCAAGTTCGGCATTTTCAGCATTTCTTCATGCAATGAATGATTACTTATTGCCAGAGAAGCAATTTCTATACATGAATTCTGATGGTAAAGGACAATTTGCTCAAGCTATGGTAACCATTGCAGACCACAATCTTTTAACTCCAGTTGTATTTGACCAAATGAGTAAATGGGTTTATGATAGAGCTAAATCAGAAAGCAAAGCAGAGTGGATTAAGACATTCTCTGGATTAATGAATTCTACACCCTTTACTGATAATGCAGTTCATCATTTCTACGAAAAGAATTCATTTATTGATAGAGCATTTAGTTCCGTAAGGTCTAGTAGTGATGGTAAAGTATGGGAAAATCTAAACCCCAAACTTACAGAAATAGAAGAAGCTAGAGGAGAAATTAGTCAATTCGAAATGCTTGGAGAGGGACTTATAACAATGATTCCTACCAATGCTCAAAAATATAATTATGCTCTTAGAAATAAAAACGTTGGAGATGTTTTCACGATAAGAGATGAAAATGATCCAAGTAAGAGACTTAGAGTAGAACTTCTAGATAAAGTTATTCTTACTCATAGATACATGGGTGGGAGAAATCTTGATTCTAATAAAGAATTAATTCCAGGAGATATTATTAGACTTACTCCAACAAGCAACTATCAAGTAACAATTATTGAAGTAAGACCTGATGGTTATCTTGGAGCCTTTTTAGATGGAACTCAAGAGAGTGGAACTGCGGGGGTTAAATTATTCCATAAAGAAGATTTAGAACAAGTAGTTAGAACTCAATATACTGCGCAAGTAAGAGAATTAGAAGAAGGAGTTAGAGGTGTCTATACAAACCTCGGAATGTTTATTAAACAAGGAGAGTCAGTAGCATTTATTCCTATTACTAGTACAGATGTAGTTCCTTTAGTTCAAGAATTCTTTAGTAAAGAAATTCAGGACATATCAGACAAATCTGGATTTAGTACTGACTTTATTAGAAGAAATTATTTAGGAACTCCTAAGAAATTGGGAGATGCTATATTCTTAGACTTATCATTATCAAACGGAGATATTGATTCCGATACAAATATTGATGAAGTAGTTAATTCTGATAATCTTTCCACTTCTGAATATGTAGATGATTTAGTTTCGAGTTTAAGCAGTAACGGAGTAAGAGTTAGGTCTTTAACTATGGAAGAAATGAAACAGCAATTCCCTACTCTTAATAATGTGAAGGCATTCGTATATGATGGAGAAGTAATTCTTAATAAGGATTTAATGACTGATGATACCCTTATCCATGAAATTTCTCACTTATTCCTTGCCGACTTGAAAGCTAAATCACCAGACACATATTTCAGTTTAGTTGAGGGTATGGAGGGTTCTGAGGCTTACAATGATATTAATGACAACGGGGCTTATGATGAACTAACCCACAGTGATAAACTCGAAGAAGCGCTCGTACATGAGTTCTCGGACTACTTTACTAGAGTGCTAAAAGACTATCGTGGAAGAAACTTGAGATTGGATGAAGTGGACTGGAATACAATTTTTACTTCTGTTTTACAGACAGATGTAAGTGAATTTTATGATGAATCCTTATATTCATTGATGAAAACTACTTTAGAAACATTTCACTCAAATTATGCTAATCAAAGAAGCTTATTTGATAAAGAGAATGCTTTAAGAACAATAAGATTAAGTAATATAAAGTCTGAATTATTAAAGAACGCTAGTGCTGATTCGGGATACAGACTAATAGAAATTTGTGAATAAAATGGCTTGTACTTATACTTTAAAAGACAATAGAACAGGAAAATTAATGACTTTTAATTCAGAGAAGGCACTTGATAATTACTTATTATTAAATTATACTCAATTTGAAGGTATGGTTGACCATGCCTTCAGATTCAGTAAAGAATATGTAACAATGCTTTCTAGTGACTATGAAAAGTCAAAAGCTAAACTAGATAAAGATAGAGCTGCAGCTCGCTCAAAGAAAGCTAAGGAGAACCTGACTACCTATGGTAGAGGTGAAGGAGTTTATGATGTTGTTGAACCACAAGAAACATTATCAGATGGATATGTATCAGTACTTGAGTTTATTGGCAAAACAGGATTAGTAAAACCACTCAATAGAGATGATTATGAATTGTCAATGATTGCAGAAAGAACTAAAGGAACTCCTTCTGATGCTCCTAATAGAGATGCAATATACTTAGAAGCTAAGAATTATATTGAAAAAGTAGAGTTTCCATATTGGAAATATCTTCAAGAAATTGGTAGAGGGTTTCACTTTGTATTTGACCAAATCATTGAAGGAGGAAGAAATGTTTCCATTGAGATGATTGAAGCCCAAATTAGAAATAAGTTTAAGTCTTCATTCCTTGCAGGTAAAGATAGAACTCACTTAGATGGAGTATCTGATAAAGCACTTAGAGCCTTTATCAATCAAGCTCAGGCAATTAAAAATAATATTACTTCTAGTGGTAGAGGTAGAAAAATTGAAAAGGTATTTACTGAGTATATTGTAGACCATGATGGAGGAACTGATAATAAACTTAGAGGTAAGATTGACTTACTTGTAGTTGTTTCTGATGCGGAAGGAAATCAATCAGTTGAAATTTATGACTTAAAATTATCTACTAAACCAGAAGATAGGTGGGATGCTGATAAGAAAAATGCAATTCAATATCAGTTAGGATTCTATAAAAGAATGCTTCAAGAAAAAGGTATTCCAGCAAAGAACATTTCTATGAAGATTATTCCAGTTCTCTTAGAGGATGTAAATAAAGGCTTAGATGCCAAAGGAGAATTTATTGCAACTGTGGGAGGATTAAGTGTTGGAGAGCCTCGTATTTATAGTCCTAATATTAATCAAAGAACTAAAATTGAAGAAATTATTCCTATTGAATTAGGTAAAGAACTTCTTTCTAAACCTATCCTAGATGCAACTTCCCAGATAATCTCTAAATTCTTTCCTGTTAGTAAAATCAATAATGTGGATGTTATTGATTTTGATATTCTTTATAATGATGAAACTTATGGAGTTAAAATAGATCCAGCTACAGGAAGACATAGATTTATTGATGTTACCCGTTCATCTAATGAGCATCGTTTCATTTATGCAGACTCTGAAGAGGAAGCTAGACAACTCTTTAAAGATTATCTAAAAAGAAAAGCAGAACATGATAATGATACTACATTATCCATTACTAAGGATTTAAAATTTGCATTGGATAGAATCAATGGAAATATGGGATATAATCCTGATAGAGCTGCTCTAAGTGTTGTTCCCAGTGGAACTTATGAAAAGGTAAAGGGATTACTGGAATTAAACTTAGCTAAATATAGACTTGATTCTGATTGGGAAGTCATTATTAATGATTCACTTACTGCCATGAATACCATTATGCTTGTTAATAAAACAAGAAAAGAAATGGACTTTATTTCTATCTCCCCATATTCCTTAAATAATGCTATTGACTTAGGTAAGGGAAATACATTAATGGGAAGGTTTAAAACTAATAAGCAGATGGAATTAGATAGAATGTCAATGAAATCTACTATTGGTAATATTGAACTGATGAAGTTAATGGCTATAGCTAATACCTTTGCTGATTCTGATTTAGGAGAATACTCTATTGGGGAATTAAAGACTGTGAATGTTGATAAAAGTGAAGTAGTTTATTCATATGTGAATTCTGATAAGTTAGTCCATAACTACAACATGCTTGCTAAAGCAGCAGGAATAAAGGAAAACACATTTAAGTTTACTGATCCATTTGTTACTGCATCAAGATACTTTGACAGTATTCAAAGAAGTGATGTTAGAAACAGACTTAGAGGTATTAATGGATTATCTCCAGAAGGAGAAATTGATTCATTTTCTAAAGAAGCTAAAATTGAAGAATTAAAGCATTTATTTAAAGACTTGCAAAGTAGATTCTTCTCCGGAACTACTGCAGCAGACTTAGATAACCCTATTACCTTCTTATATTATCAAGTAGCAAATGCTTTAGCTCAGTATGATAGTACCACGGTAGACATTTTCAATGAAGAAATATGGGCTAAAAACTTTGGAGATATAAGTAAACAGTTTAAAAATGGATCACTGTTTAATGGAACATATTTAAATACTATTGATACAATTCCTATTGTAAGAAGTATTGCTGCAAGACTTAGTGTAACTAATAGAAACATTACTAATAGGTATGAACAATATAAGAATAAGGATAGAATAAAAACCAATAAATTCTATAAAGATATTGGTCAAGGATTAATTGGAAAGAGTGTTTTAAATAATGCAACAGTTCTATTCAAGAATTTACTTGATTCTTCTGATGAAGGAAAGAAACACTTTAGAGTTAAGAATCCTTGGGATATGAAAAATGATTTGAATCCTGCAGAAAGAGAATACCTTAAATACTGGTTAGAGGATTTGAATGGAATGAGATTTACTAATAAAAATGCTACTTGGGAAGAAATTGGAGATGAATACTTTAACATTCCATTATTAAGAGGTTCTTCATGGTCTAAAATAGTCAATGGAAAGAATTGCTTAGTTACTCTTAATGAGGATGCAGCTTTAGAAATGGTTAGACCTAGAATGACTACTGATGAACAAGAACGTCATATTTCAGAAGACTCTCTAAAGAATCTTGTAGAAATGTACAATGTATTTGATGCATCTAATTCTATTGGAGCAAGAGAATCTATGCTTGCTTCTACTAATGGAAAGCCTGAACAAATCTATGAAACTAATCTTGAGCATATTAAAGATATGTATAGATTCTCTCAAATTAGAAAAGAAGAAATGGATGATATTCTTCCTGCAGTAAATGCTTCTATTGTATCATTACAATTAGTACAAGGATTATCTCATAAAGATGCAAGTTCTACTATTGACTTCTTAAATGAATATATTAAATCAGCTGTATTTGATGAGTCCCTTGTTCCTGATGAAAGCAAGGGAATGTTCAAAACAATGGGTATGCTGAAAGCTGTATCTACTAATTTTGTATTGGGATTTAACTACCTGTCTGGAGCAAAAGAAACAATTGCAGGATTCTTTAACTTATATGAAAGAGCTGTAGCAAACTCCTTAACTGATAAAGACAGATTAGGAATTAAAGACATGACTTCTGCTTACATGACTGTATGGGTAGATTCAGTAAAACAGGTAAATACTATAACATTACTCGAACATCTCAACTGGCAATATCGTATGGCTAACGTGGATATGAATGCTATTGTAGATAGAATGAACTATGAAATTACTGATGGCTTAAGGTTCAAAGATAGAATGTTCTGGGCTAATAGAGCACCTGATTTCTTAGGACGTATGACAGTTTTAGTTGGATATATGAAGAAACATGGATGTTATGATGCTCATACTATAGACGCCGATGGAACAGTTCATTATGATTGGAAAAAGGATAAGCGATTTAATCTACTTGCCAATCCAAATGCTGATATGAACTCTGAAGCATGGCAATATCAACGTTCTTTATATAATAGAATGATCGATTCCTTTGTAGAAAGTGGATTAAAGGTAGTAAATCCTAAAGATGGAAGTACTACAACTCTTACTGGTAAAAGAGACAATAGAGGAGTTTGTATCGAAGCATTACCTCAAGCGTATACTGATGAAGAAGCAAGAATGATTAAACAAGAATCTGATGGTATATTTGGATATATGGACCACGATACTAAATCTCTTTATTTAAAGAAAGGAATGTTCTTATTCCTTCACCAGTTCCAAACCTTCTTATCTGCAAAGAAAAACCAATGGTTCTTACAAAGGGGAACTTATGATTACGGACATTATGTTCATATTACAGAAAATCCTGATGGTACAGGAAAGAAACTCTACTGGAAAACAATCGAGAATCCAGACGGCACAATTACTAAAGTAAAAACTACTGAAAATACAGGAGAACCTATTGTAGACTGGCAAGGTAAAATTATGGAAGGAATTTTCTGGTCATTAAAGGATTTATTTAATGTAACGGATATTAAAAAAGCTGCAGAAGCATGGAAAGATCCAGTTAAGAGAAGAAACCTAATTATGGCTTTAGAGGATGGTGCTGTAGTTGGATTGATATATCTTATTATTAATCTCTTATTCGGAGATAAAGACAAGAGTTCATTATCAAATGCAGAACAAAACGTTGTTAGAGTAGCTAATAATATAGGTGGAGAGTTTAATATGTTTGCAGTATTTACTGGCGCTATTGATTTCAAGATGCCAATGTTTAACTTCTATAGAGGACTATTTAGAGATGGTACTGCAGTTATGGCAGGAGATAAACATGCTCTGAGATTACTCACAGATAATACTGGTGCACTTAGACCTTTCAAACCTATGGTTATAGAAAACTTCAAAGCTCCAAACACTCAAGACTAATGAAAAAAAAATAAGGGCGACAATCAAGTATATACTTTCGTATATGCCTGACTGCCGCCCTTAATATTTATTGTTTGTTATAATTCCATAAAGTGTATTTATAAGCTCTAATTACTAGCTTTATAAACTCTTCTATCGTATCATTATTGTCTAATACAAGATTAACATTTAATTTGTCAACCCATTTTTCACTTTCATGATTTCCAGCTCCTGCTTCATCTCTATCAATTCTCCACACAAATCCACCTTTATCATGGATTGCTTTCTCTTCATTAGGAAATCTAACATCCGGAATAATCCACTTCTTTCCATTACAATATGGAGTAAGAGTAGTCTTTACCCATAAGTCAGGATCTATTACCCTTCCCACTTCTGTTCCAAGATATTGAAGGAATTGTCTGTTGGTCATTAATTCCCCTTCCCTTGTATATAGTGGAATGGAAGTAGTTTTATTTTTGAAATCAATATCATCAAACGACTCTGCAGAACAGTTTAAAAGTATTGCTGCACATTCTTTTAGTTTTCCAGCAAAAATGTGTCTTTCCCAATCAGATTGACTAAGAAATATAGTGTCTGTGAAACAGTGAATAGCCCATTCTTTGCAAAACTCCTCTTCAGTTTTACAAGTGGTTATCATATTGATTTCTTTATTTTTCATCTTTTCCCATAAGTCTATAGCCTGTATGATCTTACAAGCTGTATCCTTTCCTGCTTGGGCTTTGCCTGCAATTCCTATAATCATTCCTTTACTTCCTCAACTTTGTCGTCGCTGTATATACAATCTCTTACTTCTATATCTCCAAAGTCTATTTCATCACAAGCCTTTTCCCATGCTTCATCTTCACCTTCAGCCTCTACTATAGTGTCATGATAGACTCTGCACAGAAGCTCTCTATAGATAGTTACTTTATACTTTTTCATTCCTCAATTATTACTCCTCCAACTCCAGCAGTCAGTAATCCAATAGTTAAAACTCCTAACCATGTTGCAAGTTGAAACATTCCCCATATAACAACTGATGCTATAATTATAGCACCAATTCCTAATAGGACTTCTCCACTATGTTCACACAACCAATCCTTTGACAATCTCAGCCACGACTTTTCCATCTGCACTTGGGAATTTAGATTTAACTTCTTTAATAACTGAACCCATTTCCTTCTTTTGAATAGAATGGTAATTATTATCTTCCAACCAAATTTCAATATCTTCCTTAGAAGGAGCTACTGGAAGGAATTCTTTCAAGATAGTTGCTTCTTCCATTTCTGAAGCAAACAAATCCATTCTACCAGCAGTTTCATACTGTTTGGCAGTGTCTTCTCTTCGCTGCATCATTTTACGAATGATTTGGATTTCTGCAGCATCATCCAATACTGAAGCATTTTTCTGAGTTTCAAAAGCAGTAAATTCACTTTTGATAGCTCTTATAACTTCAAGTCTTACTTTGTCTCGCATTGCTTTAGCAAGCAATACACTTAATTGATCTTTAATCATATACTATGTCTTCTTTTAATGTTTTGTGCTGTACCACTATCCCATCTATTGTCTTTTACAAAAGCAATATCGACATTGGAAGCTCTAGTCATAGCACTGTCTCTTTCTTCATCAGTTAGATAACCACCCATGAATTGTATTCCATTCTTCTCACATAATTCTATACTTGCTCCCATAGGAGTATTTCTTGGAGTATCAAACATGTGATAGATTGTTAAATCTCCAGCAGTGTTCCATAGATAATCCATAGCCATCTTATCAACTCCATAGTAGTCGCCTACAACAAATCCATCGAAGTCAAAATTATCCATTGCTTCGTCAATCAGAGGAATGTAGTATTCCTCAAACTCTTCTCTAGTTAGGTCTCTATGACCACTTATAAAATATATCATAATTACGGTACTATTTGATTTTCTAATGGTTGTGACTCTATAACTTTAATATTATACCAAGAAATAGCTTCACAAATTCTATTCTTATGATTAAAAGCCCATTCATATTTACCAATGTCCCTAATTGGAATCCATTGGATTCTTATTACTTCATCTTGTTCTCCTTCCCCATTAAGAACAGCTTCCATAGAAGTGGAAATATTATCTTTGCCATACTCAAGAACAGTTATATAGCGAAGAGTCACATTTCCATTATTACAATGAGCTGGGTCTGTTTCAACTCCAAATAAAGTCCATTTAGATGGGTCTATCTTTACTCCAGTTTCTTCATATGCTTCACGAGAACAAGCTTCCTCTGCTTTTTCCATATCTAAGAAGCCGCAAGGACAGTTCCAGTAACCTTGGAAATCTGGGGGTCCCTTCTCCTCTCTGATTGGCAAGAACATGCCATACTCCATGAATTTTACAAAAAGCAAATGCAGCTACAGCACGATACCGACCAGACCATAAGGTCTTGCCGGCATGTTCTCCTTCTGTAATTTTATAACACCAATTCTTTATCATTTATGTCTTAATTTTCTTTTAGTTGATTTAGTTTCCTCAAGTTCATACTTTATCGTTTTAGGAGATTCTAAATAAGAACCTCTTACTGCTGATAAAGTTTCTCCATCAAAAGCAGCCTTATAGACTTGAATAATATCATCCCGCCTTCTATAAGCTACGTACATATCTATTCCATACTTATGAGCTTTTTCTACTTCTGACTTGATTCCTCTTGTCATATCAGCTATATTCATAGACCAGTAATATTCTCTAAGAATGAATACTATCTTGTCTGCAAGCACTAACAGATTATCTTTATAGTCTGTTCCCATTTTCCAATAATGAGCTTCATAGCCTTTTTCTTCGACTATTTTACTTACTTCATAAGCTAAGTGCTCATACGGAATACTATACGAAATATATACACTATCCATTATATAAACTAAAACGGTGAATATACTGACTAATTGCCTTAGGAACTAGTGGATAGATTTGTTTGCCATCTTTAATAAGATAACGTATCATTGTAGAACTAATGTCAAAGGTATTACTTATGTAACCTTCAACACTAGCTTTAAAACTAGAACCGGTTCTATTAACAACAATTAGTTTAAAATTGTCAAGTATCCATTGACCCTCTTTCCAATTGATAATATCATCAACAATATCAGCTCCAACTATTAAGTATAGATCTTCATCAGGATAATCTTCTTTTAATAACTGGAGTGTTTGATAAGAATAATGAGGGTCAGGAGTGCGATAGTCAATGCTAGATAAAGTACAGTTATCAATTTCGTCAATAGCTAGTTGAACCATAAAACATCTATGTTGGAAGTTAATAGCTTGTGTTTCCTTCCATACATTCTGCATAGTTGGAACTACTACAACTTCATCGACTAGATTGTCATTTAATGCTGATGTAATCATGTACAAATGCCCCATATGAATAGGGTCAAATGTTCCTAATAAAAATCCTACTTTCATCTTAATTAGTCAAATAATGTTTTTTCAGTTGTTGTTTCTGTATAGCAATCTATAATTGCCTGTAAACCGTTTGCTTGTAAATTTCTTGTACCTATTCCAGCAAAGTTTCTAGTTAGAGTGGGAGTTTTCCTATATTCTCTAAATGCCTTCATAGAATAGTCCCAAAGCAACCAAGTACTATCATATTGATTAAATACAAATACTGGTTTCTTTTCATCAATAGCCATTTGTACAGCCCAAGCAGTTCCTCCACTGATGCCCAATACCATTGATTTTAGATTATTTTTAACAATATAATCCTTAGTTTTCTGTACTAATACATTGAAAACTTTTTCATAATTTAATTCACTCATACTATGCTTCTTTGTATGTTTCAATTTCTCTACGGAATAAGTAATTATACCCATTGCCTAATACTACTGCAGCACACAATATCCAACCTTCGTCTCCATATTTATTAAGGTCATCGATACTCATTATAGAGCCATATACTACAACTCTTTTATATTCTATTGGCTTAATCATTGTTTAAGTCTAAATCAGTTAAACATTTATTTACTTCTTTCTCAGGACCATTATGCTTGCCCTTTACATCAGATAACTTCACACAAGCATACTCTTGCTGATTAGGATTCATTCTACATGATACTAATTTCATAATAATGTTTGCAGGCTTATTACCTGTATCATTAGTAAGGTTTGTACCAATTCCGAACGAGCAACGGATTCTTGTCGTGCAGTAAAGAGCAATATCCTGTGCTTTTGGGAAGTCTAATGCGTCAGAGAAAATGATGGTTTTAGTTGTGGGATCAATCCCTAATTCTTTATAACGAGCTATGGCTTTATTAACAAAAGTGAAAGGATCTCCACTGTCTTGACGAATTCCATCAAAAGTCTTTGCATGCTTTCTTGAGAAATTCTTAAAGAATACATCCGACGTATAAGTATCAGACAATGCAATTCCTAAGTCACCATCATAGACATTCATCCAGTTTTCGAGAGCCATATAATTAGCGTGTCTATAACCATATTGAGCACCATGAAACATGAACCATTCATGTGGGTGAGTTCCCATCATTTTCATATCATACTTCATTGCAAGATAGCAATTAGAAGTACCAGTACAATAGATAGAGTTATCTTTAATTAAGGACATTACTTGGTCTTGAACATTGAAATTAAAACGTCTACGAGTTCCAAACTCAGAAAAGTTTAAACCACAAGAGTTAGATATTTTAATCTTCTCAAGGGTTGCATTTCTTACATAATTAATGTCAACAGTAAAACCAAGCATTCTATTGCGAAGTTCAGATACCATAGCCAGAATTGGAACTTCATAAAGTGTTACTTTATACATTAAATCCCTTACTTCAATATGAAGTTCTTGATTATCATCTAACCAAGCATGGATTTTAGATGCATTAAATCGGAATGAGGATAACCACTCCCAATACATACCAGGAAGGAATCTACAATTACTTTTCATATAGTCTTCCTCGTCTTTAGTAAAACGAAGTTGGGCTAAATTATAAAATTCTAATCGAAGATTCTCCAGAAATTCTTCTGTATATTTAGTATGGTCTCGGTCTGTAAAAGCAAATGTTCCAATAGCCTGAGGAAACATTTTCATATAAGCATACGAAGTAGTAAACTTATATAAATCAGTATCTAATATTGATTTAATTATCATCTCGTTTAAACATTTCTATAATTCTACACACTATTGAATCGATAGTTTGTAATGATTCTATTATTCTACTATCTCTATATTCCTTAGACTAGGTACTATACTCTTTATGGTTAGTTATTCTCTGCACTATAGAGCCTATTACTAGAATAGCATTGACATAAGGAATCAAGCCTACTATGCCCGTAAACACTACTACTTTAGTAGTAAGATAAGGCCTAGTAACTTCATTAGAATAAACACTAGCAATTACACATACAAACACTAGTACTGAAATAGCATAAATTAATCCCATTTTAAGTTATATTCTTTAATTAGTTCAACTAGTTTATCTCCTCCGTCTATAGAGGCTATATACTTAGTATCTACTATTATGTTGTCTGCATACCCCATAGCTATTAAACTACAAATGGTTTCATACACACAATAATCACCAGCTATACCGACTACTCGAATTTCGTTATCTGGGTCAGATTCAAAATCAAGTAATATGTCTGATATAACAGAAAGACTTTCTAGATTATCAAAGATACTATATTCTTCTTTGTCAGTACTATCTCCTTTAATAAAGATGTCTGTATCTTTACAATAGGCGTAGTTGCATATTACACTCCATAGTGGGGGCATATATACAACTACCAGTAGTACCTTTAACACAATGTGGAGGCCATTGACCTCCGTTCTCTTTAAAGGAGCAGTGATTAGATGGGTGAAAGTCCTTAGTAATCATTACATAGTCACAGTCAATTTCACCGTTCTGTAATGCACTAGCAAGAGCATCCATCTTCTCTTTAGCTCCTTCTACAGCTAAAGACCCACTGATAAAATCTACCTGTGGGTCTACAATTAATAAGATCTTGTCTATTCTACTTACTATATGCTGCTATAGCAGCCCCAATTACTATAATTATTAGAGCAATTATTAAAATTCCGAATACAAGGGCAACTGGTATCCATAATGGAGCCAGCACCCACCACCAAGACCAAGTAGCTACAGCAGAAACTCCTAATAGCTTAAGAGTTATAAATACAATTGCTAAAAGTGTACACAAACTGGGTCCTCTATATATTACTTCAGGAGTGTTAACTGTATACTTCATTTTAGATATTTAAGTATAAGGGTTCATAATGAATATTATAATCTTCTCCCACTAAGCTTACATTGGCTAAATGAATACCTGTAATTTCCTGTAATTCATGATTACCACTGTGAATGTGTCCACAGAATACATATTTGGGATGCTTACGTAAGATTTCATCAGCTAGCCAAGGATTACCTGCATCTGTTCCAGCCCATGCACCACTATGTATTTCACCGAGACCTAACATCTTAGGAGCATCATGTGTAAGCACAATATCACAATTCTCTGGCATTGTAGCATAAGCCTCTTTCAAAGTTTCTGGTTCATACATGTATGCCCAATTACCAAACTGCTTACAGTACGGAGTTCCCCATATAGTATATTCACTATCCTCAAAATAATAACCAATCTCTTCATTATCGAGGATTATAAGTTTACCATCTGTAGGTTTGCTTAAGATAGATGATTGTTTAAACATGTCATGATACATATTAAATAGAGCAAAATCGTGGTTACCTCCCACCATAACGACAGATTTACATGGAAGATTATTAACCCATTCTGCAAATTCAGTCTTTAACCATTTTTCACTCTGAGGAATATTTCTCTGAATACGTAATGGAGTTATATCTCCACAAATTAATAATAGGTCACATGGCTCTACCACTTCTGGTAGATAGCCATGTAAATCAGATAAAGCTGCAATTTTCATTTATGTTTTATTTTACGTTTAACAGAACTGTCAGATTTTTCCTTCTTATCCCATGCAGAACTAATATACAATTCTATCATACTTGGCATTGAGCTACAACCAAATTCAGGACATAGAGAATTGACCATATCTGCTGAGACTTCTTCCATAGCTGTAAGTTCAGGATAATCGCCTTCGGCATAGGTATGGTCTGAATTTAATATAGGAGGTTGAGAAAAAAGATAAAACCCATCTCGGTCATGAGTCATATAAATAGTTTTCATATTACTTCTTTAATTCACCCATTACACCTCGATTAATTCTCTCCTCAACTCTTTCGCTACAAGCTGCAAGATACATTTCCAAACCTTCTATTTGTTTAAGATTTGAATCGGAAGGATATTTAGCATTCAATTTCTTTACTCTATCTAATAAGATAAGAGCAAGTTGTTCTGATTGCCATCCAGGAATAATACTTCCGTCTTCATTCTTTTGAACAAACTGAATAGTATCAGTTTTATCAACATAATTGTGATTTTGTTTATCTGGATTAAAGCCAGTACACATACGAGCACGATAACGATGTGCTCCTTCATATCCATCATTCGGAATTACTTCAATAGTAGATTCTAAACTAGGAAACACTAACAAATTCTCAACTACTTCAAATTTCTTTTGTAAAGCTATAATATTTATTTTTTTTATTTGTTAAACCAAACTACATGGGTGAAATCTTTTCTATAAAGACCAGTTTCAATATCAGAGGGATTAACATCAATACTAGATACTTGTGTCTCTGTAGCATACACTCCAAATCCATCAGAGTCGATAAATCCTCCACAATCACAGCATTCTTTAAAATACTCAATGGTCTCCATAATCAGGAATTTCTCGAAGTTCATACTCTTCATAAAGTTTATATACTCTTTTGAAATACCTGTAATGTTCGTGACAAGCACATGATAAATATTCTTCAACTGTTTGACTTTCGTCAAACGCTTTGTCTATTTCGTTTCCCAATATTTTACCTTTTCTTCAAGTTCTTTTACTTGTTTCGGAGTCAAATTATATGGGTCTTTATAATGATCTCGGTCCATGTAAATTTCTTTTAGTAATTATTTCTTTTAATTGTTGCCAAGAGACAGGAGTATAATCATTATTATCTACTCCAACGTCATATTGATTAGCAACCAATTTATCATCAAAAGGTGTCTTTTTACCTTTTTCAGTATGGATATGTCCATACAGTTGCCAACTTCCTCTATGAGAACCATCCCATGTAATCATAGGATAGTGACTCATGAAGACTTGTTGGTTATTACATTCTTCATCACCAGTTACAGTAATCATCATTTGTCTTTCAACAGCTTCAAATCCATATTCCGGAATATATTTCAACTTATCATGATTGCCTAATACAAGGTATTTATAGCCGTTCAGTTGGGGTAATATCTTTTCCCAACGTGTCTTCTGTCCAAAGCAGAAATCTCCTAATATGAAGACTGTATCGTCCCAGGACACTACTTTATTCCAGTTTAGAATGAGTTGACGATTCATTTCATCAGCATCCTTAAATGGACGACTACAATACTTTATAATGTTGGTGTGGTCAAAGTGACAATCAGAAGTGAAAAACAAATGATTACAATCAAATTTATTCGTTAAGTTTGCCATGTAATTGTATATATTGACCTAAAACCAGGGTAGCACAATCTATAAGAATTATCCCTACAGCCGGAGCAATGGGTATAAGATTCCAAATCAAACAGAAACCTAAAATTACTTGTAATACTAAGGCAACGACTAAAGATAAGCCTCCATATTTGTCCATAAACTTCCTATACTTTCCCATGAATTTTATTATTATCAATTTTAGTAAAACAAGAATCTGGTATCTCTTTTCCATCTAATTTTACTGATGGAATATCCATAGTTACTAAATTCTCAAATATTTTAGACTCAGAGGCTATAGATGCATAGCCTTCTGGAGTCAATAATCGTTTTGCTTGTTCATCAGTGAGCCAAACCTCATACACCTGCTTGGTCTCCACCCTTAATGTATGGGTTGGCTTTGTACTTTTCATAGCATTCACAATGTTTAAATTTCTTTCCTGAGCCACAGAAAGGACAAATTTCATTTCTCCCTACTGCAGGAATCTTCCTATAAGGAGTATGTATCTTTATCCACATTTTTCTAATGTCCTCATTTTCCAAAAGCTGGTTAAAGCCTTCTAACTTTTCTTGAATTTCTTTATTTTCCATTTTCTTATTATTTACCAGGAAATAGTGTAATAACTTTCATCATATCTATATGAAGGGGCAACTTTATATTCTATAAGATATCCTAATTGCTTTAGTTTCTCTATATTTGTTTCAGATATTTTAGCTACCTGAATAAAGTTACCCGCTTTCTTATATGCATCTTCTAATCTAGATGCAATTAACTTGAATTCCGCATCCTCTGTTTCCTGTATATACTTCCGTTGCTTTTCCCTTAATTCGCTCGCAGTAATCATCTTTTATAAATTTTAATCCTTTATTAATTAAGTATGCAATTGAGCCATCTCTGCGTAAGTTTCTAATGCTTTCTTGAATTCTAATTCCAGTTTGTATTGAACTTCTCATTTCAATTACTACTTTTGACCAAAGACAATATGGAGATTCAATATCAACTAAGATTTTTATTGTAATATCTTCATATTCTACTACACGCCAAAATCCTTCATAATCACTGGGAAGTTTACCAAGATACTCGAATTCCATACTTAATAATTCATTCTTTACTTTACTGTAAATATCCTCTTTTGATGAATTCTTCATGCAATGGATGTGCTAGTTCATAAGCCTGTGGATGTGCACTACCTGCATCTCTTAACTTGAAGAAGTGTTCCCAATCACTTGCAAAACCAGTCATTACTAACTCAGTCTTTAGACTATTAGGTAACACAGCTCTTGCCTGTTGAGGAGTCCAATGCATAGCTAATAATGAAAAGTATGCCTGCTCTGCCACTGTAAGAGCAGATTCAAACATTTTTCTAGTAGCATAGTACGTGTCATTATTAAACCAGACTGGCTCTATAAATGTACATTCATTACCAAACTTATCCTTACTGTAATTGCAGTATCTCGTAGATTCTTGAGCGAAACTAAATTTTCTGTGCCTTACGAACTCGTGACTTACTCCTCTATCACAGATAAACTTCACAGTATATCTCTTAACATGGTGCTCTATAGGTTCACATAAGTATTGTAAATCATCAAGCCAATCATTCTCTACTAATACTCTGTAGTTAGTAGTAATATAAAAAATACCATGATTACCTTCAGTAGAGTGCCAATTTGCCTTTGAATAAGGGTTATTTTTATACTTCCAAATAAAGTCATTCCAATCATCCTTGGTAAAATCTTTCTCACTTTCTCTCACCAAGTAAATAGTACCATGTTCAAGCATAGCTCCATGACCGGACTTTACCATTCTTTCTACAAACTCTTTAGCAGAAGTTTTTGTTATCTTATCCTCTGATTTGTAACAGGTTCTTCCAGCTATTTCTATTTGTCTATACACAGAACTTAGAAGTTCTTCTCTTACCATACGTGGGCCTATTTCCATATCGGTAGGAATAATAATAGCTCTTGGTTTCTGTTCTAAAATTTCAAATGAAGGTCTAATTAATTTCATAATTTAGTAAAATAATCCATACCCAAAATAGTCACAATTTGGGCGGAAAATATTTTGGGGAATAATAGCATAATCTAAATCTGGAAGAACTATCTTTATAAATCCAAATAAAAGCTCTATGTAATCATCACAATAGCAATAGATTCCATCCGAGTCTTCTATTACATCATCAGTAATGAAGGAATCAACTCCAATTTCTTTAAGAATACTTAATTGCTCTTTAGAAACTTGACTATCATCATATTTACTACAAATGGACTCTGCAAAGTTGAAATCTGTTTTGGCTACAGCCGAATGATATGCTTCTTCTACCTTTTGTTTAGGATAATTACATTCAATACAAAATGTTTCTGTCTTACCATGTCCATCATCACCCCAGTCTCCAAGAACAATATTAAATTGATAAGCTAAACCATCGAATTTTTCAAATTCATTCTTGAACTCATATTCATACATTTGAGAAAATCTATTTATATTGTCTTTAACAATGTACTCTCCAACTTGAACAGAAGTAGTCATGCCTTTATCAATAGGAATTTCCAATATATTATCATTATTCTTTATGTATTGCTCATGACTTTTAGAAGGAATGCACTTGCCTATAAAGGCAAGCACTTCTTCTAGATTGTTTCCAGTCCATTGAATTGCATCAACGTATCTGGTTTTTGATTTATATCTCATACACGATTTAATGTTGTTATAGTTTTTTGTACACATAAACTTCTAATGGTTTCTGCATACTCATTAATCATTTTTAGTCCATACTCTTTATTATATCCTTCATCTTGTTCTAGTGTATTAGAAACAAGTGCGATAGAAGATGCTAATAATATAATATCATTGAATTGTACAGGAACTAATTGATAAGTCTCATCTATCTTATCTTCAAATTCAAACCTAAAACTAGAGACTTGATTTTGCTTCTTAATAAAGGTTACATTTTTAAGAATACAGACACTACTTTCAAGAGTGCCCATTCTCACTCTGCTGTAGTATCCGATTCCTAATAAGAAGCCTTTACGATACACTTTATATAAAGTTGTTGAACTAAAGTTATTATTATACCAGTTGTAAAATTGTTCGTGTGTTAGCATATTAATGTATCCAATGGTCTCCAATTGAAATATCTGCTGTCAGTGGTGCTCTTGTACAGAATGGCTTTCCTCCACTTTCCATACATTTAACTAGAATCTTTGCTACTTCATCGGCTATTTCTTCCGGAGCCTCAAGATTGATTTCATCGTGGACGGGAATACAATACTTAACTTTAAATAATAGATTGTTAGATTTTAACCAGTTAAATAGCTTTATAGAAGCTAATTTAAAACACAAAGCACCTGCACCTTGTATCGGATAATTGACAGACTGTTTCATAGATTCTGAGATTCTTCTTCTTAAGAAATCTGCTTCTTGAAAAAGAGGATCCTCTTCAATTCTATGTTGTAGAACATACTGTCCGTCTATAGTTCCTAAATCATTATTTATTCTGTTAAGATTGTCCCAATCATAAATAAATGCCTTATGTCCAGTCACAGGACTTAGCAATATATATCCATTCTTTACAACGAATTCTTTCTGTCTTTCTTGATATGCCTTTAAGCCAGAGAAACCATTCATATAATTATTTTCTATTTCTCTAGCTCTCTTAGCATCAAGCCCATAATTCCTTTGTAAAGTAGACGCATTACCTGCATAATTGAAACAAAATTCATATCCTTTGGCTTCTTGTCTAAGCTCAGGAAATGCCTTCTTCACTTGTGCAGTTGGCATGTCTTGCGGAATCTTATTCTTAAATACCATCTTAGCTGTTAGAGAATGCATGTCTTTTGAGCCATTAATAAGTTCATCCAACATAGCCTTATCATTAGCAATAGACGCCATTAAGAAAGACTCTTGCCCACTATAATCCACAGAAATCCATTTATTACCTTTTTCTGCAATAAAACAAGACCTAGTTAATTTATCATGTGGAAGATTCTGTAGATTGGGATCACTGGAACTTAATCTGCCCGTATCAGTTCCGAGTTGATAGAAATTAGCATGAATTCTACCCGATACTGGATTTATTAAGTTTAAGAACTTTTGACCAAAAGACTTTACTTGCTGTCCCATCTTCTTATACTCTATATAAGGTTCTATGATAGTACATTTATATGCCTGTGGTTCTATTTGTGGAATGCCTACAGACTTAGTCTTTTGCTTTGTTTTCTTATCAACAGTAGTACAATTTATTCCCAATGTTTCAAACAAAGGAACTACTTGTTTATTACTGTCCCAGTTAATGGTGCATTTATATTCATTATCAAATCCAGAGAATAAGTCTCCTTGAAGATTCCTTTCTACAAAATCAAAAGGCATTCCATAAGAATATTCAATTTTGCCATCTTCTAAAGATTTACGTTTTAATCCAAAAGCAGAAGCTGGAATATTTAATAAGTCTTTAGATTCCTTTTTAGGAGAAGTAATTATAGAAGTTCTAATAAATGGACGATGCTTAAGATTAGGATCAGGATGAATCATTTGATTCTCCATATAGTATTGCTCAACCCATTTATTAATTTTGGTCTTGGCTTCCTGCATTACCTCAATATCCTTATTCATCTTAACTTTCCACTTATCGACATCAATCTTTGCTCCACAATATTCTATATAAGCAATAACAGGAACAAAATTATTTTCAAATTCAACAGCTCTTAGTAAGTCTTTCTTTATTAAAGATTCTGTTTGAAGTTCTTTAATACGAGTAAGATACATTACATCATGTGCAGCATAGACTATTACATCCTCAGTAAGTCCTGTATTAACAATCTTACCTCGGATACTTTTATCTAAATCCATCTTTAGATATTCACTTGCTGCAGATTGTAAAGATAAACTATGAAATTGAGCAGGATATCCTAGGAATAACAGCTTCTCAGCAATCATTCCATCCCACACATTTGTAGGAATAATTCTGTGATGGTATAAAAACTTTAAATCAAAAGCTAGGTTCCATCCAAGTAATGTTATCTTGTCATTTTCAAACACTGGTCTAAAATATTCTACATCTATTGTTGTAGTATCTACGACTATTTGATCCTCACCTAAGCCAAATTGAACACACAATAAAGCTTTAGTATAAAGATCTAATCCTTCAGTTTCTGAATCATATTCTATCCAATCATGTTTAAGAATCATCTCTAAAGCTGTTTCTTTATCCATGATTTGATAAGCATCAGACTTAAAAAATCGTTGTTGTTTAGTTACAAGATAAATCATTAATCGACATTCACTCTAATACATCGCATATCAATATCTCCTTGAGATCCAATTAAATCTGCTACACGATCTTTTAAAAGATTTGCTATATCTAATTCATCTTTATCTAGTTCTCCTGAATATTCATAATAAAAGTCCCCTGTAATCTCTACAGAGAACTTAAATACTTTTTCATTAAAATTGTAGGGAGCTAGAGGATCATTCTCTGCTCCTATTGGTAAGTTCATCACTAGCTAAATTATATAAAAAATGTGATACCTTTTGTAATCTAGTGACCATTTCTATTGCAATATCCGCACATCTCTTTCTTGTATCCTCCTCCGGAATTAATTTAATAAGTTCTGGAACAATTGTACAAGCATTTACCGCAATATATAAATCTTGTTGTACTTCTCTAATTTCCTCTATTGTCATAATACAAAAGTGTATAAGCGTCTCTATAGACTACTGGAGCATCAATTCCACATATTGCAAGTTCTTGTTTGAATTGCTCTACATCAAATTTAGAAGTAACAATATGATAACCATTAAGAGTAGGAATGACAGCTTTAATTCTATCAACTTCATTTCCTCTACAACTCTTAATAATGTTTGTTGTCTTCGCCAGATTCTCCCATGTATCGTCAAAATCAACTAGTCTATATAAGTCCTTCCCACTAAGTGCAGGAGTCTTACCACAGACATGGTCCCATACTCTTGGAGCTTGATGTGTACAATCAGTCATAATAAGGTTAGCCAGAGTTGCTTGACAACCACAGCTAACTTTAAAGAAACTTCTCTTGTTTACACTTATATAAGCTCTTGCATTATTGTTCTTACAAAGTTCAATAATTTTATCCTTCTTTTCATAAAGGTGTTCTTTACTCTTAATGTAATAGGCTTTAATGAGTCTTGCCCCATTATTGCCTTTACCTGTTTCATTGCCATCCTTTTTTCTCTGAATGATTTGAAGGAAATAGAAATCATCCGGAGATGTAAATTGCAGTATAGTTTCTGCAATTAAATTAAAGTTATCTACCATTTTAAAAATTTCCGTTGTTAGGTTGTAAACAAATAAGACCTAAGTCTCTCCACATGTCAACACATTTTTGAGAATCATCAAGTACAGCCATTACATAAAAGTTGTCTTTAATACTTTCTTCAAAAATGGATTTCTTACATACTTCCACCGGAGAATAATTCCCCACAGGACGCATGTATAAATAGTCTGGACATAACCAATACCTATCACACCATTCAAGAGTTGCCTTTCTTATTTCAGGAGTGTCTTCTCTACCTGTTACTACAATAAGTTGAGCATTAGTAGCATCACAGAAACCCCTTACTAAGACAATAATTTCATTAATAGGTGTATCCTTCTCCATTCCTTCTGCTGCTCCTGGACCATAAAAAGGACGTCCTGTAGTATTTAAACATATAGTTCCATCCATATCTACTATAACGGCAAGAGGAAGACCTTTCTTTTGTTCAAGTTTCTTTTCAGCAAACTTTTTAATATTCTCCTGAATAATGAAATCCCTATAGCGTTTCCAAGTATCTTTAATAACTTTTTCTCCCATTGGATTAGCTCTCATAGCATCACGACGAATACATTCTTCTACTGGAATGAAGAAATCCTTAAATTCAATGGTATAGTGATAATCAGTTGTATTATTGGTTATTTCAACTATGTCTCCCCACCAAGCAACTTCCTTTGGATTAAGATTCATATTGTCAACAACAATATCATATCCACGACTTGTAGCTTCATAAGCGAAGTTTCTTTTCGCTTCTGTAACTAAATGTTCTCTACTAGGAACCCAGTACTTACCATACATGTTACGAATATCATCATTATTGAACCTTACTCTATGCTCAGGGTCTTCTAATACCCACTGTTTAGCCCAGGTACTTTTACCAGATGCTTGTATTCCACGGCAAAGAATTATTTTTCTTATATTTTTCATATTATTTAAAACTTTCATTAAATAGTTTAATAGCTTCCTCTGTATTATGACTCTTTTTACATAATAGCTGGCACATAAAAAGTCCTTGCCCTATCTTATTTCTAACGTCTTTGTAGTCTTCTATACTAACATTCTCACGAATAGTAGGTTTATTATTAAGAAACTCTATAATTTTGCCATTTTTAATAATACTATACATATTTATGCATTGTCTTCAATATTAGTTTCTCCATTATCAAGAGATTTACCTTCCTTATCCAAGAACTTGAAACACTTCAACTTAAAGGCTTCTGATTTCATATTCTCAATTTTAATTACCACTCCTTCATGTGGAACTTTATTCTTACAAGTAGGAGAGTTACATTCCATATTGAATGATGTATCATTTGCCAATCGTGATAAGAAATTCTCATTCCAATGTTGTTCTATGTCCAGGTCTTTATAAAGGTTACCTGCCATTCCATAGTAGTATTCTTCAACAGGAGTTAAATCATGTGCTCTACTCCATTGCTGAACTTCCTGTGTAGAGAATTCATGCACAAAACCATCAACATTAGTTAAAGTAATACGATAAATTCTTATTCCAAAATGAGTTCCATACTTATATTCCTCAGACGTAGGCGGCACATATCCATAGTCGTATCCTTTTTGAATATAGCCTCCATTTGGAAGATAGCCAATAATTTCATAATATGCAGTCATACCTTTAATAAGATGAGGACGAACTATATCGTCAGCATATTTCCATACATCCACTCCATAGAAACTGCTTCCTGCATTCTTATTATAATACTGATTCTTTACAACAGAACGAGAAGAGTATAGGTAATCATACTTCAAATAACTTGTATTATTGCGAGTGAAGAAATCAATTACCTTTTCATACCACTTTGCTGGCCTTCTACATAATACATATGCAGAAATTCCAGAGGTTCCATGAACTTTCTCAGTTATAGAAATTAAATGGAATGGACGAAGAACATTAGGACACTTCTTAATAAGAACTGTATCATAATGGAATCTAAATTGATTCTCAACAACTTTATCCAATCCTTTAGGTTGTTTACCTCTTCCCTTACTTCCAGAGCCAGGAGCTCCTTGCATACGAGTATTTTTAGGAATATATTTCTTATTAACCCAGAATGTCTTTCCTTCATGTTCTGCAGAATCAAATTCTGTTCCTGGTTCTATTTCAAGACTCTGATTTGTTTCAGCAACAATCCAATTTTGAAAAGCAACAATAGGAAGTATAAAACCTTCAGATAATTCACCACGTAATCTAATAGCCCTCACACGACCATTATCATCAAACATACCTGTCTCAGTTTGAACTCTATTAAGTTCACCGTGACGATATAAATTACAGTAAGATAACAAGTTAGGATTTAGGCAACAAGCTGTAGGAAAGTACACATAAAGTCCTGGCTCTGCATCAATCCCAGTAATAATGTTGTAGCCATCAATATAGCAACACTTTAACTTAGTAACTTCTGAATCGGAGTGCTTATGAAACTCCTTTATTTCTACTATCTTAGCAAGATAGTTTATATTAGCATTTTTACTCTTTACTAATTTCATTTTCAATAAATTCTTTTGTGGTAATAAATGAGAAGTCTGCTGGGGTGGTAGATTGATAAGTATTGTGAAGTTCAAATACCTGTATAAATTCTGTTAATTCTTCAACCGTAGGATTAGGATATTCTTCTTCAAGATAAAGAGGTTCACTACTCCATACAACCATTCCTTCTTTTCCATTTGCTGACTTAAACCAACAGCTTATTTTATTTGTTTCAGTGTCAATAGCTAAAACAGACCAACCTACAGGTTTTAAAAGAAATCTGCCCTCATCTGTATATCTCTACCCCATAGACATAGCAGCAATCTCTAAATCTTTAATTTTTCTCATACAAACACCAATCTTTAGAAAGAACGGCATCAGTATAGAACTTAGTAACTGGATAGGTTACGAAGGAACCTTCAATGTTACATATTACTTTACCATTTTCCATGTGATACATTCTTGTTTTACCGTCTAATTCAAGACACACTATTTCTCCAATTTCCATGAAGGAGATTGCTTCTCCAAAACCAAATTTTTCCATAATCTATTTATATACTTTTTAATGAGTTAATAGTGTCTTCTATAAGTATGAGATTTTCGTGCATAGTTTCTGTAGTTATAATGTCATACTTACTTAAAGAAGAAACAAAGTTATTAAACATAGACTCAAACAAATCACTTTGTTCATTTGAGTCCAATGTTTCTTCGGCTAAACATACAAACAATTCAGCCATCTTAGATGCTATTTCAATTTTCTGTTTACTAATCACCTGATATAATGCTTTTGTAAATACTTTCAGCTCTTTCTCTAAATATATCACGTATCTTAGGCTCAGAGGTGAACTCCTTATTATAGAGTTTATTGTAAGGAATTTCAGAAATTGACATATGTTTTATATCACTAAGGTTTAACCAAGACTTGAACAAGACTCTTGCTACTAGAAGTCCTGTATCAGTAAATTTTATAACCCTATCTATTTCAGAAATAACTATAGCCTTATCAAGAAGTTCTTTAAGTTCAGAGGTGTTTTCTGTCAAAACACTTGAAATTCCTTTAGTTAATACAAGATTTTGAATTTCTTCTTGAACTTCCTTGTTTTCAGCTCTTTCAACAATAAATGTATTATAAACCCAGGGTTTACCCTCTATATTCTGTTTAGGAATAAATGAATGATATAATACAAATATATCAGTTTCAAACCGATAGTAATAAGTCCCAATTTTAATAGAGTCTTCCATTTCCTTAAAAGATTCTATAATTATAGCATAAGTCCAAGTATCTTCCTTATCTTGTACTTTATGAGATGTTCCAAATACAGAAACTTCATAAATTATTGTATCGTCTGGAACCTCTATGTTAATGATAGAGTAATCTCCATCATAATAATATTGTCTAAATTCTATATTTTTCATCTCTTACTATGTAAGTATTCACACATAAAATTTGCAAATGTTTGAGCTAGAGCTTCGTCTTGTTCATTGTTATAAAAGAAATTAAAGGCGTGAAATATTTCATGCCAGTAGGAATTTTCAATTTGACCTTCAGTCAAATCTATTACTCCATCCTCTAAGGTTTTAATACTTCTTGCAACCTTAATTTCTCTCTTAACATCACTGTGAATAGCATACTCTCCACCTTCAAGAGTATCTACAAACTCTACTGAATAAGGAGTATTAGCTATTGTGAATTCACTAGGATAGTTACTCATAATCCCTAATGCATTTTAAGACTGGCTGTAATGGAACTTGTTCTTCACTATAATAGAAGAATTTCACAGTAGCCTTTTTACCAATTAAATCATCTAAATTTTCACGATAGAATTGTTTCAATTCCCTGTTTCCCATAGGTTTTGCCTTAAATTCCATACCTTTATCAGTTATACAAGTAAAACACATATCTTCATCACGAAGTCCTTCCGAAAGACCTGTAATTTCAAATTCTGCGTCTTGATACTCTTTAACCTTTATCATGTCATTAGTTCTCTTTCCAAACCCATAAGGTTTATCTGGATTTCTAACAACAATGCCTTCAAAGCCTTCTCCTACATAAACATCATGGAGTTTCTTGATATTAGCCCATCCAGATACCTCTACCTGAGGAACCATTTGGAATCTTAAATCTCCCTCTTTCCATTCTTTATTAGGGTTAAACTCTAAATTCAAAGAAGCAGCAACATCTTCAAGAATTCCCAATCTTTCAGAGAAAGGAATATCAGGAATCATTACATCATAGATATAATATTCAAGTATGGAGCAATCCTTACCATCGTCTTTTTCAGTTCTAGCAAGTCCACTTAAAGATTGCAGACTATAACCATGACAATATAATTCTCCATCAAATACAACTTCTGGATGTTCCAAGAAGAACTCAATGAGTTTAGGATTAGTTCTTAAATGAGTAGTAGAAAAGTCATAATCTCCTCCACCTCTACTTGCAGACTTTACTTCACCGTCTTTCCAATAAAAAGAACATCTAACTCCATCTATCTTTCTCGACCCATACCACACTTTGACTTTATCAAATACACTTGTAGCGACTTTATTGAAGTCTTTAGCAAGCATATGTTTCCTAAAGCCATTAGCGTCAGTAACATGTTCTGGTAAGAACTCGTCCAATTGATCTTTAGTGTATTTGTCAATGGAATATTTGAGTTCTTTATATCCCTTATCTTTATACTTTTTCACATGAGAGTTAAATTCCAATTCAGCCTGTTGTGCTATAGTTCTTTTAACTTTACCTTTAGTAATTGTAATGTCAGGTTGAGCTGTTATTTTGCCTCCGTATTGATAAGTATTACGATGGATAATGTAGCCTTTTACTCCTTCATCCCATTCACAAGATACTTCCGCCACTCTTATTTTTCCTTTAGAGTCTCTAGTTACTAAAGTTGAATTCATTAACAAATAGTTGTTTCAAATTTTACATCTAAACAATCTTGTATGTCATAATCATTGTAGTAATTACTCTTTATATACTCTAAGATTTCCTCGTCAGTTCTTGGATCTCCCTCAAAATCTTCTAAAAGTTCTTGGAGGACTTCTTCACCTAAATCATCTACTAATTTAAAGATGAGAGGCTTAGAAACTATAATGACTCGTTTATTTTTTAATTCTTCTAGTGTCATCTGCGTCTTCTATTAGCTGGAACTTTAGTTTCTTCAACTTTCTCAGAAGTATGTCCAAATCCGCCTTCACCACGTTCTGTCTCATCAAGTTCTTTAGTTTCATTCCACTCAGCACGTTCATGCTTAGCAATAACCATTTGAGCAATTTTATCACCTTGCCCTACTTTGAAGTTTTCAGAACTATGATTTATTAAGATAATACCTACTTCACCTCTATAATCCAATTTTGTTATCATACGGCTTTTTATCCGTATTTCTATACCTTCTTCTTCTTTGGTATAGTTCCGCGTACCTTTTCACCATCACGGGTCGAGCACTCTTGGAGAGATTATATTTATTCGCCCTCTACGCTGTACGATGATTCAGAGCCTTGCGAAATCTCTGAATTTATCTCGGGATTAGCATCGCAGCTTTCCCCGATATTGCTCGATTTAACGACGCCGATTATTCTACCTAATTCATCTCTTATAATTTCTCTTTGAAGATTATGATAGGTAGAGTGTTCCGACCTTAATAATACCTGCAGGTTTTCTATCCTATTATCCTGTTTATCCTCATTAATATGATGTACATCATACTCAGGCTTCAATACTTTCCATCCATCTATAACCTCAAAATAAGAATCATCAAACATATTAGAATTTCTTTCGACAACAAGTCTATGTTGTAAAACTCTAGTAGTTTTATTACTTTTATCATGAGGATAAGGGTGTCCAGGACAATATTCTAATAAATATCCATAATTAGTAATTAAATCAGAATCTTTATAAGAAGCATTTTTATCTCCAATTAATCCAAATTGATGATTGCCCTCTCCTTTCATGTATTCTGATTTAAGTTTACTAGCGCATTCTTTACTACAGGTAATTCCATTCTTAACTCGTTTTAATCTACTTGGTTTTAGATACATAGCTTTTCCACAAATTTTACATTTACACATATTTAAGTATTTAAAATATCAATATGTAAAGATATAAAATTTCCAGGAACAAACCAAGTATTCCAGGCACAATTAATAATTTTTAATTTCAGCGTCGATTGTGCCAGGACTATTAAGGACAGTAATTCCTTTCTTGATAGCTAGACCGCTACGTGGGCGGATTTGAGCTTCATAACCTACAGGAAGAGACATGTATAAACCAGTAAAGATAAGTGCTCTACCGCCTGGACGAATGATTACACTGTCTTCTTGCATAAAAGCATTATGAAGAACTGGTGCACTTCCTTTCAAATCAGCACAAATGTCCATTCCTGCAGATTGTTCTGTTTCGTATTTTGGTAGTGGATTAGAAGATTTATTGATTATTGATATTTTCATTGTGTAAATAATTGATTAATGATTTAATAATATTAGAATCTGCCTCAGTATAAAATGCTTTGATTAATTCATCTCCTTCATAAACTGCAGCAAACGGAGTCATTCTGGCTCCACATGCAGATTTCAGTTTATATGCTTGTTTCTTTTCTTTATAATGAGATTCATCAAAAGTTTCAACAAACGCCCCATTTAAGTCTGCACTGTAGAACTTTACAAAATCGTGCTCATTATCATATACAAACTTTACAGTAAGCATTAGTCTCTAATTTGAATAACTTTGTAAAAGGTCTTATTTACAGACACTAAATCAGAACTAATAACGTCCCACATATCATATTCATCCCCAACCGCATCACCTGCATATGTGTCATAATCAAAATAATCCCTTAAATCCTGAGGAATTCTCCATTTAACATCATCTACAATAGTATCTCTGTAGCTATTCATTTCTGCATAGAATTCCTCTTCAGTCATTACCACAAATGTATCACCTTCGTAATAATACTCACAGCCCATTTCTTCAAGATTCTCCACAAATGTAGAAACTTCTTCTTCATCTACTTCAAGAAAAGTAGCTAAAGCCTTTACCTTTTCATTGTCATAATCAAATCCAAATTGTTTAATCAATTTGTCAATCATTTCATAAAATTCTTTCATAAACATATTTTACTTACTGTAATAAATATGCATCTTTTCGTGTTCGAGACAATGCTACATACTGTAGTTGTCTCCTTTCATCTTTATCTCTACATAAATTGATATTTCGCATATCAACAAATACTTCTCCAAATGAACTTCCTTGTGATTTATGAGCGGAACAAGCATATCCATAATCAAATGATTTCTTACGAATAAGTCTGTTGTCATAATACATATCCTTTGGTGAAGTAAAACTTCCAATTAACTCGTAATACTCTCTCCATCTCTTAGAAGCCATTTGAGGTCTGCCACAATCTTTAAGATTAATAGCTTCTAATCTAATGGTTTCTATCCGAGATGCAAGAGCTTGTAGATAGTCTTCTCCAATTTCACGTGATAGGATGAATACTGGATAAGAATCTTTATATACTGAATCATACAGAGTTAACTCATAGCCAGGTAAAGTTAGAAAACCTGGAATATAGACTTCCTTCTTCTCTGGAGGATCTATAATAATATAATCCATAGAATTCCAGAACTTAATATTATTAAATTCTAAATTCTCATATCCAGTTAAGAATTCAAACTGATTATACTCTACTTCTTTGGAGTCTTGCCACATAACACGCCTCATGCAGTTATTATAACTTGCTACCATAGCATTGGTATAGGCGAGGATTTTAGTTGCCAAAATGTCTCCATTTCTCATTGCATTTCTAAAACTAGGAATAGCATCCTTAATGAATTTGAGAGTATCATCATGTACATACAAAGAACCCTCCTCTGCCTCTTTAGATTCAAACCAGTTAACTGTATCTGTTCTTAAAGTGCAAAGAAGGGGCATTAAAGCGTTATTCTCTGATTGTCTATATATTTTGGTAAGCGTATATTTATTTTCTACATCAAATACTTTTGAAGTAGTCAATGAATTAACAGGACGAAGTTGACATTTGTCTCCTACAAATATCACTTTGCAGTTAAACATACCAGCCTTCTCCATTAATAAGTCAAATAAATCATCACTTATCATGGAGGATTCATCACATACAATTACACCATTTTTTGGTATTTGTAGTCTTCTATCGTCCACTCTAAACTTTAAATCTTTAAAGTCTAACTCTAGTATTTCTAAATTGGGAGATAATGAAAGTAGTTTATGTAGTGTTATTACCTCATGGTTAGCAAATCTTTCTAACACTAATTTAGCTTTATGAGTAGGAGCACAAAGGCATTTAGAGATACCTTTATAATCCATATGGTCAATAAGTTTCCTCATTAAGAAACTCTTACCTGTGCCAGCAGCTCCAATTAGTGAGAAGACTTTTTCAGATTTATCTTCAAGAAAGGCTTTCATTCTCTCTAAAGCCTCTACTTGTTCTGCACCTAAGACAATATTTTTGTTTTCTTCATCGGAGAAATCTAGCATAAAGCCATTAAAATAATGACAAGAATAAGGACTCTCAAAGGAATGTAATATTTTTCTCTTTCTAGAGCTCTCATACATTCCTCATATGTAATAGAGTTTATCCATTTCTCATCATTAGCTTTAATAAATAGACCTATCTGCAAAAAGATCGAAATCCAAATTATTATAATTGCTAATGTAGTCATTTCCAAAATATTTCTGTTATATCCATAAGCCCGTAAACAGGCTCTCCATTTTCATCTATTTCCCTACTCATTTGCACTTCATAAAACCTCTGATTAGTGTTAGGATTATCAAGCGGACCATATTCTTCCATATAAGGACCAAGCTTAATATAATTAAAGTACTTGAGTTTAACCAATGGAGATAATGTTTCTCTGCCACTATACCATGCAGTTCTAAGACCTGTAAGTCTCTTTACATGATCTGCAAGGTATCCGACCTTCATAGCATCTCCATCACCACCCATAAACGCTACACAAGTAATTCCTTCATTCTTACTAATAAGTGTTAGTAATTCAGAAAGAGTTAATTCTTCCCCAATGTCTTCTGCCAAGTAAGAACTATGACAGCCCTTACAATGACATGGACAATTAGAGATATTTATGCAAAGAGTAATTTCATTCGGAATTTCTCTAAGTGTTACTGCTGTATCAACATATTTTATCATCAAATTCTTTTATTGCTTTCGTTTCAGTATCTAATATAAATATTCTTCTAACATCTAAGCATGCAAACTTGTCAGTAATAATAGGTTTGGATTGCAATTGAGTATGTCCAAATATTTGATAATATGTAGACTCTCTATCTCCTTCTCTAACATCACTCCATACCATACTACCTGTATTAGACCATCCTCCTCTCATACGAGACATTTCCCATAAGAAGTCAATTAGAAAGTCTTCAGGTTTAGTAATTAAGTCAGTAATAGTATAGTCCATATTATTTAGCCAATCATTAGTAACTCCAGCATGTGTATATAGAATATCTTCCGAGAAGTATTTAAGTTGAAATAGAGATTTGAAATTTTCAAATATCTCCTTAATTAATTCTTCATTAGCGTAGTCATACCTAGAAGCACTTCCGAAATCATAACAATAAGCACAGTCGTGATTTCCAAGGAGTAGTATTACCTTATCGGGATTATCAACTTTGAATTGGATAATCTCTTTAAATTCTTCTATTGCACTCTCACTAGTAATACCTTCATAACCATACGGATCAAGGTAGTCCCCTAAAAAGATTACCTTGTCCACATCATTAATTTTCTCTTTTATTTTTCTCCAGAATGGTCTACCATGAACATCTGGAATTATTGCGGTTCTCATTGTTCTACTTGTTTATAAACTCTATGTTTCTGTTCCTCTTGTCTGCCTACAGACCAGTTCTTGATTTTAGTAAGATAGCCAATAATTCTATCATACATATCAATATGTGTACTTCCACATTTTGGGCATTCAGTTACGGGAACCTTAGTGATAAACCCACAATCTTGACATTCTGAATTAGGAACATTGAATGTAAAATAACTACATCCGACGGTAGCAGCATAGTTTAATAGCAGACTTGCTTGATTCTTAGTAGGATGTTCAGATAGATTAATGTGAGCAGCGCTTCCGCCATCTAACCAGTCTCCAACATATTCATTACCATGAAGTTTAATTTTCTCCAAGATTGAACTGTCAGATTCTGGAAGGAATACATACGAAGTATAAAGATTTCTGTCTTTGGGAACCCAAAGTCCGTCAGCCTTATCCCAGTTGTAATTCTTAACAGCTAAAGATTCTGCAGGAACAAGTTCAGTATTGAACATGGTCTTCTTAGTATTATGAAGTTGATTTTGTTCCTTAATAGTACCGAAGATAAAGTTACAGAACTCTTTGTATTGTTCATTATCATTACATTCAATACCTAAGAACATTGCAGCCTCATTCAATCCATTCAGACCAATGGTTAGATACTGATTATTAAGATTGATAAATCCAGACTCATAAACGGGAAGTAAGTGAGCGTTATATAAATCCCATAATAACTCATTATAAGCTACATGATATTTATAGACTCTACTTAAAATATCTACTAAATAGTCTTTTAAGAAAATTCCTCTGTTATTATCCAAGCCTTTAAAGAACTTAGTAGTTCCCGTTGGAAGGTCTTTTGCTAAAGATTCATCCTCACATTTACTCCAATTCTGGATAATTCTATTCAAATTGAGTGTAATTACTGACTTAGAACCAGTTTGTTCTCCAACTAGTCCATTAGTAAATGTAAATTCATTGGATTGCAACTTATTCTTTAGTCTGCAACAACTTGATAAACTATCTACACTATCACTAATATAAGTAAAAAATGAATGTCCTTCTGCATATTCTTCTGCAATAAAATCAGCCCATTCCTTGTCTTGGAATTCTTCATCTTTATAAAGAAGAGATACAGTTTCTACTGGGAATGTTAACATACAACGAAGTCTTTCAGCATTGAACCACTTCATGAACTTCTTCTGTAACCAATTAAGTGAGTCCCATTTTGGAGTATCACCATCAGGGAATACAAAGTGTCCATACATTCCTTCAAAGTAAGGCTTATCGAAGTAACTTACATTCCAGAAAGCTGATTGGAATCCTCTTGCAGCAGCAGGCTGATTAATTGAATAGACAATTTGCTGGAATTTCTGTTCAATTACCTTCTCGATAGTTCTCGAACTGGTGAACTGCATCCCATTACCGTCTGTAGGTTTCAAATCGCCAGATAATTGAACTTCTTCATCAGAGTATTCATAATACTTATCACCCCACTCTTTACGAGCAAAATGGTCAAACATTACTAAGAAACTTGCAGTTGCTACAGCTCCAGCGAATTGAGAAGATACAGCAAATATCATATTTACAAACATACCACAGAATGAATCAAGATTCCTTGGAGAAGCTGATAAGCCACCAATATCTCTAATTCCACCTTGTAAGAATGGATAACAAGATAATGCCACACAATATGGAAATCCAAATGTGGAATTTTCATCATGTTTATAAATGATATGATTCTTTAAGTCTCTTTCGTATTGTTTATAATCAAAGTCTGGATAAAGTACACGAAGTTTTTCCTTAACTCTATAACGATTTAAATCAATGTTATTAGATTTATAAAGCTCGTTATTAAGAACAGCAATGTTTTTATTGGCTACATTAGAATTGTCGTCCACTTCCGAACCTTCTGCAGCATTAGAAGCCTTCATAAATTCTTTTATAAAGTCTTCACGTTCTTTTACATTCTCACGAATACGAGCACGATTTTCTCTGTAAAGTATATAGGCTTTAGCTACTTCTGGGAAGTCAAAATCCATAAGGATTTCTTCTACTTGATCTTGAATATCTTCAATATCAATATCCTCCCAAATTTCTACTGAATCTAGTATATCATCAATTAAATCTTTTGATGTTTCATATCCACATGCACTAAAAGCATTTAGGATGGCGTTTCTGATTTTGGAAGCACTAAAGACTTCCTTAGTTCCGTCTCTTTTTACTACGTTCATAAATATAAAATTGTTTATATGGTGTCGAAAAGTCTTACAAAGATAGTAAAAATTTTCGACACTTCAAAACAAATTACTAGATTGATAGAATATCTTTAAGTAGTAAAGTCTTCTCTACTTTATTCATTATATCTTTACCTCCATCATTACTGATTAACTGAGTAAAAGCATTATAAACAGTGAACATATTGACATTCTGGTCTTCGGGAATAAAATATTCTGATTTCTTATTCTCAAACATCAGTTTATAAGCATCTACTGGAGTACTAGTTGCTAGCTTTACTTTGCCATATCCTGTATCATATGACATATTGATAGAATTTCTAATCCACATACCAAGATTTCTCTCAATAAGTTCATCATTTCTATCAAACTCAGTTTCATGTAATTGTTTAAGCCATAATTTAATATCGCTTGTTTGCTCCATTAAATTAGTAACTGGCTTAAAGTTGATTGCCTTTTTAGGCTCTAGTTCCTGAATATTTAAGAAAGATGGGTCAAACACACACAAATTTGTGCAAGCTCTATTCAATCCTCCGCGATAAATCTTCACCACTGGCTTACGTACATCTAATCCATAGACAAGACCAACTACTTCATCGTGATTATCAAAGGCATATTCTTCCGGCATTACGGCTTGAATCCATACACGATTATAAGTAATATCATCAGTATCAATTCCTCCATCTTTGGTCTTTGTAATTTGATCTGGCAGTTTTACTTGGACTCTAAAGTCATCAGTAAATTTTGACATTCTTTCAAGGAAAGGCTCTACATATGCTTTAGTTTCAAAGTATTCATTATCTTTAATAAGCGTAGCTTTACCTTTTAATAATTCAGGGATTGTAATTTCCACTATTCAATTTTCATTTTCAAAGTTGTAGTATCATTAATCTTTTTTACAAATTGATTTAAATCTGAAATTTTGTCTGCAACTTCCACTTCTAACCATTGACACAATTTCTCTGCATCTAAAACTACTGACCTAGTATAGATGTCAAAATGACAATATTTGTCATCAATACAATTATAATCACTGAAGAATTCTTCTGCAGCTTCCTCTCCAATTAATGCATCAATTAATCCTTCTTCCCCTTCGAGAATTTCTTGAATATTCCACATCAATTCCCTTTCAATTTCCTCATATGTAAAATCATTAGGATAGAAATTTCCAAGGTATCTATCTTGGATAAAATCACCTACTGCGTAACAAAGAGCATCAAGGTCTTCTAATTCTTCTCCAAGATATTCTTCTAATATTTTTACTAAAAAATTATTCATATAATTCAAATTTTTCTATGTACGCATGGCTATAATCTGCATAGGAATTTTCCCATACAAAGTAATCATGCTTAAAGTCTTCATCTCCTTCTAACTCGGGGTGAAGAAAAATAAATCCATTAAAGTAAGTGTCGTCATAGACATTAGAATATATTCTAGAATATTTTTCCAGTTCATTAGCAAGTTCATCAAAGTACTCTGGATCATATTTTCTATACTGCCACTTTGCTTCATTTTCTGATTTGGCTTTTTCAGCACTTTCTTTACTAAGGTATATTCCAATAATGTGAGTCCAACTGTCCTCATACATACCACCACATTCGGTGACTACATAACAAAACTGTGTCATTGTACTACTATTCTACCGTCTATAATATCAGTGCCTTGAACAACTGAATAGTCCACACAAGCCTTAGTATTACCAAAGTTTTTATGTATCCATTCAGAACTTCCAAATAAAGAACCTACAGATTTATAAGTAAATCGTCTTCCATAGGTAGTTGCAGATTGATGTAAATCTCCCTTTACAAAGACAACGTTTCCAATAATATCCCTATTATCAAGATACTCATTAACAAAGTTCTCAGTCTTTACATCTAAAGTAAGAGGAAGATTTTTAAACATATCCTTGTTGTCTTTACCATGACAAAGAACGAAGGTAGTTCCTCCTAATTCAAATTCTCCAATAAATTTATCAAAAACTGTACAATTCACTCCTTGATTAGTAAGGATTGCTTCTAAGGCAACATTGGCAGCATATCCGAAATCGCCATCATGATTACTTTCTCCAACACAAACATAATGTAAATCGTTATAAGGAAGTTCATTGAGTTCTTTAAAGAAATAATTCATCACTTCAATAAAGGTGTGGATTTGTTCTTTGTTGCACATATTCTGTGGCAGAGAATGACCTCCACGAGTTGTCTGACCATCATATCCATCCAAAGAATCTCCAAGATTACATACAATGATATTATCAAATCCACCATATTGTTCAGATAGAGTACATATTCTATCTAATACTTTATTCATTCTATTTATTACTTCTTCCTTATTATAAGGATTACTATAAATAGAAAGGGAAGATACATAAGCACCAATATGCATATCAGAAAGATAGACAATTAAATCCTTATCTGAATCTGATACTTCATGAAGAAATGCTGGGAATTTACTAAGATCGAGTCCCTCCAGATTTACTTTAACTCCTTCTTCCAGTTTTCTTTTGAGTTCAATATTCTCGAGAGCATATTTCTTCAAGAGAAGTCTATCATTCTTAATAGATTGTTCTTCAATCCCCCTAATGAAATCATTTTCCTTCTCTCGCAATTGCATATTAGTAAGTTCCTCTTTTGTATGCTCTTCAATAATATGGGGAGCAAATGGAGAAACTGCTTTAGTTATGCTAAATACACGAAGGATTCGTTTAAAATCAATTAAGGAATACTCTGGGAAATACCGGCTTATTTCTCTTTGAGTAATAGACATTCCATAATATGAATACATGCGATAGATGTTATTCATTTCATCTCTGGTAAGTCTACCAACAAGAGGAGCCTTATCTCTTCTTAGAACCTTGAAATCGTAATATATAATTTTTCCGTCTTTGTCTCTGACGAGGTTTATACTATTTCTGTCATCATCAGCTTCTAACTGAACTTGTTCGAGAGTAGAATTATCATCAAGAACTGCATCAGTAGTAGCATACTCTGTACTATCTTTAAATGATTTCCTTCCCTCGTAAAGAGCCTGGATTGTGTAAAAATCTTCATTGGAAATAAGTCCTTTCTTGAAATCAATGCGAGCATTATTCATGGTCTGATAAATGTAGTTTTTACAAAGACCTTTTTGCTCTTCAAATTCCGATTTAGATATTCCAGACTCATTCCATTCAGTTAAAATACTAATAAATTTCTTAATAGTTTGTTTTCTCATTTTTTCAAATGTTTAAATTAAGCTGTTACGCCTTTAATAGATATTAAAAAAAATAAGGGACTACCTATAAGTTTTAATTATAGATAATCCCTTAACTGTGTATTGATTTAGTAGATTATGCTTCAATACCAAAGCAAAGATAAGTTCCCATTCTAGAACTCTTTGCAGGAGTGTATTCCACTTCAAATGCAACAGGTTCACCTTCAAGTACTTGTTTAGTATAAGTACAGATAAGATTACCCTTGAATCCATCTTCTGTATACAGTTTCTTAGCGAGTTCTTTAGCCTTAGCCTTAGTTTCGTTAGTTTCTGCAACCAACTGACCAGTTTTCTTATCGAACAACTGATAAGTTGTTTTATATTTTCTCTTACCCTTTTCGTTCTTTACATCATTTACCTTGTAAGGACGTTCACGGGTATCAGCTACACCAGCTTCGATTGTAATTGAGCAACCTACACCAGGAGCATTTTTTGTATGTTTTGCAAGATATTCCAGACAGAATTCCTTAACATCTTTGTCAGTCATTCCATGGTCTAAATCTTTCTTCCAAGCCTTAAATGCTTGAGTTGCATCACGCTGCACGAAGAAAGGTGCTTTTTCAATTGCTTCTTTTCTTGTAAATCCACATACTTCTACTTTCTTAAAATTCAATACTTGAGTTGTCATAATTCAAAATTTTTTAAACATTGTTCTTATTAATCATCTTCTATTTTTGTATTACAAAGATACGAATTTCTTTGGAACTCACCAAATATCATTGGTGAAAGAATCTTAACAAATGTATAATCTCTATTCTGAATTAATCTAATGTTTTCTTCCGAAGAAGTGATACAAAGGTACTACTTTTTATTCATACCACAAAACCCCAAATGTTAAAAAGTGCAAATAAAATATTTACAAATTTTTAAGCATTTTCATTTGGAGGGAATACAAACCTATTTTCGAGTAACAATTTCCATGTTTCTCTACTCTCCTCATTAAACGTGTCTACAATTCTACTCTCAGCTCCTTCATGTCCACATCTTTCTGTCCGGAAGATTTTCATATTCCATAACAATTGAGTAAAACGTTGCTCAGGATACTTTTCAACTAACTCTGATAACTTACAAAGTATAGCTTTATTGTATAAATATCTGTCTGTAGCCATTAAAAGGGAAGATATTCGGCAAGAATGTTCTGTACTTGGACAGCCATTTCACCGGGAGTTTTTATTCCAAATGTTGGGAATTCAGTACAACCATATGCAAAATCTTCACATATAATACTTAACCCCTTTATAAAGTTCTCTGGTAGAGGATTTTTTGCAGTAAGCTGCATCAATATCTTATAGTGCGTAATATCCGGCTTTTGTTGTTTGGCTTTCATTGTTAAATAACAAACCAAAGATATTACAGCAAATTTCCTCTGTACATCTACGTTTAAATACCCAAGACTAAAGTACTGTCCATAAATATCTTTTAAGTCTTGATAACTTGGTCCATATGCTTCCATAAGGTAACTATCAGGCCACATCGGCATTGTTCATCATTGTATATAAACCTACCATTCTTATTAGTCGTTTAAATTCATCAAATCCTCTCAAGATTTGTTGTCTAGATACTGGATAAACTCCAGCTTTATATTGAGGGACGGTGGAAATCAGTAACATATTTGTTTTCATAACTGGATTTTCCATTTTGTATAAATTTTCTGCGACTAACATTAATAACCATCCATACATACCCATTTGACGATAATAATGATACTTCTCCCAACTCTCATCAAACTGAGTGAGATAATGTCCTGTAGTCTTTAAGTCATTTAAAGTTACAGTGTTAGAATCAGGCTCAATAGTGAAATTATCCAACTTCGCTTTAATCTTGAGTATCAATGTTTCCCCTCCTGGAAATTGAAGCCCTAAATCCATAAGAACAGCTTGTTCATTTAAAGATATAGGCTCATCAATTATATAAGACGGATGTAGTAGGTCTTGTATTTCTTTACAATTCTTTACAGATTCGAGGCATTGTTTTAATGTCTCTCTGGATTTCTCATCTAAGTAAATAGGCTCTACTCCCTTTACAAAATTCTCCCCTGTTTCATATGCCTTTCTTTGGGCAAAATATTCAGAGCATTTAATTCATAAAGCATCAAGTTGCTTATCTGTTAGATTACCTCCATAATAGTCGATTTTGGCTGCAGCTGCATTTATATCATCAACACTTAATATATTATTCCTAAGATACGTAGGATATAATTCATCGGCTACAAATCCCGCCTTTGCAGTAGGTCTATTTACAGATTCTACTAACATAAAGGAGTCAGGTTGTAATACTAATTCATGAACTGCAGAACCAAAAACAAGTGAACTTGAATACTTTTGGTGAGCTCCTAATCCTTCAAAGAATGTTTCAGGACTTCCTCCTTGCTCTGGATTTATTAAAGCGAGTCTGGAATTACTAATGTATCCTCTGTATTTAGGTCCAAAGTACTCAGCATCTGACATATCAATAAGTTGTATGGTATCAAGAAGAGGGCGAATTATTATTTCACTCAGCTTCATAGACCTCCCATTCAAATAATTCTTGTTCCATTATATTCTTTCATAAAACAATAAGCATCAAGTATCTCGTCTTTAGTAATGGAGAACACTTTAAACATAGGAAAGTCCGATGTTCTATCAGTATGATAAATAAGGGCGGGAAGTCCAGACTTGTGACACTTAGTGACATTACTAATAGAATCATCTATAAAGACGTCTACTTTGCCTTTAATCATATCAGCCTTATTACCATGTTGATAAATCATCTGATATATTGGGGCTTTAGGAAATCCATTCATTTCCAACCACTTTTGAGTCCACGCTTTATTATTTACTCGCTTAGTACAATATAAAGCTGGAACAAAATCGGGCATATTTATAACTTCTAAACTAAGCCAAAAGTCTCTGTCTTTACTAAGCACTTGCTGTACATTTTTAGTAATGATATGGTCTTCCATCATTCGAGGATTGTTTTCAGTATCAAAATACTTGCAATACGCTCCCCAGAAATCAGCAAGACAATCATCAATGTCCAACCCTATTCTAAAATTTCTCATATATTATCTATTTACAAATTATCAATATCCTCAGGAATTCCTACTATAACATCCATATCGGATAGTTGTTCAACAAAGTCTTTCCAATCTCCTGAGAACTCTAAGTCCCAGAGATTTGTGTATTCGTTAATAATTTTATCCTGTGCAGATGATAGAGACTTGGCTTGATATTTATCAATCCAAATTTCTCCATCACCATTACAAAAAGGAACTACGTAAGTGTTCATCAAATATGATCCTCAAATTCTTCAATTACGTCTAAGATTTCTCCAGGAAGAATATCGTAAATTGCATTCTCCAACTTCCTAGTCATTGCACCATATCCTCTATAAGGGTACATCCTACAATATTTCTGAAGAGATTTACCAAACTCCTCAGCGGTTGGACAAGGATTCTCTATCAAGGCAGCAGCTATTCCAATAGTACAAACTGTATCATCAGTAAAGTCATTGTCAGTTCTAAATAACTGCACAGAGTCATAATTCTTAGTACGACCTACAGTGTGTTCATAGGAGGAACCGCAGATGTCTCCTGCGATTGCTCCGAGTAGTAAACTATACATTATAATTCAATTGTTTGAATGGGTTCAAGATTAAAAGAACTGGGAGTTATCTGCACTCTATCTTTAGTAAGGATAACATTCTTACTAAATGATTCTGCAGGATACAACCATGTTTTAATTTTAGATGTTTCTAAAGCATCAATAAAGTGAGCACCAAATGCCACATTAAGAATGTTATGTTTTTCTATCTCATTTTCAAGATATTCAAACACTCCTTCTTCAACACCAACAGTACTTCTACCACTTGGCATTAGAGGTAACAAAACATGATAAAGAATGGAATCGCCATACATTCTTTGTATTTCTACAAATTCATCAACAGATTCCTTAGTAGAGATAATATGGTGGATATTTACATTAGTATTTCCATACTTCAGTAAGGACATAATCGCTTCCTTTGCTTTGTCCCTAATGCTTTTATTACCAAAACTTACAGCTACTCCTCCTACGAAACCGCTTGTGTATTCCAATAATTTATCACGAGTTCTCTCGTTACTTAATGAAATACCATTAGTAGTATAATTCGGAACTACTCCAGAGAGGTAGACTGTTTCAAGAAATTCACAGAATTCTGGATGGATTGTTGGCTCTCCAGTACTACCGATAGCTATTTGAAATGGCTTATCAGTAATAGTTATTACTCCTCCGTCTACTTTCTTTTCTGTAAAAGTATCCATCCATTTCTTCCATGTTTCACAAATGTTGGGATAATTAATACCACGACCAGAAGCACTTACATAACAAAAAGGACACTCTGCATTGCATAGTGTATTAATTCCAACATCATAAAATTCTGATTTGCTTGGAGGAAGTTCTTTTGCGACTCCTCCACCCAATCGTAAAGTTTTTAATGATGGTAACCAAAATGCGTTGTAGTTGTGGTGGGGGAAATACCGTCTCTTTACTCCCCATTCTTTAAAATTTTTCATTGATATTCAATTATATAATCATTATCTCCAAAATATTTCTCCATGATAGCCTCCATACCAGCTTCATAGAACTCAGTTGCCTGGGAATAAACTAAGCAATAATTCTCGAATGGCTTCATGTAAATCCCCATTCTGTGTCATTACACGTAAAAACACTTCTGAAGAACTGTTAGTTATAATATCAGAGATACTAGTCACTGATAAGCACAATTTCATATGAGTCTTCTCCATATTCTTTATTTAAGATATGTCTTAACAAATTATACACCATCCTGCATTCATAATTACCTTCATCAGGTTTTGAAACATAAATTCTTATTTCATTTTCCGAACAACCATCATAGATATTAATATCCAAATTATTAAGGAGTCTCTTTATCTTATGTATAAATTCCTCACTTACAATCTTAATAATATAGTTTGTTGGATATACCTCAGATGAACTATTTGTTATAATATCAGAGATGGATTGAATTTTGAATTTTATTTCTATTTTCATATTAATGTCTGTATTCTTGTGCTAAAGCATCACTTCTGGCATCACATAAAACATCATAAGCATCCGCAAAGTGATCCTCAATATCGACTACATAGAGACCTTCTAATTTATCCAAATTAGGATAAACATAAAGTTCTAAGGCAGCTTTGCAATCATCCGAATTCCATAAGTCTGCACCATCAAGGTCCAAATCGAGATAATCACAGATAAGTTCCACATCATAGAAATTGTTCTCTATGTTCTCCTTAGTAAGTTCGTAGATACTTACACAGCCACCAGTATCCAGATTATCATAGTATTCAGCATCACCTTTAGTCATTATAAAGGTTTCTGACGAAGAATTTGTGATTATATCAGATACGCTCTGAATTTTAGTTAGAAATTTCATTTTCTTCAATTACATTAAATTTCTTTCTTATTTTATCAATAGTACTTTCAGAATCAGTATAAATAAATATACTCTTCTTTAAATCACTAAGTAAAGAGTCAAATTCGAGGGAGAAACCCTCTACTGTAGCCCACTGCTTCTTTTTACATTTACGAAGATACTTTTCATATTCTTCATCAAACGATGTAACAAGAAGTCCAGAAAAGGACACATTCTTTTGTGTCCTATCTAGTTTAACTATCAATTGTTTCATTAACCGTAATAAATATCTCCAACAAAAACATGATTTAGTTGATTTAAAGCCTTTGCTATATCAGCATCACTAGGATCCTTGGCTCTGATTTCAAATTCAGTTCTTGGAGGAGTCTCTTCCAATCCTTCAATATATTCATCACGTTTTGTAGTCCAGAATTCTTCAACAGACATTACCTCATTACAGGTAGCATTAATTCTATTTATAAGATATCTATAAACTTCTTTGTATTCAGGAACCCACACGTATAAGCAACCTTGGTCCATAACTGATAATGTTTTAAAATATGGATTCTCTCTAAGATCCTTATTTTCATCAGCCTGATCGTGTAAGTAATCTATATAACCAGGTTCCCAATTCACTGGGACTTCCCGTATAGTAAACAGATCATCAAAGGAAGCTCCAAAAGAATCAATAAGTGTATTGATGGCTTCCTTAATAATATCCAATCCTCCTTCTGCAATCCTCATGTATACTTCTGAGGAACTATTCGTTATTATTCCTGATAATGACTGCGTCTGTAACTTTACTGTCATCGTCTAATAATTGTTGTAAATTAAAAATTTCATTCTCTCGATAGCATATTTCATCTTGTAAATCGACTATAATGTCTTGGTGTATTGAAATTTGCTCTTGAATAGAGTCTCTTTGCTCTTGTGTCATAATAAAAAAGGCAACTATTGTTTAGTCACCTTAATTAGTTCATAAAAAAAGTCTTTTGTCATAATAACATATTCTCCAATTGATCCCATATTGACTTCTTTATTTACTTGGTAGTTATGAAATACTACAAGTGGTCTATCTTTACGTGGGCAACCTGGAATAATGTCTTGGTAAGAGGGTTTGTTTTTAGTACATTTACACTGTACGTAAAACGGTAGAGTGTTAGGAATTGTTTCAGCAATGTCTATCTTGTCTGCATCAAGGTTTTTAGACTCTGAGCGAGAGGATTTTAACCCTTCAAATCCGAGTGCTGTAAGTTCCTTAATAATCTTCAATTCATAATTATTACCCTTTCTCTTCGCATATGCTCCTGTGTGTTTCTTCTTCGGTTTTTCTTGTTCTTCTGCCATATTCATTTACTGCTTCTTGAATTAATTTAATTGTTCTATCTCTGCCATATTTTTTATGAAAATCTGAAATATCTTTTGCATTATATTTTCTTGGTATCCAAAAACAAGGAACATCGAACTGCTTTCTAATCTTATTCATATTAGACAGTCCGGCTAAATCATTGTCGTAGAGTACACCTATATAATCAAAAGATTCTTTTAGTTTCTCAAATAGAACATCGGGAACAAATAAATTTTCAGAATTTGGGGCAACAGCAGGTATTCCACACGAATACAAAGTCATTACATCTTTCAAAGATTTAGTAATTACTAAGACCTTTCCTTTTTTAGGAAGCTGATCTAAGCCTTGCACCATCTTTGCAGACCAATTAGAAAGGAATCTATACGACTTACGTTTAGGAAAGTAAATTCTCCATAATTCTAGTCCATCCTTTTTACCTTTATAATAACCATAAATGGGACTTTGCTCGCTGGAAGAAGCAAAATAGTTTCCGTTTAGAAACACTGATTTACAAGAATATACTCTAAATTTCTTTAGAATGGCTCTTGTTATACCATAGGAACCCCACCATTCGAGTTCTTTTTGAGAAAATTCTTGCATCTCGATTTGAATACTTGCTGGTCCACTTTCTTCAAATTTTTCTGGCCGCTCATTAATTTTCCCTGGATTTCTTTTAATGTGAGGATTTTTAATTAACCCAAAATCATTAGCTATGATTTTCAAAGCCATATGATATGTACAACTAAATTTCCTCATTACAACATTAATAAAATTGCCATAGAAATCCCCTTTAAAGTCTTTAAAGATAACATCACCCGATTTATTCACAAAAAATGAACAAGTCGGATGGTCATCAACTCTAAGTGGTGATTTGAATAATCCCTTTTTGACAGGAATACCCAAATAGTATTCCATATAAGTCTCCTGAGGGTATTTGGATAATAAGTAGTCTTTTGTGAGAGTTGGTTCAATTTGTATTTCCATTATCCAGATATTTACATTGAACCACAAAGATAATACTTATTAGCTTCAATTCCAACTAACTCTTACACTTAATTAGTAAGTGTTATAGAGTTAATCTTATTTCAAAGAATTGAAGTCAATAGCATCAACATCAACAGTTCCTTCAGTGGAAGTTTCAGCTATACTTTCCTTTTCCGCCTTCTCTACATTAGTTGGTTTCTTCTTAGAGATTTCGTCTTTTCTTTTCAATTCATAATCAGTGAAGAATACTTTCTCGCCGATAAAATTGTCACATGTGAAACATTCACCTGATTTATTTAAAGCTACGAAATAAGGAAGACATGGACCAAAGTTTCCATCCTTGTCGATCTTTCCAATCAACTTTAAGTTGGTTTCTGTTCCAATTTTTGGTTTTAAGATGCTAATTAAAGCATTACATAATTCACCAAAATCTTTAAAAGAGACACCTTTCATTTTTTCATACTCTTTCGGTGCAATCACTGCGCCTAATTGAGCAATAAATGCCATTGTCCTCTCGAAGTTACAAGGACTTTCAACTTCGTGACCTTGTGCATTTGTACGAACAGGTCTTTTAAGGTCACTTTCTTTTGGGAAGAAAATGCTTTCCTCATAATAACCGTCATTGTTTTCAAAACGAACCTTTAGAATATCAAAGACTGCATCTGGATCTTTCTTACCCTTAATATGTTCTACCTTAATATCTTTAAATGCAACTCTATGAACTTCATAGGCTTTAAGTCTTGGCATTGAAGAAGATACTGCTTGTACGTTTGAAAGGTTAAAATTCATTTCCATAATAGATATATTTTTTTATTTTAATGTAAAGTCGAATGTAGTAATCTCTTTTGTATTATCTTCATCTACTAACATTCCTCCGATGGATTCGTCTAAAGGCAAATCTTCAGTAGGCTCATCTTCTATATCTATTTTAATCTCTTTTGTTTCTACTGGTTCGGGTTGAGGTTTATCTCCTACCAATATAAATAATCCATCCTTACTAGGATGTGGTTGTAGTTCAAATCGTGTTCCGTATTCCGACAACATCTCATTAGCTTTACCTCTACAGCTAACAGTTAAAGATTGAGTAAGTTTATTTCCTCCCTTAGTTCCAAATGCATCATTTGAACCTATTACAGGTATTCGAACTTTCCCCTTTTGTTCGTATTTGATGTCAATTCTGTCTTCAGGAACTACTCCTAAGGCATCTGCAGCTTCTTGATTCAAACAATATTTGTTATCTTCTAACACAATTGCAGGACCATTAACTCCTTCAATTTCTGTTACTACAGTTTTCTTTTTCTTTGGAGCAGCTTTCTTTTCCACCTTAGATTCATCTTTAGATACTACTTCGCTAGAAATCGGAGTATACTCTCCGGTTTCAGGATCGAAGTCAAAAGTCAAGAGCATTTTAATCCTCATCGCCATTATATTCTTTAATACGTTTAATTACCATATTCAAATCATTATCTATCAATAAATCTTCAAACAATCCCATAGGAGACTTAGCCGTACAAGTTCCATCTGAGTTAGTCTTAAATTTATAGCAAGGTCTATTCTCTTCATCTTTATCAATTACGGTAAAGAATACATAAGTAAATAAACCTTCAAGAGTAATAACGCTATCAAGCATTTTACCTAGAGTCTTGATTTTATAATAAGGATTGATTTTGTCTCCCATATTTTCACTATGAGTAGATACTATAATATATAAATCATCACGAAGCTTCATTGCATTTTTCATCACTGAATAAGCATGTTGTGCCATTTCTGTGAACTTTTCGTCGTTTGTGTACAGTAATTGCTCTTGTGGTAACAACTCCACTTACTGTACCCATTGCTTTCACAATGGACTAGACTATATCTTCAATTCGTTATTTTGTTTTATTTCTTTTTTGACCTTTAGGTGTAGTAAGTGCCTCTTCTGGATCCCATTTATGCTTACATACCCTATTTCTAACAAGTTCATACTCCATATTATATATTTCACACCACTCTTTAAGTCTATGTTCTTCCCCATTTATAGCTATTAGCTTTTTAAATGGATCTTTCTGGATAGCTTCTTCAAAAGAAAGACCAGAGCGATAGATGCGTTGATATAATGTAGTGTATTTTATTCCGAGTTCTTTAGACCATTCTTTTAAAGTTAGAGTCTTTCCATCCTTTTCAAAATAATCATTAAATTCTCCTCGATTTTTTGCTTGTTCATCCCATGTTGCCCATCTACAATTTTCCTTACAATATCCTTGATTATTATCAATTCTATCTAAAGTGTATCCCTCTGGACAATCTCCCATATCTTCATAGAATTTATTAAATGAATTTTTCCATTCATCACAAACAGTAATTCCTTTTTCAAGATAGGTTTGAGTGTGGTCATATTTTCCGGAACATCTATATATCATAGATTTCCACTTAATGTATTCAATTTTGTCTTTCTTTGCCATAACTATAAATTTTGTGTTAGTTTACAAAGATAGCCAAATTTACACGAATTGCCAACCGTTTCCAATTAAAATTTGTTAAAAATTAATTGTACTTCTCTTCACGAGAATAGTCGTTGAACTTTACCCATGTTACGTTTCACAACGTAAAGAAGGGTCTTAGCTGCTGATTTTCCAATTTGTTCTATTTTTAAACGTTCAAGCCTATCTTTTCAGATTACTTTGTAGTTAGAACAACTCTAAGGATTTTCCAGCAATTAGATTGGTTTGGGCGCGTTAATTCCACCCTTTCTCTTTAGCTCTGTCCATAGCTTCAAAAGCCATGAAATATTGGAAGTCATCAATGATAACATATTTAATCCAAGGCATTTTAGTGTTTACAAGTTGTAACATAGTTGCAACATTATCGACATTTGTAGTAGTATAGAAGTTTCCCAACGTCTCTCTAGTTTTGCCTTGTGTATTTAATGTAGGATATTTCTTTTTTGCTCCTGGAATCCCAGGTCTTTTTCCTGTTGTCGTAATAATAAATGTTTCTTCTGGATTTAAGTTTCTAATTGAAGTAGTCTTTCCAGAACCAGACTCTCCACAAATACAAATCATTTCTGCCATTTTATAATGTAATTGGTGTTCTTAAAGGTTTATCTTTAACTACGTTATCTAAGGGTAATAATTTAATCTCGTCTTCGTCTACCATGTATTGAGACGTTAAATATTTTTCATAATCATATATTTCGTCAGCTTTAGGAAGTTCTCTCCATAAGCCACATTTTCCATAAAAAGCAGTTCCGACTTCCACATCAGATTCCCCATATCTATTCTTTAAAACAGTTATACTTCTAAATACAGGACCAAGTATTCCAATATTATAACCCTTGTGGTTATTAAGCCTCTCTCTATGAGGATTAAATATAGAAATAATGATTTCTGCATCTTGAGCTGGAGAACCACTATCCTTTATATCAGATAGTTGCATATTATCCAAGCCTGCTTTTCTTCTATCCATAGAAGTAGATTCTCTATTTGCTTGCATTATCACCAATGGACTTATTTTACACCTATTTCTAAGCGTTACTAAATAAGAAGAAATCATATCCATTTCCTCTTTTAGACTTCGTCCTTCCGACCTACGAACCAAACTCAAGTGGTCTATAACCACCAAATGCACAAGATTTTCGTTATTTTTTTCGTATGTAATTCTTGTTTCAGTTTCAGTAAATGTACCTTCTTGTTCTAACTCTTTACAAAGAGTGGCATAAAGGATTGGTGCATTAAGTGCCTTATCATGAACAGTAATAATATTTTCTATTTCATGTAACCATGGAATACATTCAAGTACTATTTTATAATGTTCATCAGATAAACGACTTCCTTTCTTTTTGGATAGTAATTCTTTAGTGGATAACTCTACTCCATAATGTTCAAAGATATACATACATAGTAACTTAGCAAATAGTAAGTCACTACTCATTTCAAGACTGAAATATGTTACTTTGAAATTTTCATCATGTAGATGCTCCATTAAAGGACGATAAATATATGCATATAAGGCTAATGAAGTCTTACCACTACCAGTACCACTAAATAATAAGGTATAAGTATTTTGAGTTACTCCATCAATTATAGTTTCGAGCTTCGGCAGCCCCATACCATAACCCCAGTTTTTTCCTTCTCGTCCGAGAGTTATTTGGTGTATAAGAGAATTAGTAATCATAGAGAACGGACTGCATTATAATTTATAAGGCTTCCATCTCCATTCTTTAGTCTTTCTAATTCTTCCCATTTTCTACTAATAACGAACTCACATATATTAAAACAGATGTAGCTAGTGTTTTCAAGCGCCCATTTCAACAACTCCATAATGTGCTGATGCTTCTCCTCATTATAGTGGATAGCCTTGCCATAAGCCTTAAATAGGTCTTCAATAGCATCATACTTTTTAGCCACATTTTTTAATGTATATGGTACTCCGTTTATAATAGTGTTGTCAGGATATATTTGCCATAACTCTTCTCCCATTTCATAGGATGCACGGAAACATGTTTTAAGAAATGCTTTATTAAATTCTACATCCTCTGCATAAAATTTCTCTCCCTTCTTAGGAATCTTATAAGATTTAAGAATAATTCCTTTTTCTTGTAGACTAACTAACATTTCTCTAACATCTCCTCGCATTTCTTCAGGAATGGCTAGGAATCTATAAATATATTCCGGAAAATATTCCTCGTTTGCCAGAAATAATAATTTAATTAAGAACCACTCATTAGGAGAAATCTGATATTTCTCCATCAGAGCAAGTTCGTTGTCAATACTAATGCTTAATTTTTCCAAACAGTTAAAAATTAAATAAATACTTATTAATCTCTAACTGTAACTTGTTTAGTCTCCTTTCGGAGCGTTGTCAATTACATAGGGTTGTAAGAACTCATCTAAGAGTTCTTGATTGCGAGCTCCCATAGCTTCTAAATCATAAAGTTTATTATCAACCCATACTTGACCTTTTTTAAGGTCAGCGGGACTAATACCTTCTGCTAATTGATTTAAAATTAGAAGTTCTACTTGTCTTTCTAATATTATGTTGAATCGGATTACAAAGTTACTAAAAATAATTGATATTTCCAAACCAATATCACATTTAGGCAAATTTAACCTAAATTACTTGGTAGGACCCTTCCAAGATTTTAGAAATTCTCTTAAATCATCTTCACATTCCTTTGGGTACGCAAAGAAGTTATTTCCATCAAAGGCTTGATAACCACACTCCATACTCCATTGCCATCCCCACATATGTCAAGATAATTATAAGACATATAGATGTTGTACATCTTTGCTGCTTCTTCAAGTGTCATAATTAAAACCTAAATATCATTTTACGTGGTTTAGATTTCACCTCTTTGAAATCTTCTTTCTTTAATACATGAAGTAATTGTTCTTCATCAATGGTTATATATTTCTTCCCCTCGGATGATTTATTAAACCATTCTTCTTCAACCGTACCTCTAAGTATCAAAGTAAAGATTTCCGCTGTTTTGTTAGGTGCAAACCGAATTACTCTACCAATTCTTTGAACTTTCTCAGTTTGGGAACTAGTATTACTAAGAATAATAGCAAGATTAAGACCTGGAATATCAACTCCTTCATTTACAGCTTTAGAAGTATTTAGTACTCCTGTTTCCATAGGAAGAAATTGTTCCATAGTCATTGCATTTTTCTTTTTTGTTTGTTTTGAATGGAGTACTCCTCCATATTTTATCTTCTCTGCAACCTCAATAGTTGGAGAGAATGTTATTGCCTTACAATCTTTCCTGTAATCAAGGATTAAATTGGCAATCTCTATTTTCTTGGGATGTTTATAAATGAAGGCTTTACGAGCTTGCATAGTTCTCATAAATCCTAATGCATGAAAAGTAATTTCCTTAAAGAGTCTGTTTTTAGTAGATTGGTCATCCCCAGAATACATTAAATCCCTATATGCCAACCTCTTCCTATATCCATCTTTTCCAATTAGCTTCATACAAGTATCAAAGCTATAATTGAAATATGCAAAATGCTCATTAAATTCTCTATTTAGAGCATTATACTCTTCAAGATCAACATCAAGATAGACTTTAAATTCCTTATACGGAGCAAGCCACCCATTTTGAGTAGCTTCTTCGATAGATAAAGAATCTACGACAGGACAATATTTCTCTATAAGAACATGTCTTTCATCAAGTCGTTTTAGAGTTGCAGTCAATCCCAATATCAACTTATATTTCACTTTATCAAATATTTGCTGAAATGTATCAGCACCAGTTCTGTGAATTTCATCTATTACTAGAATATCACAATTCCAATTATGTTTGACAATAGTGTTAATAACTACTACTTCAGCATTTATAAAGATTCCCGCCTTAGTTAATGCCATAACCCATTGGTCTTTTAATAAGTCTGTAGGAACGACAACAAGTAATCGAAATTGAGGATACTTATTAAGTACACTCTTTACACATTTAATTGCAGTGGTTGTCTTGCCAAACCCAGTGCAATACTCAAATGTGCCTCTACACTTGTTATCAATCCATTTTATTCTTCCCATCTCCTGCCTTTCATCACGAGTAGGCGGGGTAAATAAATCCAAATTATACTAAAGATAAAAATACTACATAAGTATCTACGGGAATAGCTGTAAGTTTATGTATGTTCAAATAAATCGAAGCTACGATTTTATAAAGTGTAACCATGATATGCTGCTACTTTCTCAATTTGCTGCATTCTTGTTTCCCATTGGTTGATATGATACTTCACTTCATCCTCAAGCATAAACAAGATTTTATTTCGTAGCGTTAACAACTGCTCTGTTGTTAAATCAGAATACTTCTTGCTCTTTAAGTTCACCATAGAACGTAAAGCGCTATAAGTCAGACCTTTCGGATTCACTTTCAGAACCATAGATGGTTTAAGATTAAGACGTTCTTTAACGACTTCCAATCTATCACGTGTTTGTCCATGCTCGTCTTTCTCCAACAGGTCTTTCATTTCTTGAGGAGTAAACCATACTCCCTGTTTCAATATAAATGTAAGTGTAATGTGTTGTTTATTAAACTTTCCGAGTGTGTCTAAACACCCATCTAAAACTAAATCAATCGGAAGATTACTAAACTCTTCAGGAACTCCACCAGTAATAACAGAGATGGGAACTGTTTTCTGCATCTCTTTAGTAATGGAATCCCTATTAATGTCAAGAACCTTATTCAAATCAGATAAATAAACATAACGAGGATAAGGCTTTCTATCTTCAGAACCCTTTTCCAGATAACGAATATATAATTCAGCATTACATCTATCTCTCTGGTCTTTGATAATATCAAGAAGCACATATCTTCCCGGATGCATTTGATCTTTGTTTTTCAACATAGATAAACAGTGTTCATAGAAATTTCTGAGCTGGCTTTCAGAACAGTCTATAAGACGATATTCTTCTTGAACCTTTTCCCCATTTATTTCTCTTTTCTCACCTTTCCATACATACGACTTGATATTATTATCTCTTGCATCAAATGCTTCTTCCAATTTTTCTTTAACTAACATAACTTTTATAAACTTTTACTATTTCTCTAATTTCATCATCTCTTTGTTTTAAAAGTTATCTCTTGCGTGTTGTCTGGCTATAGTACAGCACAAAATTCAGTCTCTTTTGGTTTAGGTATAAACTTAATAAATTGAATATTTGTATAGTTATAAGGAACCATTTTTGTTCCATCAAACCATGTGTCTATGCCAGCTCTAATCTCTTTATACTCCAGATAGCCTACTTCTCCCAGACGTAACGCCCTATGTTCCCAATTAGGGAACTGGGTACACATAAGATACTCTTTGCTTTCTAGGTCTGTGAATACATATGTTACATATCCTTCAACATCCTCACTCTTGGCTACTAACTTCGCTAGGATTGTTATCATCCTCTATGATATAGTCCCGAATAATTTCCTCAGAATCTAAATCATCTTCATCAGTAAGTCGAGCGTAATACTCTATCCAATCCTCACGATTGGCATTATATTTGTCCCAAGCAAGGTCATGTACATCGTCATCATCTTCATCCCATACACCCATTTCTTCCATAGCTTCATCCACAGCATCTGAGTAAGTAGGGAGACCATTCATTCCTTCGTAAGACTCATATTCACCACAAGCAGCTTCAAAAGCATCTTGATTTGCATCTTCTTCGGATTCATAAAGGCTAGTGTATTGATAAGTTGCTTCTCCGAAACCTCCACCTAGTCCAGCATATATATTATATTCCTTCATTTTACTTCTGTCAATTTCCTTTACTGCCATAAAACATTTTCTTCGTTAATATCAATACCCAAATCTTTGCACTTGTTATATTGAGCTTGTGTGAGCTTACCTTTATAAACTGGAACATCATACATTACTCTAATCCAACCCTTGTTTTCCAACTCAGTTATATCAGACTTTAAATAATAGTATGCAATATTATCATGTTCCATCCACCCACATGGATATACATGACCATCTCTGTCTATCCAACCATTTCCATTCCATTTGTTGTGTTTTGGATCCATCCAAGTATCATTCCAATTAAGGTCTTCAAAGCAAGCGGCTTCTACTTCCTCAAGAACTTCGAAACTATCTATTGGACACCTTCCGCCATTGGAATTGTAACATAAGACATCTTCACCATCACGGTAATCTTCAATGTCTTCATCAAGTATTTGTCTCCAACCCACTTCTCTATAAGAATTCTTATAAGAGTCTGCTGGTTTTATTTTTACAAACAAGCCCATACAAGCATTAAATAATATAAATATGTTTTCATTCTTTATCTTTATAACTTACACAGCCGTACTTAGCAAAGTCACAGATTTTCTTTTCTATGCCATCAAAGCAAGGATATTTCGCACATTCTTTACAAGTACGTTCTGGATGTTTATATTTAACACCATCTTTATCCTTATCTTTTTGTTGCTTTTTTACTGCCATGTTGTGTTTTAGGTTTGTAATTAGTGCAAAAATCAATAGCAGCTTCTAAGGCTTTCTCATAATCGGAAAAAGAACCTATAGGACCATCAGCATCCTTAGGTCTAATCCATTCTGCAGATTTACTCATTCCAATATAAATACCTGGACACCACCACCATTTACCATCAGAAATTTGAGGAATAATGCAAATATGAAAGCCTTTCTCACCCCATTCATTTATAATGTTATTCATCGCCAATCCATCCCATAATAAGTCCCCCATACAAAGCATAATGCAAAGACTGCCCATAGTTCTTTTACTAAGGCGGCTACTACAGCACATCCTAAACAGAGGATTATAAAGTGTTTTGTACTTTTCATTTTATCAAAAGAATTGCCAACAATCCAGCACTAACAGTAAATCCCCCTATAGTCCAGTTCTTCCATTTCTTTATTTTCTGGTTCTTCTGTTCTACAGTTTTATTAAGAGCTGTAATTGCTTGATCATTTATTTCTGCTTGAAGCATACATCTACGCAATTGGACTGTTCTAATAGAATCAGCTCTCTTTAAATTCAGATTTACTATTTCTAAATTCTTAGTCTGTTCCATTAATAAAACTACCTCTTTAGATAGTTTCTGGTGTTCTAAGAATATTAGATTAGTTTGCTTTAATTGCTGAGGGGTTATTACTACCAAAGAGTCTTTCGTAACTTTCGGATAAGTATCTTGTGAAAAACTCAACGTCGTTCCCAATAGACTGATTAGTAATATCAATAAAATCCTCTTCATATTTTCCTTGAATTATGATTATTTCTGCTTTAGTGGTATCAATCACATTCTGCAGACTATCGTTAGTTTTATTAATGTAACTAATGTGATTATTTAAAGAGTCGATGCTATGCACCAACTCTTCATAACCACTACTGGGAACTTCTTCTACTGGTTTGTAATAAGTACTCATTACCCACATTGTACCTGCGATACAGATCAATGCTACCAATAAAAAGGCTACCCAATATTGTTTCATTAGATGACATTCTTGTTAAGTTGTCCGGCAGTATATTCAATACAGTCGAGCAAATCATCAACAATATCTTCATCAGCAGTTAACAAGTACTCATGAACTTCCTTAGCTTCTTTTGGGAGACTGTCATAGACTTCTTTCATTCTAAGATTCTCCTTATAGTCTTCCCAATCCTTATTATAGCCTTTCAAGTATTTACCGGGATTTACTTCAAAGAATTCTGCTTCTTGCTTCAAAATGGCATTTACAGATTCTTCATTAATAATACCTGGCTGAGTTACACGAATAATAGCAAATGGAGCTTCCATTGCTTTCTTCTCTGCTTCAACCATACCAATACCACGCATGTATTCATCACCTTCATGACGAACACCAATACCTAGACGAAGTTGTTTAACTTCATCATCTGCAGCTTCTTCATTTTCAAAAATAGGACAGCTTATTGCAGCCATTGTGTACTCACGTTCCAAACCTTTGAAATCAATAAATGTACCTTCGTAAAATACAACTTTTTTCTTTTTCATAATCGTATGATTTTAAATATTATCGGTTTTCGTAAAAATCAAGAATTGCGTTTTCTTTACGCAACCATGATGCTTGTTCACATGCCATATCAAGTATTGTTCTACTGATAGACTCTTCTTCAACTTGCTCTTTTACTAAAGAACCAGTATTAGTGTCTTCGGACATAAACCATTGGAAAGTTGCCCAGTCTTTTTCTTTAAGGGCTTGGTCAACTATAGAATTGATTCTCATGGTAGTTTCGATTTCTCTATCTACGGTAGCTCTAAATGGATACTCTCTATCCTTTACATCAACACTAATTGCTGGAATTTCTGGATATTGGAAATCTGCATCGTTATAGGTAAGATACCAATAAATCCAGTCATGATGCCTTTGTTCCTCTGCAGCTCTTCCTTCAAAGTATTTTGCTAACTTACTAAGTCCTTGTACATCAAACCAGTTTGCAAAGGATTTGTACATGTTATGATTACTCAGTTCTGCTGCCAATTGAGTTATAAGCATCTTAATAATCTCTTCACTTAGAGGACAAACTCTTCTGCTCTTATCAATTAAGAACTCTGTAGTTTTCATGGAAGGTGTTTGTTTACCTTCTTCTTGTTTTATTTCCTCCTGAATTATTTCTTTTACTTTGTTTTCGTTCTCCACTGTCTAATGTGAAATTGTTACTTTCTAAATAATCTAAAGGAGCGGCTACCCAAGTCATTGTCTTCATAAGGATATAATCCTTATTCTTTACAGTCTTGCACTCTTTAAATTGTAAAGGTTTAGGTGAAGAATAGAACTGAGAACCAATTGTCTCAGCCCTATCCTTATAAATTTTATACAGGTTTATTTCGTATATAAAGCTATCTCCCACGACAACTCTATTACTTCCAGACCGGTAGCTCGGTTCTATCGTACTCTTTGCCATTCCAACTGTATTTGCCAAAAATACAATTTTTAAATTTTTTCAGTATTGCCTGAATTTCATGAATTCGGCAATCAAACGAGTAAGTAGTCTTAGTAAAGACATTATTCGGCTTGATATGGAATATCAACTTAGCTTGATAACTGAAGCCATTCTTGGGATGGGCACTCCACTGAGATAAGAACTTGCTGTTATCACGACGTTTAGCAATTTTCAAAAGTCTCTTTTCCTCAGGAGTTTTTGTCCATACAGCTGGATCACGAGGCTTTAAGTCTGGAAGACGAATACCTTCTGCAATCATCATTGCATTATTCTGTACATCGACTGGTGCTTTTTCAACCTTTGTCATTTTCTTCACTGGTTTCTGCTGATTTTTCTTGTCAAACTTTTTCATATTGCTTATTTTCTAATTTGAATTATTGATATTCCACCTTTGTAACCATTGGTGGCAACCATGTAGTCACTTCCGTTGTAAGTAAATACATGTACTTCTCCCACTCGATCAGGGTTAACTCTAAAAATACATTTACTCGGAACACTATTCCTGTTTTCAGCCGGAACTCCGCTGCAGCCAATCACAAGAACTATTCCCATGACCAGCCCAATCAATAAAGATTTCATTTAAATTGGTTTGTTCCAATATTTCATAATAATACTGTGCTTATTAATATTTTCATCAGGTTCTGTCAATAATGCAAGAACGACAGCCCAATTAAGAATCGGAATGATATATAAGAATAAGCACTTTATTACATCTCCTATTGTAACAGGAGATTTGGAATTTCTACTAGATAGAATTCCAGCTCGTAGAATATCTACTCCTATAAGTATAGGAAGTACATATCCTACTAAAATTAAAAATACCCAAATCATTTTGCATGAACTGTTTTACAAAGATTACATTTATAAATACCTTTGTCAGAATCAAACAATGAGTGTGGAGTAACAATACCGCAACGTTTGCACATTATCATCTTTACAGATGAATATACGACCTTCTTAGATGGCGACTTCTTGTTCATAACGATTAAATGCTTGTTTTACTAATTTACCTACTATTGGATTGTATTTTTTTCTTTTATACCAGTGATTCCATTCACCGTTGTCATACATCCACTTGATTCTTTTAGCTGGAATATAAGCAACACTCATATAACAACGATCTCCGTCATCATAATCACCTCCGTTAATAATTTTACCATTTTCTAATTCAATAGCATAATGACTAGCACTAAATACTATATCGTGATATATGGTATTTTTATTACCACTTCTTATATCCCTTCTAACCTCAAGTTTCTTTGCATCTTCAGTTTGGTTATCATAGATTACCAATTTGTATTTAATACCCAAAGAACTAAGATATTTAGCTACTAAAGAGGCAAAGAAACAGCAGCCTCCAGAATTTATATCATATTTATTATCACATTTAATTGCGATCTCGTTTACTATCTCCGCTAGTTTGTTAAGCATAATTTTTTAATTTCTTCAAATATCTGTTTGTATTCTTGTAAATATTCTTTCATAGTAAGGGCTTCATCCCCATGCTTAACATTAATTCTATGCTGAATAATCCACTGCATTGCTGTGTCTAATCTCAATCCGTACCCAGCCACTTTAAATTCTTGACGTTCTTCTCCTCCCTTGGGTCGGATAGTTCGGAGAAGTTGTAAATCAAACATCTTACTGTCTGATACAGATTCAAGAATAAAGTCAGTTTCTTTAATTACCATGTATTATAAACTTGGTCTATAACTATTTTTTTCTGATACATAACAAGGAAAATCATCCAAATCATAACCGAGAACATACTTACTACCTTTAGGTATATGGCATCTAACTATAGAGGCGTCTTTCATGTCTTCAATGTCTATAAGTGCAGATTCAAGTTCTTTATAAGAATGAAAAGCTCCATTTTCAATTGTATCACCTTCCCAAGGGTCCTCAGGACTAAAGTAATCAGTCTTATATACCTCACCAAAGGTATATTTATAGTTTTGATAATATGACATACAATAAGAAGATTCTGCATTTACTATTTTATAGCATACTATATCTTCCTCTGCAATTTTTATTTTATAATTAGGATTTAAATAGGTGCACATATTTTATCAATTTTTATTTTATCTGAACAATAACAATCATCGCCACTATCATCAAACCCTTCGTAATACTTAGAACCTTTAGGAATGGTACAAATTACAATATGCCTTAAAGGATTAGAGTTACACCAGTATCCAATAGGATAGTTAATGAAACTATGGAATCCTTCTCCTTTTAGGGAATGAGAATCTTTAAATTGCTCCATATCATGATGTTTAGAGTATTCTTCTCCTTCTATATACGTAAAACCTCGATATAAAGAAGTAAAATGTCCAGGAATGCCTCTAAGTACAACTTTAAAACAAGTAATATCCTCTGTAGCAGTCTTACACTCGCTTGTTCGGTAACAACACATTTTTTACTATAATTTTATGTGAGAAATAATTACGTAAAGAGGAGTCATGTTTCATTCCTCCAGTACAATATAAGGAATTCTTTGGGATAATACCCTCAGCTAAAACAATTTCAAATATAAGAGGGAAATGTGATTGTATTGCTCGAAAGTAAGATAAAGCTTCCTCAAAGTCTACAAAACTATGAAATCCTCCTGCTCCTTTTTCAGAAGATAGGTTTGAAGAAAATTCCTCCTCTAAACCTTCTTGATATTCTACATTAAACTTGAAGTCTTTTTCATAAAAGATGCTTTTGACAAGGGAATTCTTTCGATCATATGCTACTATTTTATAGCACTTTATGTCTTTTTTTGACCTTTTCGCAGAACTCGAATTTATCATACACATGATCTATACGCATTTTTTGTGAAACAATAGTTCTACCAACATATCCTGTAAGTATTTTGAATTCTCCCTCATAATAAAGAGTTCCGGCAGGAACAGTACACTCAGCCATGATTAAATTATCAGAACTAAAATACCAGAGATTATTAAATAATTCAAAATCATCAGTGAACAAATGAAATCCTCCTCCCTCAATTACATGAGAATATGGACTCAAATACTTACTCGGAATTACAATTTCATCAAACTTGGAAAGATCTTCTTCATACATTTTACCAAGTTTAACTAGATAGTTTTGGTAGTATGTAACATAAGCTCCACTTTCCCACTGTTTTAATAATTTATAGCAAACAATGTCATGCTTCGCTATCTTCAGGCTAGGGTTGGTCATCAGTTGGCACATCTTCTGGAATTTCTTCAAGTTTATAAATTGAATCCTTTGTACGGAAAGTATTATCATCGATAATTTCCTCTACTACACTTTTTGTATAGAACATAGTAGGAGACATTCCACGATCGTTTTCCACAATTTGAGCATTGATACCAACTTCGAGTATCATCAAACGACCTTCAACTTCATAATAGTCTGTGTCACTTACCTTAGTAAGTTTTACGAGTTTTCCAATTAAATCACTAATCATTGTATTTACTTTTAAAATGGATAAATTAAACCTTGGTCAATTAATTTATTCTCAATAAGTTCTTTACTGAGTCTAATATCAAACAAAGCCTTTTTGTTTAAAATTTCATTTAATTCATGTGCCAGCTTAGAAGTGTCTATAACGGCACATAAACTAGGATTCTTTACTGCTCCAGTAATAGCTTTAATATCTATTGACTGATTACTAACTGTGTATTTAAACCTAACTTTAATTACATCACCTAGTAAAGGATACTTTAACAGTACATGATACACATTGTCAGAAGTATCTGGCAGTAGTGCAAATTTCTTTATTCTTTTAGACATACAAAAAAAATAAGCCATCCACATACGAGTACATGGACGGGCTTTTAAAGTTAAATTATTATTTGGATTACTTTTTCAGTTTGTTCACGATGTCCATCATCATGTTCAATCCTACTGCATCCATTGCGTTTGTTCCATTTCCTCCATTAGCTCCACCGATCATGACTTCGGGAACCCATTTGATTTTGGATTCAGCTAAAGCTTGAGCTACACCAACAGTTGTCTTATAGTTCCATTCTGCTTGCTCTTGAGGAGTCAAACCTGCTTGAACTTTAAGTTTATTAGCTTCTGCTTCTGCTCTACCTTCGGCAATAATCTTCTTAGCTTTCTCATTTGCCTCTTTAGCTTGTAATTCAGCTACTTCAAATGCCTGTTGAGCTTTAGTTACTTCAACCGCCTTAACTTTCTCCTGTTCCCATTTAGCTTGAGCTGCCGATGCTTTACCTTCTTCTTCAATCTGGATTGTACGCTGCACAGCTTCCAATGCTTTAGCCTTAGCAGTTACAATAGACATATCTGCCTCTCTTTGCTTACTAATTTGAGCTAAAGTAGCTGCCTCATATTCCAAGTCATTAATAGATAACTGAGAAACCTTTAAGCCATAAAATGCAAATGGAGATTCCTCCTGTCTCTTAACTCCATTAGGTGCAAGACTGTCTTGAATAGCTTCCGCAACCTTTTGCAATTGCTTTTCACCAGTAAGAGGATTAATAATTTCTACGGCTCTAACTTTAGTCTTATATACTCCATAATTCAATTGGTCTGTAATAAGAGCAATTAAGTCAGTACGTTTCTCACTTACTGATTCTAATGAAGACATTAAGGGGCCACAAGAAATTACTACTTTACCCAAAGTCGGCTTAACTAAATCTTTAATAAGACGTTCTTGAGAACCATAGTGAGTTTGAATTCTTTCCAAATACTTAGATTCTAATGGCATTTCAACTCGAACAGATCCTAACACAAAACCTTTACCCTTATCATTATAGGTAATAGCCATTGCTGGATTCTCCAAAGTTTGGTCTACATAAACGTTGCCGTTGTCGTCCTTCTTTACTTCATTAAACCAAATCTGACTGGTCTTGTCATAGATGGAGACATTACCATACTTCTGCCATTGAAAACCACCATTGGTCCAATACTCATACGTACCTGTGATAGGAATTTGATTGATACCAATCTTACTCTTATCCATGTCCTCCACCATCATAGGCAAAGTACCAATAAACACTAAGGCAATAATGCTAACAATAATCCCAATTAATTTAAATCTTTTCATTTTTTAAATATATTTAAAATAAAACGTTATCTTTTAATCTAAAATGTTTGGATCAGTAATCCAATAATAGAACGGAATAATACATCTAATAAAAGTAATCTTTCGATGTGTTATCACTGCTGCACCAAATAAGTGCATAATTACATGTACGTAATATATGACTAGCATTAGAACTAATGCAGCCATAAAGATTCTCATTATAATCATTTCTTTTCAGTAAAAGTTTGAATAATCCAATCTCCAAAATCGTCTTGAATCTTAGCTGCAACTTCTGCATCAAGATTAAGCCCTCCACAGCCAGTTAAGTGACCCCATCCTCTTATACGAAGAAGTTTCTTCCATCCTTCTGTAGTTCCTATCCAAATTTCGCATCCTTCTCTTTTCAAAGGAGCTTTAAATTCTTTATTAGATTCTCCATTCAGAATATCAACAAATTCCTGCTTAGATTTGGGTCCTAAAAATATCATGTCTTCTCCTTTATGCCAAGGATACATGAAATCGAATGCAGATGTAAAACTTCCGCAAAATACCTTTATACTGTCTTCAAAAGGTAATCTAAATGGTGGATAGTATACTTCTTTAAAGTCCATATACAAAAATAGCCAACCTACTTGGCTGGCTCATAATTTTCAATGCCTTGTAACATAGCTTGTTCAAGTGCATCATCATAAGTTTCAAATCCAAATGGAGAAAATATTCTCTCCCAATAAGGAACACCGGCAGTAGACTTTTCTGGACGATGTATCCAAGTCTCCGCAGTGAAATATCCAGTACTCTTACGAACTCCTACTAAAGCTCTAATACCTAGTCTAAATAATAAAGCCTGCAACCGTGTAAGATCATGAACTTCTGTATAAACATGAGCTAATGGATTTATGTCTTTACTTCGTAAGAATTCTCTAACTTTATTAAAGTTTTTAATTTTCATACTCGGCTATTAATTTATCAAAAGCATCCAAACGGGCTTGTTCTCCAAGACCTTCTTCATCATTAGGTTCCCACCAATAGGCTTTACCATACCTACTCTTAGGTGCTCCTAAAAACTCACGATTAAATTCTGGAATCCACCTTTCTATATCTTTAATAGTATAGATGGTAGCACCAGTAGAAGTACCTGCAAAGGCATGACTCAAACAATGACACATACCCCAATATTCGGGATGGTCAATATACAACTGCTTTGCAGTCTTAATTTTCTGTAAGATTTCTTCTCTCTTCATGTTTTTAAAATTAATAAGTACCCAGTCAGGGAATCGAACCCCAACCTCAATATCCGTAGTATTGCATTCTATCCGTTAAACTAACCAGGCATTTCAAAATGTTTATGTAAGAATAATTTATGAGAATATTCTATACTATAATCTATATAGAAATGAGCATAATAAGCTTCGTCATTAGTAAGAGGAATTCCTTTTAATAGCTTATGTCTAACTGCCTTAATGTTCTTTCTCAAAGCCTTACGATATTCTTTACCATCTTGAACACCACGATGTTTTCTGCGATTCTTCCTTATTAAGGAATTTCCTCCAAACTTCCGTTTGTCTTTAAGAGTCTTCATTGAGATTTTCAAATGTGCAATGAGAAAATTCTTCTTCGCTCATATAATCAGATAACCGAATTGGTTTTCCATCAATTATTACTCCAATTATATCTGGAAGATAAGTACCATTTACAACATTTTGGTATTTTTCTAAGGCTTCTCTTGCAGAATTCCTTTCAATTACCAGATACTTCCCTCCAAACACATAAACTGCTTCGCCGTTTTCAGAACTAAATCCAACGAGTCTAAGTTCGCCTATAATAAATTCCATTATTTTTCATCCTTCTCTGAGTTATCTAGCATTGCATTTAACATATTTACAGTTACAGAAGCAACTGTTTGCATTTGTAGAGCATATGTTTTCCAATCCTTCACTTCATTACTGGTATCCCATGTTTTCACAGTAGATTTTTTTAGAGATTCTACTACTGAAAGCATACTAGCCTTTTCTGATTTAGTAAGTTTCATAATCTATAAGTTTTAGTTAGTACCCCGTGATGGATTCAAACCATCGACCCGCACATTAGGTTTAAATAAAGGAATCGAACCTTTATATAAACGTTATTCAGAATTTTTATGATATCTATAATAAGAACGTTCTCCACACTTATTTTTAGATTTGTAAGTATCAAGTTGACTATCACAATTAGGACAAATACATCTAAGATTATCTCTTTTATTGTTAGATGCATGCCCATCTATATGGTCAAGTATAAACACCAGTTCCTTACCATTCCATATAGGACTCATACCGCATATAGCACAAACGTTACCTTGTTCTTCCATTATGTCTTTTTTGAAAGCTTTAGGTGTATAATTAGCTCTCATTATAGATGAGTCTCCATCCAATATTTTTTGATAGCCGATTATATGCTTATGTTCTTTTTCACATTCATTTGAACAATATTTATTAGAGCACCCAGCTCTATGTTCAAATTCCTTTTTGCAATTTAAACAAGTATAGATTTTTTTCTTTCTATTGAAAGTTTCACACTCATTTATCTTACGTTTTTGTGGTAGATTTATTCCAATACGGATAGCCACTTTCTTAATATTAGAACCTGTACATCCATATTCTCTTCCAAGTTCCTCATAAGATTTTCCGTCTATTAAAATAGACTTCTCTAAATACTCTTTTTCTTCAATCCATTTACTATTCATATTTTATATGTTTTTATTCGTACATACAAATATACGAATAAAAACTCGAACATATAAAATATGTTAAATTCTGAATGTGATTCTCAGCTCACAACACTGTAAGAAGTGTGCTGCTCTATTCCCTGAGCTAACGGGGCAGGTGACGCTTTATCTAACGAAGAGCGCCATAACTCGGCATCCTGTCTTATATACCGCGTGAGCTGGCGGTAAAGAAATACTAGTCTTTCTTATATAAATCTTCAATACCAATGTAAAAGAAATACTCATTCGGAGATTCTCTAAGTAAAATGTCTGCAGAATCAAGATTAGTCCAGCCGTAAAGTTTACCTTCTTCTTCATCTACAAAAGAGATAATAAGAGAATCTTCTAAGTATCCTTCTATTATTACCTCTAGCATCGAATCTCTATAATCATTATAGATGAAAATTTCTCCCAAATGTTTCTCTGCAAACTCTTTTGCTGAAGAACAATTTGAATCATAATTGCATTTACATTTTTGTGAAAGAACGAAAGTGTATAAGTCTTCTGGAACCATGTAAGTACTGTCCGGAACTTCATGTCCCGTAATTGACTGACAAAATATACACTCATTCCATCTTGGGTGTTCCATATATTCCTGAATCTCAGGAAATGATACCATTATGTACTTTTTCATAATCATCCTTTCTTTACTGAACCAGGTTTCTTATTTGCAGCCTGATAATCTTTACCTTGTCTATCCCAATGATCCTGTCTTGCTTTAAGACGTGCTAATTTCTTTTTATACTTCATTATTTTTAGGTTTAAATGTTTCTAACCACCAGCCGTATATATAACTCATTGGTCTAATGTCAAAATACATAATTAAATATACAGCATATATTATATTCACTATTGGACACAGCACCATAAATGCTGCAAGTGGATTGCACTCTATATTAAGTTCTAATACGAGGGTAAGAGATAAAATAAGTCCTATTCCCCATAAAATAAATAGTAATATTCCCATCATAGATAAAATGTTTCTTTAACCCAATCAATAAAATTTTCCTTAGTAAATCGAATTGCTTTAAATAGGAGAAATATCAAATAAAGAGTATTCAAGATTGGACAAAACACTAAAAATGTACTTACTGGATTTAAAGGAATTTCAAATTCATCCATACATATACCAAATATAAGTAACGTTATAAACCATAAAGCTAATATTATCATATTTTTAAATATTTTAGTTGGGCTACCAGGATTCGAACCTGGGCTACAAGAGCCAAAACCTTGTGTGACTACCACTACACCATAGCCCAATTGTTATTTATAAACTACTACACTATCAGATTGTATAACTTTACCATCAATAACTTTTTGAGTTATTTTTAGTTCAGTTTTACCTCTATAAACATCAATAGCCTCAGGTCCACTAATGGAAAGTACAAGAACTATACCTGAAAATGTTCCAAATAATAATGCTATCATACATGCAGCCGATTCTTTATTTGTAGAAAGAACTGCTGCAAGTCCAATCATAAAACACAAAAATGCAATTATTATACCTGCAATCATAATATTAAAGTTTGACTGGCTTCAACTGCAAGAGCATCGGCACGTTCATTATACTTGTCTTCATAATGTCCCTTAACCCAAGCTATTTCTAACTTATTAATAAGAGATTTCTTTTCAATTACAACCTTATCGAGTTGTTGGAACAAATCAACATTCTTGTTTCTCTTATTCTTTACAGAACCAATATGAGAACCACCAATAGCATACATAGAATCACTAATGATTATTACATGCTCAATAGATTCTACAATACTTTTTAAAGCTAGTAAGATAGCTCTAACTTCCATTCGGTTATTGGTAGTATTTTTATACCCATGAGAAAATTCTCCGACAATTCTATTTCCATTCTCATGTTCTTCTACAAATACAATACCAATTCCTCCCTGATTTCTTGCACTACTATAAGCACCATCAGTGTATATCCTTAGTTTTTTCATCCTTTAATGGGTTTAAACGTAAATAAGTAGAAACTCCTAATACAGTTGCTATCTTTAATAAGTCTTCTTCATACTCTACAACCATATTATTAAGAACATAAGAATTAATTTCAGAGGCAGTGGCTTCTCTTTTTATATTTAAGAACTTATTAAGCCAGAAATTCAATTGTCTCTTATATTTTCTTACTTCCCATTTTATGGATAATGTTTGTTCAGTTGCAGAAGCAACAGTAAACCCATCATTTGTTAATTCATCACAAACAGGTTGTAATAGAAATCCAAAATAATAAGCTCTTACTACATCATCCTGTATAAAGTCTTGCCAATATTGGTCATTGCAATATATTTCCCAGAATAAGGCATCCATATATTCTTGAGATACTGTTAATAGCATAGTTTATATTTTAATGGTTAGCGGAGAGTACAGGATTCGAACCTGTGGACCCCTTTCGAGATCGTCGCTTTAGCAAAGCGATGGTTTAAACCACTCACCCAACTCTCCAATAAATGTGTCCAAGGTGGGACTCGAACCCACACGCCTTTCGGCACTAGAGCCTAAATCTAGTGCGTCTGCCAAATTCCGCCACTCGGACAAAACTGGCAAGTCTAATTCTACATTATACGGGACGTCTAACTCCGCACAACATAGATTACTAACAATGGAAGATTTTAGAAGGGTGACTTGCCAGTGAATATTTTAATTGTGTCTCAGTAATTCTTTATAAGACTCATGTCTTTTATATATCCCTAAATAGGCAATATAGACATATTTATCTTTAATAATTTCTGGAAATTGTTCTTGAAATCTTAATACAGAATCCTCATTTCCATTTAAAAACTCAATATGATATTTTGCTACTGAAGGATGTACAAAGGTACAAGTTTTCCCTGATTGTGCAAAAACAACTACTATAAAAAATGTTAAAAGTAATTTAATTATAAGTTTCATTTGATTTTATTGCAGAATCGTATTCTTCATCAAGAAAGTCCATGAACTGTGAATTAAACCATTTTCTTGAGTTAATGGCTTTATGAGGAAGTGAAAACTGTGAAAATATGACTCTCGAATCTGCCATATAGTTTTGTTTATTAAGTTCAATAAGAAAATCCTGTTTGAGTCTTTCGTCAGCTTTACTATCATAAATAAAGTTTATAATTTCATTTATTTTCTGTTCACAGGCATATAAGACATAAAGCATCATTACACCTTTAATTGCATAAAACAGCAATATAAGCATTATAATAAGTACAATCATTTTATATTCTTTTTTAAGGTTTCATAAGCACTATTTACTAATTTGATATATTCATTATTACCACATTTATCTGGATGATACTCCAAACAGAGCTTTCTCCATGCAGCTTTAATAATAACCATATCACGAGTAGGATTTATTCCTAAAACTCTATATTCAGAAGCAAATTCTTGTAAAGGTTCTTTAGGAGGAGAATAGTTCTGACGCTGGTATCCACCATAAGCATAGTCTCTTGCTTCATTCCAAAACCTTCTTCTCTTTTACGTTCTTCAGCAGCCTTTCTTTGGGATTCAGCTTCCTGTTGAGCTTTATGGGCTTTCCATGCTTTATGAGAGTCATTAAGAATAAATTTTAAACAGTCATAGAATCTATCATAGTCAATAGCAGTTATATTACCATCTTTAATAGTAAAAGAATTACACAATAGCCACCACCAAGATATAAAGGAACAAGTACGAGGACTAAAGAATTGCTTCTTTCTAAATACTTTACTTAAAATATTAGAAAACTTAACTCTATAAAATTCATCTTTACATCCTAACATTACAGAACACAATTTTATCTATAAATCCCATACACTTAAAATTTTGAGTGGGCCCGGAGGGGATTGAACCCACATGTGACCAATTACGGTTTCTACTGGTTATGAGCCAGAGCCGATACGAGCCCAATAAAAAAAGGACAGCATTTGCTGTCCCATATCTGATTAATCAGCAATTTCTTCTACGTCTTCATCGTCAAGGATGTCTATATCCAAGCCTGAGATAGTTCGTAGCATTTCTGGCATTTGAATTGGATCTTCTGGAAACCATTGGTTGTAAGTCTGGAGAGCAACTTTCCATTCAACCATGATGTCACGAAGTTCTTGTTTCTTCGTATTGATAGTTGCTACAAATTCGGCTGGATTGAAGTCTTTACTTACAGGAGACAACGATGTGGTATTGTCAATAGACAAATCCATAAGATTTGTTAACTCATTAATAAGAGCCAAAGCATCACGTTTGTAATTAGAAACAAGCTGCTCTTGCTCGGCTTTTACTGTGTTTGCAATATTGTTTGCACGTGCTTGCAGCAGACTTTGACCACTTCTTGATAAAATTTTCTTAAAATTCATAATTCATTAAACATTAATATATCGCTCACATTTAGAAACAAGAAACTTATACAGCTCTAAGTTATTGTATAAACTATAAGTTTGTATACCTTAATGTCTTTTTCTACAGGCATTAAGGGAGTTTGAACTGTTAAACACATAATCTTGAACTTTATTATTTGAGCCCTCTGTCAGATTCGAACTGACGTGAGATTTCTCTACACGCTTACAAGGCGCGTGCAATCGACCACTATGCGAAGAGGGCAACACAGTTATTACTGTAAATCTTGATAATCCCAAATCTTATGTGCTCCGTTTATACTTTTATCAAAGCAATACTTATACACATTTTCTTTTTCAGGTTTACCTATATCATACGAAGAACCTTTAACCCAATTAGTAAAGGATTTATAAGTGTTAAATATACTTACCTTTTCTTTTGGATATTTAAATGTTCCATTATCATTAGCTACTACAATTCCGTAAGGAAGACCATCTTTACTAACCACATTGTTATAATTAGTATATTCATAATCAGCACTTACAGCATATTGCCTAGTTCCATCGACCTCAATAAACCAAGCAATCCAATATGTTTTATTTGCATCAAAAGGGAACTCTAACTTAGTAATTTTAGGTTCCAATTTAAATCTTATAGGTTCTAATTCATCAACTGTATTAATAAAGCCTACATTGCCTGCAAATAAATCACGTCTTACGTTATCACTTATAATATGTTCACTATAATCAGATAGTACACAACCAAGTCCTATATTCTTACTACTTCCTAAAGCTATAGGTTGTATAGAAACAGTTTGATAAGTAGTATTAGAATTCCAAGGAGTTTCTGCTACACTTTTCACATGAATTATTAGATCGTTGTAGTCTCCGACTTTAGAATCTTCAAACATCACTGCTTGCCAATATGCAGAATATGTTTTAGTAGATAATTGCTCATAGTTTAAATCATCTTTAGTAATGTAAGATACTACAATTCCTTCTCCACTTCTGGTCATTGCAGTATTCTTAGGGGCTTTAATCTTTATAGATTTACTCGTCACTGCAATAGTGTCACCTTCGTAGGTAACTACAGTTACTGCATCTTTAACGACTGGGACTTGATAGTCCATAAAAGTTTCACACTTGGTAATGACATCTTTCATATAAGATGAAGTGTCTACTTTATCAACGCATGATGTCGCTAATAGAAGCATAAAAAGAAAGAATAGTTTCTTCATTTGATTTGATTAAAAGGTTAATAAATAGCGGAATGTATGGGATTCGAACCCAGGGAACGCTGTTACACGTCCAATGGTTTTCAAGACCACCGCAATCGACCAACTCTGCCACCCTTCCAATCATTGTTTTATAAATCCTTGGTTTACGTAGTCATTGTACGTTTCAAGTCTTTTAGAATTACCTGTACCTACAAGAACACATTGATTTGTTACAAACACTTTCTTTGCTCCTATCTCTCCATTAAATCCCTCCCAATAAAGAGTTCCTTCTTCAATATAAGGACTAGGAGACTCCTCTTTTGAGTCAATGGGGAAATCTACATTTTTAATAGAAGCATAATTATCAGTATCATCCATTAAATGATTTGTTGGAATATAATAATTCCTAATGACACCGGTAAGAACTTTGGAATCTTCCAACTCCTCTGGAAAAGTTAACATAAAAGCTTTATAAACCTTTATATTTCTTGCTGCTACTTTAGGTTTGAAATGAGTTATAAATAAACACATATATTTACATTTTAAGGGTGCAAGGTGGTAGTCGAAACCACGTCTTCAGAACCACAATCTGACATTCTAACCGTTGAACTACAAGCACCATGTTGATTAATCAATTACATTGAAATGAATAAACTCTGGAAACTCTCCTTTAAATACATGTTTTGCAACATTACAAAGCCAGATAAACTCAGTAAAGATTTTACTATTCCAAGTATGTAAAGCATAAGTAGCTCCATCTTCATTAGAATCCACAAGATTTAAATCGATTGTAGTAGCAGTAGCAATATCAACAGTTTGAATTTTTACTACTCTTTCTTTTGAAAAGTCAATTTCATTGAGCAAATCATCTGCTCCCATTACCATTTCCAAATCGGCATGGTCTCCATCCCAAGGAATGTCTATATACCATTTGCCATCATATTCTTTAACAAATTTCAATTGCATATTATTTTCTCTTTACTTTATCTATTACTTCTTTATTAGTACCAAGGTAACGTGACCAAAAAGGACTTAGATTATCAAAATCTAAAACATAATCGCATACATTATAATCATTAACTAATGCTTTAGGATTAATTAGTTCATAATCCATCACATCTTGAAGTGTTAAGATAGCTTTGACTTGTTGTCTATGACGTCTTCTAATACATCTATTGTACCAAGAATGTCCAGTTTTATCCTTAATGATTGCATGTTTCTTTCTACTTCTGCTCATAGTTAATAAAGTTAAGTGGAGCTAAAGGGACTCGAACCCTCAACCCCTAGAATGCAAATCTAGTGCTCTCCCAATTGAGCTATAGCCCCGAATTAGCCGCATAAGTCTTATAAGTCATTAGACTATGCTTATGGGCATCTTCTAATTAATTACTCCCGTTGGAGTCCAGTCAAAATACATATTACTTCTTTATTTTTATTTGTTTCACATCAACCTCGAACTTCTTAGCAATGTCTTCTAGAGTAAGTTCTATTACCTTAGGTTCACGTTCCCATAATAGACGCTCTCTTTTAGTATCATCGGGAATTTTGAGTATATTATCAAAGTCTGATTCCCAGACTTGTATTATTTCATAATCTTCCCTCCAATCCTGTCTCCGCAAGTCGTCTGTATAATATTTTAAAAATAATACACCAGAAGGTGTATTTTCTTTCAAAGGAACAAGAATATCAACTACACCACATGAAGAGCTTGGAAATCCTTTCATAACCACATAAGGGTATCCGTCCCGTGTAATAACTCTTCTACCAGTACACAAATTACTTTTTTTCATAAACATAAATTTAATATTGCGTACAGTGCAGGATTCGAACCTGCGATGGGATTTCTCACGGTAGGTTAACAGCCTACTGCCGTCGGCCACTTGGCTAACTGTACATGTCGGATTACTATTCCTATAAATCGCAAAAATATGGTGCAACAAGTAGAAATGTTTGCTGTGAGTAATCCTTATAATATATAACTAACTTAAAAAAATAGAATCATTTTAATAATTTAATCCAATGTGTTGGAGATTATTCCCCTTTTGGAATAACTCCTGTTGGAACCCATGCATAGGTTTTAGCTCCTTGCTCAAAGTACCAACGAACAGCTTTTTTTAAAACATTTAATGCTCTTTTCATAACTGTAAGGATTTAATTAATAAATAAAACATCTAATAAACTCATAAAAGAGTTTGTGTACCCACTGAGATTCGAACTCAGGACCCCGAAATTAAAAGTTTCGTGCTCTAGCCAACTGAGCTATGGGTACAGAACACAATAAAAAGCTTGGTCAAATTAAAAGTTTGATGCTGAGTAATTTGCTGTATGTGTTCTTTATTTATAATAACCAAAAAAGCAGGAGCCCAGAGTGAGATTCGAACTCACGAAACAACGGTTTTGCAGACCGCGGCCTTAGACCACTCGACCATCTGGGCATTAAAACAGAAGTCATAAATTATTGCTTATATTGCTCTACCGTTGAGCTATCTCCTGGTGATGACTTTGTATAGCCAGGAGAGACGGATTCGAACCATCAACCCATTTGCATTAATGTTGCTATAAGACTTCTTTAAATGTAGCCTCTAACAGATTCGAACTGTTGACCTACTGGGTGTAAACCAGTGACCTCTTCATTAACAGTGAATTAAGATTCGGTTGTTGCTGTATGTATCCTTTATATTATGATAAAAAAGATTTCTATCTTATAAAAGAAGACCACTTTTAATAGGTTACTCCATTTCTATTAAGTTAGCCTTCTGTCACACATAAGTGCCTTGTGCAGTTATAAGCTCTGTCAAGCTCCATTGCTTCTTGTTGAACAATGATAAAAGTCACCCAAGTTTATCGTCACACTTAGTAAACGGTGAGTGTCGGGCTGGCAGGACTTGAACCTACGACTTCCAACGTATCAGATTGGCACTCTAACCAGCTGAGTTACAGCCCGAAGAAACGGAAAACAATTTTTGTTTCTTTATAACCGAAAGATTTAATATTGGTTGCTGTTTGTTTTCCTTGTTATTTATCAACTTAAAACCATGAATTTTACTAAATGATTTCCTCCTTGTTGAGGAGGAAGTCTTAATATACCAGTCGTCAGTGCTTTACCTAAAGGAGAATCACTAGTAAAGTAATCTCCGTATTCAGAGAGCTCTTTCTTTAGTTGCACTATTTCTTTATCAATAAGAAGTCCTTCTTTATTCTTCTTACCAAGATTACTTCTCCTTACTTCAAGCTCATAAATCTTATTAAGAATAGGCTTAATTTCGTAGATATAAGTCTCTTGAAGAATGAAGTTCAATATTTGTGAACTTCCATTACTGAGATAAGTTACTTTCACTTTCATACTTTATATATTTAATAGTCCACAACAAGAGTTCGTTACGCTCTCATCTGCTGCTTGGAAGGGGCAGCTATGTTACTCTACACTATGTTGTCTCTATTCTAGTTGCGGTAAACAGGAGTCGAACCTGCTATCTCGTAGCTTATGAGACTAGAATGATTTATATATCCGTTTCACTCTACCGCAATATTTACTCTGAAAACATTCTTATTATTTCTAATGGTATTGTACTTACTGGTTCGAACCTGGAGTGTCCTTCTTGTCTACTAATAAGAATACATATACAATTTAGTTTAATTTCTACACTGTTCCATTCCGAACCATTAGCTATGATAGTAATCTCACTAATACCCCACTCGTCATACCTAACTGAGTAATTTTTTGTATTCATTATTTCTTCAATTTCAGCGGAAGAAGGAAATGAAATACAAGCAATTGCCACTAACTTGAGTTTAGATACCCATTCGTCAAATGAGTACTGTTGAATAAACTTAACGTTATTTTCAACAATTGAAGTTAAATTTCTCTCCATATAATCTATTATTTTTGAGCGGGCGATGCCACGTGTGCTTTCGCAATTAGTTTTGGAGACTAACGTCTTCGACCACTTGACTATCACCCAGTAAGCAGATGTCTCTTATCAACATACCAATTATTGTTTTAAGTAATTTGCTGTGTGACATCTTTATAACTAAAACAAGATACAAAATGGTGGGACCGGCAGGACTCGAACCTGCAGTCCAATTAAGGAGTGGATTTACAGTCCACGCGGCTACCAATTACCGGTTACAATCCCGAATCGACCTAGTAGAGAACCCTGGTTTCCTCATTTAAATATGACTAACCTATATGCAGTGGGTATACATATTTCTAAAATCCATATCCTAGGTCTCGCTAATAGGGTTTTATTCATAGATAGATTGATAATAATCTATCCAATAGTCTGCCTGCATATCTTCGAAGATTTCTTTGAGTTCTTCATCAGATATGTCTTCCATTATATCTTTCTCCTATTAAATAGTCTAAAATATTCGTCAGAATATACGCTGCATAAGTCCTTATACTTTTTTGGCATAGGATAATCAAAGTCATCAAATGCAGACTCTTTAATAAATCCATCATGTAGAGCCATATTTGCTGTGGTAACAGCAATATTACAATTACGCTCCTTTCCCCCAGTCAACAATGTTACTCATAACACTATTAAAGTATTCTGTATCATTATCTACTTGGAGATAGATTTCCACTCTGCAAATTGCAGGATTTTTGAATCCTTGTCTAAGAGTTACCTTAGATACGAAATTCAAGTCTAGCAAATCTGCTATTCTATCCTTAGCTACAATTCTAGAAATTCTTATCATCTTTTGGTAATATTATTTTACATAATTGTGGGATAGGTAGGATTCGAACCTACTAAGCCTAAAGGCAACGGATTTACAGTCCGTCCCAACTCACCATCGTTGGCGCTATCCCATAAAAACAATTAACAGATTTGTTCTAATTAACATAACTACTACAATTCTTCCTTTTGGCACCCCAAGTCCTCTAGTAGCTAATAGCCGCACTAGTGCGTGGTAACAATTTTAAGGGAACTCACCTCTGTTAATTGGAGTAATCAGGGATTCATCTACGTAGGCACCCAATAGACATTATCTATTCTACTAGTGAATAGTGATTACTTCGTCTGGATAGTGTGGCTCGAACACACGACCTCTGCATCCCAAATGCAGCGTTCTACCTACTGAACTATATCCAGAGAAGAGACATTATTTAATTGTCTCTAAATAAATTCTTAAAGCTTCTGTTGAGGATTTCAACATAGAGTCCTTAGCGGCTTGCTTTAATTTAGCTGCAACATACTTAGCAGTCTTACCTTCAAATATTTTACAAATTGCTCTTTTCTTCTTACCTTTCAACTTTCTAAATACAGGACAGTGAACAGACATATCATTACAGAATAATGCCCAAGCTTGACCTTGTAAATCGGAAGGACATTTATATTCACTATTAGTTGTCAAACTTTCTTTTCGCATGTCTGATTTAGTCATTAAAGATTCAAGGTACTTAGTAAGTCTACTCATAGTTTTATCTCCTTACTCCAAATTTTAAGGCATGAAAGTCCAGCTATCAGAGCCGTAAATGCAAGTATAATATTGATTAAAGGAGTTAAGATAAGAAATATTGCCATTGCTAATACTCCAATCCTCATAGTCACTCCTTTAAAAACTACATAAAAAGTAGTTCCACATATTACTGCCGGAAGAACATAAAGTAATAATACATCCATAATTAATCTTTAATTAGTTACTAATCCGATATATTTAGTCTTTGTGATATTGAAGATAAACTTTATATGCTTCCAAGAAAACTCAAAGAAGTAACAAACACTAGGTTTTGTTTTACTTCTAAAGTAAATTCTGTTGCCTCTAAAGCCAATAAACTTCATTAAATCAAATTTAAACATATCATTTACATTTTATTGTGGAGTGGGAGGGCTTCGAACCCCCGACGCCTAGACCTTCAATCTAGCGCTCTACCTACTGAGCTACCACTCCATTCAACTGCAAGCCTCTCAGTCTCCTTTTTAGCTTGCAGTCTAACTCTTTATCTCTCATATCTCCAAAGAGAAGTACTAATAGTTTACGGATTAGGTTTCGTACTTCTCTTTGTCCTTTTGAGCCTTAGAGAGTCTTTTCAGTTTTACTATAGATATGATTAGTAAGTTTGCTGTACCTAATCCTTATGATATGTTAAATCGTCAGCATGTTAAGTAAATCCTGATCCATTGCTGCTTGGAATAACTCCAATGCATTCTTAGGAATATTTTCTACAGCAGTTTTACCTGTTAAGAAAGCTATTCCAGCGGGATCAAGACCACTCATATAGAACGTGTAAGCATCATCGCACAATCCTTCAAACTTGGGACGAATTGAAGAACTATAGTATCCGTTAGGAATATCCCAAAGTAGAATAACAAAGTTATCTACATATTCCTTAGTAAATGCTGTGCGAAGTATCTTACGGAAAGCTTCGAAAGTTGTCTGCGTGTTTCCAGCATAGTTAAACTCTCCATCGGAGATGCAAACAATGCCTGTTGGAAAATCAGATTCTTTGTACTTTGCCCTCATTTCTACCAATTTATTGGCTACTGATAAGAGATTAGTCCTACAGAAACCATTTCCGGAGTAGTTATAAAACTTCTCAAATGGAGTGTTACCTCTCCAAGTCTTTATAAGACATGTATTACTGAATTCCAATACGGTATTAGCGAATGGTCCTTCGAGTAATGAGGATAGATAAAGTCCAATGGATTTAGCAATGTGATATGCACTTATCTTGAGTCCTGGGATTTGGGAAGTCATAGAACCTGATGTATCAAGAACTGCAATAAGATTAGTCTTACGATTCATATCTTGTTTTGCAGTCTCAATAAGTTGTGCAAATTGCTTATTAATGGTTTCGATTTGGTACTTAGGCAAATCAGGAGTTTTATTTGAACTACCCCATCCACAGTAGATTTCTGGAAACAGTTCATATACAAATCCTGTGTATTTTGCCACTGGTTTCTTAGCCAACCATTCCTCATAGGCTTTCTCAAGTCCATGATTCTTTAAGAACTTACTCTTAGCAAGAAGATTCAATGCTCTACCAGCAATCGTATCGAAATCAAGATTCTTGTAATCTTGACGGCTAATTGCCTGCTGCCATTGATGAGCATTTCCAGATGCCTTGAGTTTACGATAGGATTTATATGCTCTGAATTTATCTTCATCAGTCTCTCCCATGTCAAATGCTGCTTGAGCTATCTTCTTTGCAATAAAGTTATTGCATTGAGAACGCATACTTTGGCATTTCTTTGAAGGCTTCATTTGAGGAAGATATTTCTTTACAAGGTTTGATTGACCTTCATCAGCCAATCCACTGCAAATAAATCTCAAAAGGAATTTCCAATCAAGAGCTTTATTTACTTTTCCATTGTATTCCAAATCCAGTCTCATAATTTCAAAGATGTCATCCCACGAACCTGCAGTTATGAAGATAGGAAGATTTCTCTTGAATGTATCGGGATGGTAGACAGCAAGCCAAATCATTCTCATAAAGAATTCAGCTTTTAAACCTTGTCCTCTTTGAGTGCTTAATTTCTTGCCATCTGGAAGCACAGCTCCTCTCGTAATTGTACGAATATACACAGACAACTTCACAGTTGTTAAAGGATCAATAGACCATAATCTATTCATAGTTTCAGATACTTCCTGAAAACTTCTAGCCTTTCTATAATTAGTAATGGCAGCAAAGTCATCAACAAAAGCATTTCCTGACGTATCATATTTCAAACTGAAATTACCGGAACGAGTCTCGTGTTCGGATTTGAATTGTTCCCTTTCAAAAATGTTATTGAAAGCAGGTGCTTCTACTCCCAAACCTTTAGTAGCTTTCGGAGCTACTTCAAACAATGTTGTTCTTTTCTTATCAAACATAATCAGGTTTATTTATAAAGTAATTCGTAAAGATGTTCATATAAATCTTTCAGATAGAAATCAGAAGTACTAGGATAGTCTGACCTAAAAGACCTCATTAGTTCTACAGCTGTGATACTGGTTGCAATTAATCTTACGAGAAAGTCATGCAAACTGTCTTCATCTTCGATAGTGTTCTTAACGAATTGAACAAATACTCTAGTTCCAGATACAGTATTCAACTTTAGGGCTTTTAACAAATTGTATCCTCCTCTTGATAATATCATGTGGAGCATTTTATATGCAGCCTGAGCTTGTTTGACCATATCCTCAGATATATTCGGAAACTTCTCAAAATCCTCTGCTTGTCTTCTACCTAAAGTAGGCTTTCCAAAATATGCAAATGCATATCCAATACTAGAAATTCCATTCTCTTCCATGAAATTGAGGAATCTTGTACAGTGTTCATTACCTCTACAAGCATTGAATTGTACAAAGTTTAGAATACTCCATTTAAGACTTGAATTATTAATGGCAATTCATCCAAATCTACATCAGTAGGAAGTATTTGAACTCTAATTCTGATTCTATTGCCTCTGAGGTCATACTTAATTCCCTCTTTGTAAAGATTACTGATAGCCTTCCATCTGTGATGTCCATCTATAATTTCTACAATTCCATTTCTATATCCTACCATAATGGGAGTAAGAAACAAAGAGCTGTTCTTTCTCAAAGACTTTTCGATTTTCTTCACATGAGATAAGACTAAAGGTCTGTTCTTCTCACATAAATCAATATTGTGACCATCATCTGGATCAATAAAGAAATATTCATTTTTAATCTCTTCCATTGTATTTGAAATCTTTTATAGTTAGTTATTGTAGCTACACCCGGAGTCGAACCGGGACGGCCCTTTCGGACTGCAGCTAAAGTGACGCAGGAGGGAGTTGAACCCTCAATCCCTCATGGGCCCAGGTGTTTAAGACCTGTCTGTATACCAATTCCAGCACTGCGCCATCATTTATTCATGTTCTTACCACGGTAGTTATCAGTAAATGAATGACAATTAGGACAGAGAATCTGTAAATTCTCTAATCGCAAATCGTCTTTAATTCCATTTACATGATGTAATTCTAAAGCGATTGGTTGTCCCATCCACTCAGTATTACCGCAACATTCACATTTGTATTCCTTAACACCTTCTTTAAGTAAGCGTTGTCTCAAATTGTTGCTATTAACCCACGTTGAATGCTCTTAATGGTCTAGCTTTCTTTACAGGTTGATACCTTTCTCCTTGATTCCAAACCTTACCAGTCATGTGTGAAGTATCTAATCCAAGTTCACTAATCTTTCTCTTAACAGTATCATAATTACTGCCAGCAGGTTTTAATCCCAGCTTCCTTATTACTTCTGCGTAGGAAGGACTGGTCTTAACTGCCTCAATGAATTGCTCGTCTGTCCATTTTCTCTTACTCATCCTTGTATAATTAATACACAAAGATAGTAATTAAATTTTAGTCTACCTAATTCATTTAAGTTAAGATTTGTGAAAGTGTTGTGCGTCTACCTATTCCGCCATCCTTAAAGGGAAGAAATATTAATTAAGACACTCGTTATAAGTGCTATGCCAATACTAACAAGTCCAATAGTTGCAAGCACCATAACATATTTCTTCAGATTAGTTATTCAAATTTGGAATCCTCTTCTTGTACAAACTCCCAAAAGTCTCCAAACTCTTCAGCACAAATCACTGCAAACATTATTGCGCTAACAAGCCCAATTGCAAGCAGGATACACACAAATCCACATAAAACTGACACCATAATATTGTCTTAGTTTCGTGACTGCAAAGATACAACAATTAATTGGACCTGCAAACACAAATTAGTTAAATTTTGTAAATTCAGACTTTTCAGGGCTCTTAATCTCCTCACCATATATTTTTACTCTTCCAGTTGAATCAGAAGATAATTTATATTCGAGGATCTTAAATCGAGTTCCATCTCTTCTATATATTTCCTGTTTGACAGGATCTAAAATAAAAGAGGTTGTCTTTTTATCAAAGAGTTCAGACACTCCAACAGTTAACATTACTATTCCAAGACCACAGAATATTCCAGCTATTACTCCATCCATTTTCTCGATGATGAAAAATACTATGGCAGACATAAGTAACGCTATAAAGAATATTGCTCCAATCATTATAAATTCTTAAATATTTTAGTTAAAATAGCATAAGCTATTGCTAAACCAATTCCAAAGGAAACCATCCCAAGAATTCCTTGTATAAGATATGCAAGTATTTCCATGAGATTATGCCTTTTGATGTTTAACAATAAATTCCCAAACCTTAAAGACAATAATGAACGCTAATATACCAGCTATGAATTTCATACGTTTCTATTTAAAGGTTTAATAACTTTATAAAGTATTCGAACAGGTCGACGAGAGAGATATTTATCAGCAAACATAGATAAGCTAAGTATCATTGCATAACAGCAAACCATTATAATACAGATGACTACTTTAGTTGGGCTGGACACAACAAACATTAAAGTCAATAGTATAGAATATACAATCAAAGTTAATGTTATACACCATTTAGGTGAATATTTTATCCAAAGCATTATCCTTTCCATAGTTTATCATAAGGTAATTTTGTATATGAATAGATTTCTTCCCAAGTTTCTGGATGAAGTGTACATTCAGTAGCTGCATATCCAAGGTTGTAATTTCCGTCAACTCCTTTATAGCAAAGCCCATCAAGAGTACATTGGACTAATCCTAACTTATATCCACTTACGTAGTTATGAAAAAGACTCCATCCTCCTTTCCAAGTTTGTATAATATTATTAATACATTCCATAGTAGGCTTTTCCTCAGTAAAGGTGTGAATAAATTCACTACCTGCAACATTAGAATCTTCGTCTAGCATCATTCCACTAGTGAATATAGTGTCGGATTTCCAGATAAAGAATGTGACAAAACTAACAAACTCTCCTTGCCTATTTTTAGCAATTAGTTTCCACACCTTTTTCTTAGGTGCAGGAACTTGTCTACAATATCTTAAACACATATTAATAAAGGTCCCATTCGATTAAAGCACTTGTACACACTTGGTCCATGTCGTACTCTGGATTCTCACGAGCAATTTCAATAGCAGACATCACTACTTCAGTTTGCATATCGTATGAAGATGTCGTTTCCAGCATCTCCATTACTATTGTTGCGTCTTTGTTGTTCATACTTCTTCCCAATTAATGGTTACAACCTTTTTGAGAATACGATAGTCACCCGTTGCTTTAAGGGTTTCTATAGCTTTCTCAATTATATCCTCTTCAAAGAGTAATTCTGGCTCTTCCATGTTAATGGGAGAATTCTCAGGCTTCTTGTTAGGTCTTATCTTCTCAAGGTAAGTTTCAATCTTACCTATAAAGACAGGTTTCTTTGGAAACCTATAGAGTCTACCAGTTTTTTCCACAATGCCCAACTTTGGAAGTAATGAATACCCATGATGAATTCTTGGTAAAACTCCAGCCAATAGAGTTATTAATTCTTCACGAGTGAATGTTTCGCCTGCATATGTCTCTCTAACTTCATTAAATTGAACACAGGCTTCTTTTGCTGACTTTCTTTTCTTTGCCATAATCTTCTATTTTTTAAAGTTCTGAATATATTCGTACATAGAATATGGAAGGTGAGTGTATTTTGCCTCTCCTCGTCTACGAAGGGCAATCATTTTCTCCTTTCCATTCCAATATATAAGAGAATCTTCGTCACAAGCGTATTTATTTCCTTCAAGATGCTTCATTGAACACTCTTCGCGCTTATCAGATAATTGTTCTATTATTTTCATTTTATTTGTATTATGTTACTTACATTAAAACAATAAGTAGTTCCATCAGGACCGAGAGTAGGAAATGCCCTTACAGACACTTCAGGGAATTCTATTTTAAGCGCTTCATATTTCTGCTTGGAACCCATTGCAAACACTGTATAACGGAAGTGTTCATTTTCAATAGTAAATACTCCTAGAAAAGCATTTTTATCGTTACGAATTTTTCCTGTTGGGCTTACTCTACAACGTTGTATTTCTCCAGATGCTGTTGAAATTGTTATATTTCTCCAATTATCGAATGGATCTGGAATGCGAGAAATTACTATATTTGAAATATTTGTAAAAGGCACTATAGTATTTAAATAGATAGGACTGCCTGACATAAGAGCTTTAATAAAGTCAAATTCTGCTTTCTTCATGATTATAAGTTTTAATAAATGATATTGTGGACCTGGAGGGAATCGAACCCTCGTCCCAACAATGCTACATAACAAGATTACATGTTTCTCTATTTTATTACATCAGCTGTTGAGTTCAGCATGTAGATAGTTTTAATAGACTTATTTGCATCCTAGTTTCCATCGCAATGAAGGCAACAATACACGCAAAGCTATACTTGCAAACTACCAAACTATTAGGGAAGACCGAAGTCTCCTCTCCACCACTCCATTTACGTTGGAGAACGCCTATTTGTAACCCATAGATAGGTGATGGAAGGTTTCAGCCTATTAACTCACTGAGTGTTCGGTTAATGTAAAGCTGGACATCAACCGCCATGTGTATGTTGAGCACTTTACAATCCTCTTCTGTTTCTAGGTTCCTTCCGTAACCCGACTTAGTTAGGTAGTTCTAATAAGCCAGCAGCTTAGGCTGCCATTCTTACGCTAGTGTTAGCATTTATTGTTTTCCTTCGTTTAAAGAGATTGCGCTCTACATGTCTTATTACTTCGTCAATCGCGGTCAAATCCAGTCAAGCCCAATTTATTTACAGTTCAATTACTGTTCCTGTTGGAAGAATTCTGATTTGAACATCTCTAACCTTGGGAGCAGATGTTACATCAAACAGATTTGGATAACAATCACCACTAGGAACTCCAATGAAAATTGCTGCACTTCCATGTCTTTGGAATACATCACCCATTTGAAAATCTTCATCATGCCAAGTAATTACCTCAGCAACATCTCCGTCTTGCATATCTGCAAGCTTTTGATATTCATGATTTACTACTTTTGCCATATTATTTATGTCTTTTGATTTTAGAATTCTGATTATTAGAAACTGAAGGAGCAGATTGAGAATTATTTGGAATTTCTTCCAATAAATAAGAAGGAAGCCAATACTCTGGAATTTCATTACATTTAAAAGTCCCATCAGAATCATCATATATTGTGACTGTAATTTCTTCTCCACAAGAAAACATAAGTTCCTCTACTGAAGCACTAGACCCAATTACTTCTCTCTGCTTATTATGAGAAATAAACAACAATCGCTCTTTAGAAATAAAGCGAAATTTATCATTTGGATGTATCATAATATATTGTTTTTTTTTTAAGTTATCAAAAGAAAATGAGCTATCTATTTTCCCAAACCAATAGCCCCATATTGCAAATCAAAGAATTGTAGAGATGGGCAAACTCGAATTGCCAACCTTGCCTTGAACGGCAATGCTCTATCCAATTGAGCTACATCTCTTGCCAGATTTATTCGTCTAATTCAAAGTCCTTGAGAAACTCATCCTCATTAATAATGAGGTTTTCCTCTTCGGCAGAACGGGCTCCTTCGAGATAGAATTGAATAAGTTCTTTTACTTCGCCATTCAGCTTCTGAGTATCTATACCTTGTTCTTTGGCATAGATAAAAAGCTTGTCGATATAATCGGAGATTTCTTCTCTTTCAAGTTCATCTTCCACATGCATCAGAATCCACTCTGAGTTGGCTATTTCTGCCAAGAAAAGACCAGGAAAATAAAGAGATTTGTCTTCCACTGAAGGAAGAGATTTGATGAAAAGCATTTCAGATAAATTCATATTATTCAAATTTATAAAGATTAGTATTTATTTCATATCCTCATTTATAAAGATTAGTATTTAT